CTGCCGCCGCCGCCTATACAGCGGCACGCCGCAGGGCGCACGCCGCAGGGCGCAGGGCGCGACAGCAAACTGCCGCCGCCGCCTATACAGCGGCACGCCGCAGGGCGCAGGGCGCGACAGCAAACTGCCGCCGCCGCCTATACAGCAGAAACACAGAAACAGTTTGCGACCCTTTGTTCGCGGTACATTAATCGCCCGACGAATAGATCGTCGGAAACGGTTGCGCATCCCGAGGATGTGGTTATGCCCGAATAAGACCTATTCGGGTGAACTCGGCGCTTTAGGGCTGCTGTGCGATAACAAGCCATTTTTGAATTCACCTCGGCTCGCCGAGTGAATAATATAATGCCGAAAGGCGGAAAGAGGAAAAGTATGGCAAAAGGAAAAGGTGACACCAAAAAGGTCGCTGAGACCAAGTCTCTCACCGAAAAGGAAAGGCTGTACGCCGAAATCGAAGGACTCGTCGCAAAATACAACGAATGCAAGGAGTTCAACGAAACTGACGAGATGCAGAAACTCGACGAAAAAATGAAGGAAAAAATCGCCGAATATGATGTGCTCGCCGAAACCGAAGTCTTCAACGAACTGCTCGCGCAGAAAGATCCGATGGCTGCCGCCGCGCGCAAACTGCGCCGTCCCACTATCACGGTCCGGGATCCGAAAGAAAAGGGAGTCACGCTCCCTCGCGTTCTCGAAGACACTTTCAGACCGATCGACATCCTGCGCCTGCACAAGCGCCGTAACGCTGGCATCGGCGTTGACCCGCTCTGGATGCACAAGGTCGCCAATCTTCAGGTGCTCATCGTCGCCGCCATCGCCGAGTCTATCGGCAAGGATGCGCAGACGGTCAAGGATGGCATCAAGATGAGTGAACAGGCGCGCAAGGTCAAGCTCGATGGGTCGAACGGCACGGAGTGCCTGACGTCGGTCATCAAGTCAATGATACCGGTCAAAAAGGATTTCGAGGCTACGGATGCGCAGTGGGCGTTCGTCTACAATGCGAACACGAAGGCGGGCAAGGATGGCAGGTCGCTCGTCACGATCAATCCGGCAACGATGCGGTTCGTCGTGCTCGGAATTCTGCACGATGTGCTCACGGGCGAAGGGTTCGATATCATCTGCAAAAAAGTCTAATCGGTAGGGTTTTTCAGAATTGGGCAGGGTTTTTTGACCCTGCCCTTGATGCTCCGCATAGTACAAGCCTCCACGCGGCGCGGAGTGGGTAACGCTGATTGTACTGGCTGGGTTTTTCCCGTAAAATGCGTTGTCATACAGATAATGGTAATGCGGATCAGGAACACATACGGAAGGAGGAAAAAATGAAAAAGAGTAGACCGGAAAATCTGTGCGTGGTAATCGGCAGAAATCGCAGGGTTTATGCCCGGATTTATAAGATGCTGAACCGCATAGACGGGTTTGTCGCCCACTATCTCGAAAAGGAAAAGGCTGACTGCGCAAGTAATCACGAGGGTTTTCGCCCTGTCGGCGTAACAATGGAACGCCCTACCGAAACAATGTGGGTTTTTCGGGTTCAGTATGAACCGTGTGAGGTGATCTGATGAGAAGAATCTGGCAAATGTTCCGGGGAATATCCTGGGATTTGCAGCACAAGCTTTTCCCAAATATGACGGAGATAATCAACCTTGAAACCGGCGAGGTTACAACTCGACTGGGCAGGATTTTCTCGCAACGGCGTAATGGTCCGTGGGTTTATCTCACGGGCAAACACATAGGTAGTGCTGTAAAAAGGAGGGCTTCTTGAAAAAAATTCGGAAATTGCTCTGGGCTTTTGAAATCAATCATATGACGCCCACTCTGATAAATCTTGAAACCGGCGAGGCGGTAAGCAGACTCGGGTGGTTTCTGACGAAATCTCGGCACAGTGAGCAGTGGGTTTCCTTAAAGGAGTACAATGCGGGAAACGCGGTGATGAAAGGCAGGGTTTTCTTATGAGCAAACTGGATATAGCCGACAAGGTTTTTATTGTGCTCGGGCTAATCGCCCTTGTGTTCAATGTGTTTATGACTGGGTTTACCGTCAGAGGAACGATTGACGATAAGGCACAGTCCAAACCTGATACTGCTCAGGTTTTTGAGAATGTCCGGGCAACCACCGCAGTAATAACCGGATTTAACTTTACCGACGATACCGTGATATGCGCGGATTCGGCGGGTAATATCTGGGAGTTCGAGGGTATTGAGGATTGGGAATTCGGCGATGTCGTTACCCTGACCTTCGATACGCGAGGCACTGAAAAGATTTTTGACGACGAAATCGTCCGCGCGACATATAACGCGTGGGAAATCGACGCATCGCAACTATCCCACTAATCGGGTTTTTCATAATTCTTTCTCCTTGTGTGCCGGGTTTTACCCGGTAGCCCCGCATAGTACAAGCCGCCATGAGGCGCGGGGTGGGTAACGCGAATTGTACTGAACAAATCACTATCAAAGGGCTTTTGCCAAAGGGAGAGTGTGATATGGCAAATCAAATACTATTGGAAATCATCGGTGGGTGCGACAACACGGACATCTCGATTTATGAAGCGCGGAAAAAGGTAAACAAAATGCCGGTTTCCAAGGCGCGGGAAATTGTCGCAAAGTTTTACGAACGGATAACGATTTTAACACTCGGTTATTCAAATCCGCATCTGGATTTTTGTTGCCAGCGTGCGCTTGAGCAGTACGGGCTTGGGTTTCTTGCTTGACTAACCACCGCCCAAATGGTATAATGGGTTTGTCGTATACAATCACCCAAATTATACTATTTAGGGAGGAATTTTATGGCTTTTAATCCAGCAGATTTCGACGAAAGCTTTACCAAAGAAGACTACGAGGAGTTCCGTGAAATATGGGACGCAGTCGAGGGTTTTTATGCGTCACGAGACGACGATGACTTTGAGGTAAATCCGCCACAGTTCAACATATTCATCAGGGTGTTGACTACAATATGGGATTTACTCGACGAAGACGACAGGGTAATCGAGGAAACGCGCCTAATCCCGAAAGAATGCGTCGGGGGTTTAACAATATCCTTCGAGCTGCTGTGGGTTAAGCGCGAACAAATTGCCCGTCTGACAGATGTTTTGTCAGATGCTTGCGCGATTTCTCTACACGCAACAACCGATGGTCGCGTGGTTTTATCACTCAATGTACCCGATGTTTTCCGCAAAAAGGCTGGGAAATAACTGAACATAAAAACGCAATTTCAAGGGCGTCGGGTTTCCGGCGTTCTTTTTCTATATGCTTTCGGGTTTAACTCCTAAATTTACGGACACAAGAGTGGGTTTTACGACCGCATATCCGCTTAGAGTTGTGTCCGCGCCGGTTTTTGCGGCGATACAGAGGGCGGTCGCGCATCACTTGAAGAATGTGGTGACCTGCGGGATCTTCAAGCGCTTTGGGGCTGCTGTGCGATAACAAGCCATTTTTGATTATATTCGGCTTTTGCCGCTTATATAACGAACGAAAGGAACGGAAAAATGAGTATGGATTTGCAAGAAGTGTGGAGAATCTTCCACGAACCGCGATATAGCGAAGAGGTAAAAGACGGACACTACTGGCGGGATTCAGGCGTGATTCGTCTGGAATTAAAAAGCAAAATCCAATTAAATAATGACGAAATCGAATCCGCATACTACCCACGGGCTTTAGCGCGCAAATTAAGACGCGCAGTCGCGGTTCTTCCGCAACTCACGGTTTTTGAAATCAGAGAGTCCCGTATAAGCATACCGGACGACTACCGTCTGTATCTAAGCGACCCGGATGTGTACACAAATCCATACTGGGATATCCCGTTTGAACGTATGATTTTCAAGGCTTACCACGACGATAATCCGAGGTTGTTGGTTGACACGCTGATAGCGAACAACAGATACTTTAACCCATGCGATGAGGTTAAAGTAGAAGATTTCCTCGAACAATATCACGACTACAAAGTGTGGTGCCGGCGTAAATGGGAAGTCCAGACGGGCGACCCAGACGCCCCCACGGTTCTCAGGCGATTCCGCCGCGTCAAGTCGGCTGAACGTTGGGCGAAATCCCATGCTTTAAACGACACCCATTGCGTCAGTGACCATCTCAAAGCTGTTTGGATCCCCATTGAATTTTTAAAAATGGAAAGGAAATAAGGAAATGATAAACATCATCGTTTATATGGGAATCGCCGTATGGGTCGGGCTCATCGCTATAGGGCTTGGCTCCTTCTCATGAAAAAGGAGCGTGAGTAATATGATAGTCGGAACGAATAATCTGACCGAAAGAATTGAAAAAGTAAGAGCGTTCATAATGGCAAGGGGTATCGTCGGAATGCAGACCTTTGACACAAGGAATGTGGTTGGCGATCCTATGGAAACGATCTATGATGCGGATGGCATAACAATAGATTGCTGCTGGAACCGGGGTTATCTGGAAATCTTCGGTCTTTCCAACGAAGAATACCGGTCACTTTCCGACATCCTCGAAGTCTATGGTATATAAAACGCTGATTTGAAAGGGGGATTTGCATGTTCAAAGTCGGCGACACAGTTATCATCACCAGCGCAGACAAGTTGCAAAGCTGCGAAGATGAACACGGCTTTATCTATTGTGCCGAAATAATGCAACAATACGCCGGGCGAAGGGCAAAGATTGTGGAGACATTTCATGGCTGCCGCTACCATTTGGATGTAGATAACCGGACTTGGTTTTGGACAAGGAAATGGTTAATACCTACCCGATTACACCACGTCGAAGAACCGTTCGAAGCGCAATCCTCTGCTGCCGTCGATAAACTGTTTAACTAATCACACCGGCATCGCGACAATCGTTTGTCGCTTCATTTTTCCTAAGGCGGGGCTCAAACGAGCCCCGCCGTCCTTTCCGGGTGTGCTTCGGAAGACTTCCTGTCACGGGAATTTAACGGGGGTTCGACTCCCTCCGCACCCATAAAAAAATAAACAAAAGGAGGCGAATAATTTGGCAATCGAACGTAGGGGGATAAGCATTCCCGACCCGATTACACCGGAACTCCAGCCGGGAGACGAAGTGGTCGTTCGCGATGCAGACTGGATAGAAAGGGTCTACCGCGAGTTTAGCGGCACAGGGGTTGTACGTGATATGAAAAGGCTCGCTGGGCAATCGCTTACGATTAGAAAGCGCTCCTCGTCGACAAATGTACGTCACAACGGCGAACAAATCGCACCATATAATAACTACTTTGTCGAACACGACCATGCGTTTGCGGTAGACCCGGGGGTGTGGTACTGGAACGAGCTGATTTTCGAACCTGCCGCCTCCTTTACCCCCGAAAGTGACAAAATGGTCTCCGCCCTTTACGACGACGGGGACTTACCTGAATTCGACCCGCTCGAAGTGCTGACAGAAGCTGCGGAAAAAGCTACAAAAGAAACGAGGTGATTATATGCCGTTGGACGATCCAAGGTTGCATTTACAGCCCGGCGAAAGGGTGTACTTAAAGCCGGTGCTCCCCGGCGAAACCGCACCAAACGAAGCAATGAGGAGAATCGCTGGCACAGAGGTTACAATCGCAGGCACAAGCAGCTATCTGGGTTATGGTTGGTTCCATATACAAGAAGACCCCTGGAACTACTATTACACCGCTTTTGAAATGCCGGCACCGAATTTTAACGCCGACGAAGACAAAATCGCAGATTTATACAGATAACGAAAGGAGAAGGGGAAATGGATGGAACTTTTCGCGTGATTTTCTTGAACGAACGGGGCGTGCAAATTACGAAGAGATTCTCTTCCCCGTTTCTCGCACGCCGGTTCGCCAACAGAATCAAATACGGCAAGCGCTGTACGTTAATTGTGGTAGAGGGGGTGACTGAGTGATGAACGAACCCAAATTCCGCGAGGGCGACAGCGTAAGAATCATTGATCGTCAGTCTTTACGGATGATCGGTGGGAACGCCTGTATCATCGACGGAATGCTCAACTTCGCAGGAATGGAAGCGGTAATAACCAGGGTCGACACCACCACACACGAGTATTACTCAACACCCGTTGAGTATCCCAGATACTACATTGAAACCTATCCGGACGAACTCGGAGGCTGCAAAGCTTCGGAGTGTTTCTGGGATGAGCGGTGTTTTGAGCCTGCGGATTCGAACTTCGAGCCCAACAACCCCGATAATTTATACGGAGAGGATGAAAAATGAAAGAGATAATCTACGAGATAGTCGCCAGTTACTTCGTAATGATGGCGGCTTTTTTGCTGGCTGCGTTTACAATCGACTGGGTTTCGCACAACCGCGAAAACTGGCGCAGAGCAATACATCTCTGGGCTTGCGGCGTTATACTTCGCCGCGACGAAAGAAGGATGAGGTCGGCAGAACGAAAACTTCGCAAGGTCAGTTTTGCTGGTCAGAATCCGACAATACCCGCCGCCCGCCGCGTCCGCGGCTCACGGTAGGGTGGCTTCGCTGCCGGGCTCAAGCCGCATAAGCGGTTGTTTTAGGGTGTTTCACTGTGCCAGTTCTCCATTGTTTAACTCGGCTCGGCAGAAATCAAATACTACACCGCAAGGTGAGTATATAAAACATTTTTTAAGGAGGGCATGCAAATGTCAAAAGTAGTGATCGCTGGGGACGCCGCCGTAATCGTATCCTCTCAGAAACTTGAGGATCTCAAGAAAGTCGAGAAGGCGCGTCCGGACGCACTCACGCTCAAGGATGACGAAGGCAATCAGCTCTTCGTTATCGCCACGGGCAACAAGGGAGAGGTCGGGAACTACGGTGTTGTGTTCAACTCCGAACTGAACGACGGCTCCGGACTTGCCTGCATCACCGAGTCCATCGCCGGTAAGCCGGCTGAGATGGACGCGACCGACTACGTCGTCGAACGCTACGGCGCGGTTATCAGCAAAATCGACAAGGTCGAGGCTGGTATCCCCGATACCGTCAAGGCTATCGCCGACGAAATCGCGTCGCTCAAGGAGAGAGTCACGGTTATCGCGTAAGCGATACCCGGCTCTTCGAACGTTGACGGGCGGTGACACACCGCCCGTCTTTTACCTCAACAAAAAAATTTTTTTATTAAAAAGGAGAACATATCATGCTCAGAATTATCGTAGGAACCACGCTCGACACTCAGCCCGCAGTCGTTAAGTCCGCTGACACCACCGTCATCTCGGTTCTCGAAGAGTACCAGAGTGCGACCGGATTCGACATCTACTCCGGTTCGTGGACGATCACCGGTATGTCCATCAGAGGAGACGATCTCGGAAAGACCTTCAGAGAACTCGGCTACACCGACGGCGACATTCACCTGATGAACGTCGTCAACGCGAAGAACGCGTAAAAAAACAACCGCCCGCAAGGGCGGTTTTATGGGGGTGCAGGATGCGGCAAAGCCGGTTCGATTCCGGTTACCCTCTAAATGAACAAAAAAACGGAGGATTGAAAAGTGTTTCGGGATTATCTGACAACAACACCCTTCAGCGGTCCCGCGCCTGACAGTTATTTCAATGAACGAATATGGGGCGACGCTGGCAAATGCAATGACACGACGTTCGTGGCGACACTCAGAGCGATGCTCGATAAAAGAATGCCCGAAGGCGACACGCTGAGATTCGCCTTTATATCCGGGTTTCCGTGCGCCGACCTGAAAGGAGGCTTTGGCGAAGATTGGACGCCCAATCACAACACGTTCAACTACATAGGCACATCTCAGTCAGACGACGGGTATGCGGAGTTTGCAAAGTATTTCCTTGAGAAGCATCCGCAGTTCAAGGAAATCGAAAAAATCCGGGGATTCTTCGCAACCTGCGCCAACGTCAGATGTTTTGTGTGCGAAGAAACGAAGAGCGTTCTGTTCTTCGCAGACAAGAACGACTCGTCAAGATATCACTACTACCAGTGCGCGGCCCTCGTGTGCTTCCCGTGGTATTACAATCCTAAGGACGGACTGAGCGAAGACGAGTGTGCGTTGAGAGACTCGCTGCTCCACGACAGTTCGGCTGATTATGTCGCCGCCCTGCGTAAACTCGCAGAGGGATACGATATGGAGAGCGGGTATATGCGTGATGTCCTTAGCACGTTCGCCACTTCAGGTTTGCGCAGACAGCGGAATGCAACGAAAGCCGACCTGACAAACATCGAAGATGCAATAACCCGACTGTGGAAAGATATCGCAGATTATATGAAGCAAAAAGAGACGCTTGATGCGAAACTGTTCGGATTGAGTGCAAAAATCCGCGAGGGGAACGACGACGGATCGCTTGCCGATTACTTTGTCAAAAACCCGTCGATAAAGTTTGTATCGTTGGAGGACGGCCTGCTGACGTTCGACTGCTTCGGACCCGTCACGTATTACGACGAGGATTATGCAGAAGAACTTATCCGCAACCAGGACAGCAACCTGTACTTCAACGAAGATAATGACGAGTATTACAGCGATACAGGCGACACGACGGCAGACGAAATAGAAAATTTGATGGCGGCGATATTCCTCGACCGCACGATAAAGCTGAACTTCTTCGGAAGATTTTCGCTGAACGGGTTTTATGTCGACGCTCACAGCGGAATATATTTGCCGGCAGAATATCCGAACTACATGCCGAATCCGCATATATATCATCACGCTTGTATCGACGGACACCGTCCGGTCATCCAGCGTGCGCTTGAAAAATATGAATATATCCCGGCTATAGAGCAGTGTATCGCATCCGCGGAAAATCTTAACTTCTCCGACTATGTTGTTATGGATGAGTTTATGCAGAAAATGTGGGGGTGCGACACCATCTTCGAAAGAACAAAGGCGTTTATTCTGCCCGACGGAACCGCGGTCGACAGGAAAGGCGCTCTTGAATATCTCGGAAAGTGAGGGTTAAACAATGAGCAAAAGGATCAGACTGACAGATGAGGACAAAGCGAAACTGTGTAAAGAGTTCGAAGAGTACCTCGGCAAACAGTCCTTCGCCGGCGGAAAAATCTCGTTTGAAAGGTCGTTGACGGCGAAGCGCAGAAAGGCAACGATTAAGTTCACGGAACTCGCGTGGAACAAAATGCAGGCGATTATCCGCGAGAACAGCAAAGAGGTCGCCTGGCACGGTCTCGCACGCCGTTCAGAAAACCCCGACGACGACATCTACGAAATTTATGACATCCTTGTGTATCCTCAGGTAGTATCAGGAGCGACGGTCGATGCCGACGAGGAAAGGTACGGCGAATGGATTATGTCCCTTCCGCCGGAAGTCAAATGTGATTTGCGTATGCAGGGGCATTCACACGTCGATATGGGTACGACGCCGTCGTCGACAGACAAAGATTATTATCGCGATTTGCTCGCCCAGGTCACTCCGAAGATGTTCTACATCTTTATGATTTGGAACCGCCAGCAAGAAAGCAATATCTGGATATACGATATGGCAAAGAACATCCTGTTCGAAGATGACGACATAGTGATAAACGTCTCAATGGACGATATCGGCATCGAAAAGTTCCTTGCCGACTCCGAAAAACTCATCTCGGAGAAAAAATATACCACACCCTCGAAGACCTCATACTGGAAAGACAAGCCGTCTAAACCCGCAAAGACTGAAAAGCAGGAAAAATATATCGAAAGTAAGACGACCAAGTACAGTTCGCTCGACGACTATTATGCAGGTCAGTTGGGCTGGGAAGAATGGTACGACGAGGGAGTCTCGCCGTATTACGGGAGGTAAAAGATGGATCTGAACAAAAGTTACGAATATTTCCAGCCTGAAAGCGTCAGGCAGAGAATCCACATCATCGGTTGTGGCTCAGTCGGTTCGACGGTCGCGGAAAATCTCGCAAGATGCGGGCTCACAAAGTTCACTCTGTGGGATTTTGATAAGGTCGAAAGCAAAAACATCGTCAACCAGATGTTCAGAGAGCAGGACGTCGGCAAACCTAAGGTCGAGGCGCTCAGAGACCTGATTCTCGACATCAACCCCGAGGCAAAAAACGATATCAAGCTCAAGCCGGATGGCTGGCAGGGCGAACTTGTCAGCGGATATGTGTTTCTCGCAGTCGATAGCGTCAAAATAAGGCGTGAGTTCTGTGAAAAGCATATGGCTTCGCCGAATGTCAAAGCCGTGTTTGATTTCCGTACACTTCTCGAGTCCGCGCAGCACTTCGCGGCGGACTGGTCGGACCTCAGACAGAGGGAAAACCTGATGAGGAGTATGGAGTTTTCCGATGAGGACGCGGAGGACGCCGTTCCGGTGTCCGCCTGCGGTACGGTTCTCGGAGTTGCGACGACGGTGCGACTTATCTGCGCACTCGGCGTCGATAACTTCCTCAACTTCGTCAAAGACAAGGGGCTGAAGAAGATGGTCATCATAGACGGCTTTAACTTCACGCTCACAGCGTTCTAAAATTTGTATTAAACCAGTTTTCGGGAGGCAAACAATGCTATACAAGAAACAGTATGTAGTTGTTGAATATTGTCCCGGTCTGCAGGGGGTTAACGATGAGCTTGTCGCAAGCTATACGTTCGACACCGAAGAACAGGCAAAGAAATTTGCGAAACAAAAACGGCAGAAAGCCGACGAAAACCGCGCATGGCTAAGCTATAGGATACAAGAGACGTTTGTTCCTGTTTGATGAGGGGAAAAAGGAGGGCAAATATATGCTGGATTTATCACTTTGCAGATCCCAGGAATGTTTCCACTTCGGAGACCCCGACGAACGCACCGAGTTCTTTTTTGAGTATCCCGAACCTTACGGAACCGTCGAATTCTTCCACGACGATAACTACGGGAACGTCGTCTCGATGTGTCTGATGGTCACAGAAGACCCTGTCGGTCACGTCTCGGTTGAAATCTCGCCGACGGTCTATATGCCTTCGGAAGATGCGTTCATTGACGTCGACTGGTTCACGCTCGACGAGGGCGTCGATTATAACCTCGACGATATTCTGAAACTCATTTTTGATTTTGAAGGAAAGCGAGGCGGTAAAAGATGAAACTGCACCCTGTCCACGTCGGGCGACGTTATTTCGACGAGCGTCCGGTCACGGCAACAGACCCCTGCTACAGCGCGGGAACGTGGTGTACCATTGAAGGTCTTAAAATCAAACCTGGCGAGTACGAATGCGTTGCGTGGAAAGGCAGAGATTACTACATCGGCATCGATGACAAGCGTCATAGCTATCAGCGTGTGTTTGCATGTGGGATTTACCTTGACGGCAAACTGACCAACGAATCAGACGCAAAACTTGTCGGCGAGATAGGCGTTGATGCAGGTCTGGCGGGCTTCTATCAGGATAAACCAGACTATGATGGCGACGAGTGGTTTGCCTTCTGCGACAAGATACACGCAAAAGACTACCTGATTACGGACGAAGGGTTCTGCACACAATCCGGCTGCGGAGACGGATGTTATCCGGTTTATTCGTACACAGATGCAGATGGAAACATCGTCGCGCTGGAAATAAAATTCTGATTTGAAAGGCGGAAACGATGAGCGAGTATGAAATCAGGGTCATTGAGACCAAAAATATCACAGTCGAAGCAGATTCCCCCGAAGACGCGCTCAATCAAGCGGCGGAATATGCCGTAAGTGTTGAGCCCGACACGATAGAAACGCGGTTAATTTCCGTGACAATGAGGTAATTTGATATGAGTATGCGTAACTATGCCGTAGACGAATACGGTTTGTTAATCGACGATGCAGCCATCAGGTACGTCGCCAGAAACCTCAAGAAAAACAACGTCGAAGAGTTCGACTGGGATGATATAGCCAACGCCGAAGAGGAACTCGATTGTTATTATACAAGCGAGTTTTACGGCGAGGCGTTCGCGATCCTCGACGACGGAAGGGATGATTATGATAGCGACACCCGGGTTCTTTTTGAAGGTAACGTGCTGTATCTGATTCCTCTGCGCAGATATCCGACGCTATTCTCAACAGCATACAACAACATACAGGAAGTTATAGCAGAGGTGCGCCAGGGGGTCGAAAACCTGCTCCCGCAAAACTTTGATTACCGCGGACACCTCAGACACGTCATCGGAACTTATTTAGGATAGGGGGTGAGATAATGGGATATTATGCACACGGTTCAGGTGTCATAAAAACCGCTGCGAATGTCGGAGCGCTCACACTCAAAGACAGATTTAAAGACATGTTGGAAGAGGCTTTTAACGAAGTCCATTTTTACGACGGCGAAATAGAAGTCGTACACTATGACGAAACATACCACGAGGAAGCAACGCTCAAAGCCCTATTTGACCTATCAAAGTCCATTCAACTTAAATCAGCGGAGATTGATTTTTGCGGCGAAGACGACTATTACTGGCGGTTCCGTTTTGAAAACGGGTGCTGGTACGAGGACCCCGGCTGCATTACCTACGAAAAATCCAACAACCGAATAAGCAAATAACTGCACATTGTAATGGATATCTCCATTTTACGGAGAGCCTCTTGCGTTTCGCGGAGGCGCCGATTTGCCGGAATGAGAAAGCCCGCAGCCAGAGCCCAGGAGCATCTCCTATTCCGGATGTCTGAACCCGGATTCCATCGAGGGCACCTCCATCAAGGACTTACCTTCTGGTTTTCAGGAAGAATCATGCTCGCTTCCATGCGCCGCGCACGCCCGACCTGACTGCTGCTCAGGCGGCACGCCGATGCACGGTTCGCTGAAGCTTCTGAAGAAACTACACAGATTACAATGGACACCCAACATAACGAAAGGAGAACAGTGATGATTTACGTAACTAAACCGGCGCCGAGTATCACAAAACAGATGTCGGTATTCGACCTGTATTTCACAGACGACCCGGAACCTTCTCGGATTATTGAGAACGATACGTGTACAAGGACTACGGTGCACGACCCGAACTCCCCAAAGTTCCGAAACTTGCGGGATCTTTACGACGTGCTTTACGGCCACATAAGCAACTTTAACAGGAGCTACGCGAAACTTCGCGAGTGCGACCCGGAGTCGCTGTACACGACGTTTTACAGAGCGAAAAGCAATAAGGGGATGAAACGGGTGTTCAAAGACCTGTTTGATACCCAAAAGAAATATGTCGAATGTTCGTCCGGCGCCGTGTGCGCCGCCGTTGCATCCGCCCTGAGACCCGTTATAAGCCAGCATCCGACAGAGAAAGATGTCGAAATAAAAATGGAAGCATACACCTCCGTTATGGCAACTCTGGAAGAAAGCGGGTTCGACACTTCCCTTGTGGACGTCGACCTCTTACTGCGCTCTTCGTTCAGGCGTATCGACGCCCCGTGCGACGCACTCCATAATGCGCTCTACGTTCTCAAAAATCTTTTTGAAAACGACCCGTTTCACGGAATGTATCATACCACGGCTTTCGCTTACATCAAAGGCAGAAGTACGCTGGATGCGATAAAGAGACACCAAAAAAATGAGAGCAGGTGGTTTGCTAAATATGACTTGAGCAACTTCTTCGGCAGCACCACAATGGACTTCACGATTAAGATGCTCAAGATGATTTTCCCGTTCAGCGTTTTGCTGAAGACCGCAGAGGGAGAGGAGGCGCTCAGAACGGCGCTGTCTCTCGGGTTTCTGAACGGTTCGCTCCCGCAAGGCACGCCTCTCTCCCCTACCCTCACCAACTTGTTTATGATACCTATAGATCATACCCTCTCGAGAACGCTGGATAACTTTGACAGACGCCACTTTGTTTACACAAGATATGCCGATGACTTCATAATCTCGTGCAAATATGACTTCAGCGAGCTGAAAGTCAGGAATCTCATAAAAGAGACGCTTAATAAGTTTGAGACTCCGTTCTCGTTAAATGAGAGTAAGACGAGGTACGGGTCGTCCAGCGGTCAGAACTGGAATCTTGGGGTAATGTTGAATGGCAACAATGAAATCACCGTCGGTCATAAGAAAAAGCGAGAGTTCAAAGCGATGCTCCACTCGTACGCTATGGACAGGAAGAATAATAAGCCCTGGGATAGACACGAAATACTCGCTATGGAAGGACTGCGTAGCTACTACAAAATGGTAGAAGGCGGTAAAATAGACGCTATCGTAAAATATGTGGGCGACAAGGTTGGACTTGACATTCCCGCAGCAATCAAAGCTGACTTGAATCCGTATTAAAAAAATAATATAAATGCGTAATGGATAGCCGTAAATCCGGCGCTTCTGCGGTACGCGGAAGTACAGGTTTGTCGGGAGGAAATGGAGGCTGATCCAGCGTATTATGCAGCAGGTTAAGATGAGTATCGTTTGATACCCCATCTGAGAAATTTGCAACATACGCTATGTTGGTCGAAACCCCACTACATATTGGGGTATCACTCCAGTACCACCACTACCTCTTTCCGAGGAGTCACGAGTCCGAACTCGAACTCCCGTTAAGATGTATTATCATGACGACGTTATAAAGAATCATGGGTTTAGAGTGATTACGCATCAAAGCTGAATTTTATATTGCCGCATCGGCATCTGAAGCCCGAGATTTTATTGAAAAATGCGCCCTTAAACGCCGCTTTGTCTGTCACTATACAGAGGTGGTATTTCTCTTTAAGGACGTGCCCTGGAACCCTTGTGGCACAAGGAAACTTTTTGCATTCTACAACCCTGAGGGTTGTAAAACGTTGTAAAACGTACCAAATATGGAGGGAAAAATGATACTTGCTCAAGCATTAGCCGATGCTAAAAACAAGGGGTATAAAAGAGCGTGGATGACCAACGACAACCACACCATATTATGCGCCGAGTTGTGGTTTGAAGATGACGATTCGTGGAAGAATGCTGGCCTAACACCCTACGTAATTGAAGAGTATAAGAATAAACCGGTTCTAATTATGACGGAGCATCCAACCCAGCACGACACTATGATGCTGGACGTTGAATACCAATTCGAACTGCACAATAGGGCGCGTGAACGTTGCCTACAAGATGCAAAAGGAACATGGTAAGGAGGGGATAAGCGATATGGCTGTTAAGATACCGCAAATGGAGAGAGAGGAATTGTCCTATATTGACTTGATGACAATGCTTTACGACGACTTGGGGGACGATGATTGTATGCCGGAGGAAGTCAAAGAGGAAGCTTGCAATACTCTTGCTTGGCTATACGATCTCATATCACCGTATTCTGAGTAGATATAGAAATTTCTCGGAAGGAATATAAGATATGCGCATTATTGATAAGAACACGGACTTCTATGATTATCTTCAAAACACGTATCCCGACAAGTCCACCACGTTCGACAGAACCGACTCCTATCTTTTGACCAAGGACATGATGTGTGGGTATCTCTGTGATTATTGGCGTAATCCGAGAGAGTATGAGTTTATTCTTCTGCAAGTCTGCAACAGTTTTTGGCTTTTTCTCGCTCAAGTTTTCAGAGAGCCCGACCCGATGGGGTCCGCCTACCTGCGCCGCATCACGGATTACACGCCCGAGCTGCTGGCAACCTGGAAGAACTATGACCGCAAACGGGAACTGATAAAAATCGATATTGTTGACTTCAGCCTGAGTGTGTCGTCCCAGTATCACAGTTATGACAAGAGGCATTGGCTGTTTGACCGGGACCTTGTCTTTAAAGTGACCCCCACGTTGCAGCGCGCAATAGATACCAACGACTACAGAGTTATAGGTAGCGTCAAAGATTGCGAGGTGTGTTTGGGTAACGGTCAGTGGGTGAAAAAGCACATCCCGATTCTTAAAGCCTCGGGATTGGCGCCTCTCATAGACCCGCTGGAAATCTATTTGTCGTTTGACGAATTCTTTTCTTTGGAAAAATCTTCTACGGAGCGAATCGCGTCTGTCGGAATAACAGATGTAGAAAAGATAGAGAACCACGGGTTTGACAAAAAGACTTCGTTCCGCGGTAAGCATAAAGGGAAAAAGATTAAATAATAAAACCAACTTTTTGTGAAGGAGAGGTGCGTTATGCATAAAGACTGGTGCGGACAGCAGTGCTGCGACTGTCAGTCGCCCTGCGAGCTTGACAAAAGTATTCCTTGCAGCCCCGATTGTGAGTACCTCGGTCCCAACGGAGAGGTAGACCGTCCGGAATGTCAGGGGTGCGATGCAAAGTTTTTGTATGACGAAGAATTTCCCGTTACCTGCGACGAGGTGACCGGCTATGTAGGGCAATGGCTCGAACGTGACACAAGCGAGTTGCCCCCGGAGGCAGTTCGGTATCTTCAAGAAGCGTATAACATTTGCGCGAAGACGTTTGAATTGAGGTGATATACGATGGCATTTAAATTCGCAGTCGGCGATGCCGTAAGAGTCGTGCCACCATCAAGGATGGCTGAATTGGCGGAAAGCGAAACACTCAATGGTGTAATACCGGAGATGGTCGGATACGGAAATTGTACAGCCATTATAACCGAGGCGTACGAGAGCGATGTTTTGCCCTATGAAAGATATCACATCAGGTTCGACATGCCGTTGAGCAATAGCGGCTTTTTTTGGTGCGCCGACGCGCTTGAACTTTTGGAAAAGCCCTTTAAACCTCTCTCTGAAGCGGAGATCAACGTTTTGTACATGTAGAAGTAACTGAATAAAACTAATCTTTTATGAGGGAGTGAGGCGGATGGTATTATGTGCTGCGTTGAAAATTGAAATCCACCAAAACAATGAGGCAAAGACATTGATACTCCCCTGCCGGAGGCACGGCGAGGGGTTTGCTTTTCTGCGTGAATTTGGGACTCCGACCGACAGATTATTCAAGGTAATTGAGCAGGGTTTCATTTGCACGAACGGACGTTACCTCAACAGAAAAGAAGCATACGATCATGCACGAGAGTGTGGCCAGTTAAACGCTTCGACCCTGTGGTACAAAACAGACCACAACGACGTTGAGCTGTACTCGGAAGATTTGTATTAAATCAGTTTTGACAAAGGAGTGATTGCATTGCAGAAGAGAGAATCAATCCCCCCGAAGGAGTTCAGGCTCCGGGTGGAACAATTGTTACGGCAGGCTATCGGCAATGATGAGGTGTTAATATGACAATCCAGATATCGTTCTCAGAAGAAGAGATCAATTGGCTTAAAAGTAAGTTCGTCATAAATTCAAAGGATGACTTAGCCGGTGCCGTGTGGGAATGTATCATCACTTACATGGAATTATAAAACAAAATTTGATTCGGAAGGATTTACAGGTGTAAAAAAATGAAATCTTACGCGGTAATTTTCTCATATAACTTTGACAGCGATGTCGCGGTTTACCTGTTCGACACCCGAGAAGAGGCCGTTGAATACCTCAAGAAATCCGTTCTGGAAGAATATAGGATTTTGACAGAGGAGAATGGGTTCGTAGGATGTTATCACATAGACGAAGACGGGCTTTATGGTCGTATCACAACATCGGTTTACGAAAAAGATTATGAGCCGGAGGTCACAGAGGTTCGTGTCGGTTCGGTTTATCTGCCAAACGAATAAAACCAATATTTTATGAGGTAATAGATAAATGAAAATTGTAAGTAAAAAAGAGCTCGGTAAAATGCCGAACGGAACAGTATTCGCACTGTATACTCCGATGATTTTATATAACGATATTCACATTCTGACCGGTAGCCGAGGCGATGGCTCATGGCATGGTGAGCTTACTCTCTTTCCGTTCATTGACGATAAACTTGAAGGAGACAACATACTTGAATGTAACTGGTCTACAGTCGATACTGCGTCGTGCGATTACGACGAAGATCAGATGTTTGCTGTGTTCAGTAAAACAGAAGTAATGCAGATGATAAACGCTCTTATGTGGGCCGTTACTGAATGTGGAGGATATTTTGATGAAGACCTGTGGATCTGTGAGAATAGAGCTTATTCAGAAAAAGACTACCTGGACCTCACCAAATAGCTCAGTTGGTTAGAGCTGCGAGGGGTTTTGCTGCAGATTCTTTCGTAATTTGATTTGGGGGTGGGATTATGCTTGAGATAATTAAAACGCATACAGGTAAAATATATGTAGATACCGACCGACGGTTAGAGTTTCTGACTGTGGGAGATTACGGAAAAGAGAATAACATTAAGGCGGATTTTCTCGGATTGCATAGAGAAATCAACGGCGTAGCAAACACAGCAGTAGACCTCAAAAAAAAGTGGGTCGCAACAATAAGCACTCAAAAGGGTTGCCCCATGAGATGCCAGTTTTGCGATTGTCCTAAGTTTGGGTTCTATGGGAACGCTTCACTCGCTGAGTTGTGTGATGAAATCGAAACCATTCTTGACGGAGAGTCCGATATAATTCACACCGAGCGATTCAATGTACATTTCGCTCGGATGGGAGAACCGACATTTAATGCGGCAGTTCTGGACTTTGCGATCAATCACCTGAGGCAGATTGTTGCACATCATGTGGTTGCTGATACAGTGCATCCGGTAATATCTACTATGCTTCCGAGGTCGAACACGAACCTCGACAACTTTATTATGCGGTGGTGCGACATTAAAAATAACAATTATATGGGCGAGGCCGGACTACAATTCAGCATCAATAGTACAAGTGATGAACAGAGAGATAAGCAGTTTAACGGTATGAGTTTGAGTCTCGGCGAGATTTCTGAGTTAGCTAAAAAGTTACCTATGCCTCGCGGCAGAAAATATACATTGAATTTTGCCGTAACCAAAGACACTATTCTCGACGCCGACGTGCTATCTTCGCTGTTCGACAAGGAAAAGTTTATTGTAAAGATAACCCCAATCCACGAAACCAAATCTGCTGTCGAAAACGGATTCGATGTGACTACATCATACACGGATTATGATGTTTATAGAGATTTTGAGCGACCTTTAGTAAAGGCTGGTTGGGATGTTATAGTGTTCGTTCCAAGCAAGGAGGAAGATAGCGACAGAATTACTTGCGGGAATGCTTTAATTTCAAGTAAAACCAATTATGAACCATTAGTCTGATCAACTAATGAAGAGGCGAAGGTGTGAGGTATAAACAATATGACGGTTAAAGAATACAACGAGTGGTACAACAAGTTAAACCACGCGAGGAGTTTCATTTACTGTATTGACCACGCACTGCAAAAGAGCGATGAAAACGCCAAGATGCAGTTCAAGGTTATCGGGTGGTCGGAAGAACTCAAAGAGTTCTTAGCTAAAGCCATAGAGTGTTATGCCGAAGAAGTACGAAAGCGAGCGTCAATATGAACACAAAAATCAAATACCTGTACCGCGACGCAAGTAACTATAAGGCCTGGAATGAAGAAATTATTGCGGGCGAAATGACAATGGACGATGTTATTCGTATTAGTCACTCTCTGTTTGAGCGCGAGTATTTCATCCCGCGAGACGTGGGGCTTCCGGAGACTCGCATAACCGATTATCGTACTGACGACGACCATTGTTGGTTCGAGTGGGAAATGGGTGTAGACGATGACGGCAATTTGTACGGATTTGAAATCACAAGCAAGGCTCCCACCGTCCAGATGACAGTTGAGGAACTTGTAAAGAATTTTGAAAACGTAAAGTCCTGGGACGAAACAAGCTGGATGGACGATTACGAATATATGTCATACGACGAATTGTTATGCCAATAAGGAGTCCATTATGAAAAATGCATGCGAATTATACAGAATGCAGAATGGGGATATTTTTTCGCTGAGTATTTCTGCGTTTGCACAAACAAGCATGATATGGAACAACCCTAATTTCATTATATTATCGGTTAAACAATTCAGACCTCAATGGTTTGTTAAAGTTTTTCGTAAACGTATCGCAATCCCAAAACCATACAGGATGTGGTGTTTCAAAATAATGTATAAAACCGAGATTTGATATGATGCGGTGACGGAATGGGTAGACGTGTTAAACTGGGCGAGAGGTTTTGCTGATTCTTCCTCCCCATATAATTCACCTAACGGAGTCTGCTGCCCAGTGCTGAAGGACTCTATGTGGGGTTCAAATCCCCACCCGCATCCGCCCGGAGGCATAGCTCCGGTAAACACGAGCGTTTATTGCCCACTGCTAACCTGTGGGGTAGACTTTGCGGAGAGGTACCGTGAACGCGTCATCCGACCCATCCGACCCACAGGGCTGCTCGCTGTTTAGAACGTCTATGAATCATTGGTCTGATCAACTAATGAAGAGGCGAAGGTGTGCGGAAACCTCTATAAAAACCTTCACAGGCCGCTTAGCTTAACAGCGGGTAGAGCTGCCGACCGGGGGTCGGAGGTGCACGTTCGAATCGTGTAGCGGCCATTTATACACAGATAAAATAACCGAGGGGGCTTTAAATGTTTTTAAGAGAATTTACTAAAACAGGTCATGCAGAGATAAGCATAAACGAAAGTGAAATCAACGCCTTGTGCAATGCCCTGTGTGATTATTGTAAATCCAAACCAAAAGACAAACGGGTATACGAGTTACACGCAGAGCTGTACATTATCTATGAGATTTTGCATCATGGAGCCTGTTTTGATGATACTTCGCTGAGAATAATTCAAAGGATACGCGACGAGGGAAAGGAGATAGAGGGTGAAAGCAAGGTGGATTGCGCATTATGAGTGCTCAAACTGTGGCGAACACTCATCGACCAGAAAACTGGAGTGCCCCTTCTGCCACGCATCTATGTCTAATAACGGCAGAAGAGTGTCGCGTAATCAGTTTTATCGATTTGCGGACTATGTAAAAAAAGAATTCGGACTAACTGTGGTGCCCAAAAAAGCCGAAACGCCAACAACATTTAAAACGTTATACTGCGACGCAGATTCGAAGCATTACTTCGGGAGTCAAGACGTAGACAACGATAAATAAAAACTTTGAGGGCGTAGTTTAACTGGCAAAACAGCGGTCTCCAAAACCGCACGATAGAGGTTCGAATCCTCTCGCTCTTGGGCCGCCAGTGATGGGAATGCGAAACTTACGCCATCCGTGTAATATTTGGCCATCTGACCACGAAGCGTGATGGCTCGGATAATCTTGCGGGTTCTACACCAGATTATTTCGCCGAGAACCCGCCCCTTTTGCGGGGTTTATATAAAAGCGATATTTGATGAGGTAAAACAATGACAGTAAAAGAATTCATAAACATTCTTCTTGATTTGCCGATGTATTGTCGTGTCAATTTTTCAGTTGATGATGACGATAGGCAGATTGTTATCAAATCATCCGGCGACACTGATATACAAGTTTCAAACCCAAACGATGGCTGGGGCGGTTATTCGAATGATGTAACAATTTATATCACCGGATGCTATGAAGACCTTGAAGACGATACATTTCGCTAAAAATAGATAAAACCGAGTTTGATTAAGGAGGAAGTGCCGTATGAATATACTTACAACCTATGTCACAAACATCCGGTCGATTAAGTTCCTGGCGCCGGGATGGTATGAGGTGGTCTGCGACACGGACTGCTGGGGAGACAGGCATGAATTAGACCACATCAGGGTCACCGAATCTCAACTCAGATCAATTTTAAATCGCGGAGAATTTGATAGCTAAAAAGGGGCGAAGAATACAAATATGTTACCTGAAAAATATTTTTACACTGCCAATCCTGTTTTTAAGTCGGTATCTAAGGACGAGTTTGACGAGTTTGTCAACAAATACCCTCGTAGGTTGGCCATAGATGTAACCGGTATCAGCGACCCTCCTCTTCTAACTTTTAATGATTTTGAACTGGCCAATCGCTGGCCTTATAGCATCGTTGCTCGTCATTATTGCTATGACGACAATCCCGGTGATTATTTTTATAAGCCTTCGGAAGAGAGAGAATATTACATAATGGTTAATTACGAAGAGGTTTTCGACAGCAAAACGGGAAACGAAGCAAAAGACGGCGAATAAAGCGAACATAAAACCGAAGTTTGATAGGGGGTATTTATTTGAGAAAAGTAACTGTGACGGTGCAGCCGTATGCGACTCAATGGGGAACGATTGACGTGCCCGACGAGATACGAGATTATGAAGACGTGTACAGCTTCGTCGAGGATCACTTTGATGAAATAGAGTTCGGGAGCCCGGAGCTTGACTACGAGGGCATTGACATGGACATCGAAGACCCGGACGAAGACCTGACGGTTTGCGGCGAACACGGCTGCGACGGATGTATTTGGCAGCACTGCGGAGATATTGAGATTTGTAAAACGGAAGGGGTTGAAAAAGGAGAAGAAAAATGAAACGTATACTTAGCATAATTCTAATAGTTATTTTTGCGTTGATGATCTTTGTCGGTTGCGACGACGAGCTCGGAAGTTTACGGGACACACAAAAAACCAAAGAAAACGCCAGCAATCTTCAAACAAATCAGCCTACCCCGACGACAGATATTGATTATTCACTCGAACGTTATAATCTAATTCGGAGAGCATATTGGGTAAACGGCCAGAGAGAAAAGGCTAATACTCTTCCTTGTGAAATTGAAAAACCTCTTGGATATATAGTTTTGTTCTCCGGACCCGCGATAGTTGGCAGGTTCATAGTAGACGGGAAGGTTTCAAGCCTGAATAGCTACCTCACTCCAGATAGTGAGTATTATTCTATCGGCGACTCTCGTAATAGATGGCTTGCAGATGTAGATGGATCCTATGGTGAGAATGATTCGGGTATATTCTTCTTCACTCCTGATGGTAAATACGTTGAGTGGAATGGGGAGTATCTCTTCTCTGACATTCCATTTGAGATCGAATCACCTGTAGTAAGTATAGGAGAGTAAATTATGGAAGTATGGAAGAGAAATACGTTAGTTATAGTAGCAGGAGTTTTGGCTCTACTTATCGTCTTTGCTATAACTCCTCAAGGTAGAGCGATATGGAATAAATGGTTTCATAAAGTTCAGACAGTTGATGACGCTACTAACTATGAGACTATTAAACATGTAGAAGATACCTGCAGGGCAATGATTGCATCGTATAAGTCTGATAAACTTACCTACGAACAGTATAAGGATAGTACAGATAGTGAGAAGATTAGTTGGGCAGAACAGGCTAAAATGAGAGCTAACAAGACTGCTACTACATATAACGAGTACATACTTAAAAATAATTACGTATGGGAAGGTAATATCCCTAAAGACATCGAAGAGAAGTTGGAGATTATCAACTGAAGGAGGACTAAATGAAATACATCTATGGAAAGGAAATAATGGATAAAAGTTTAGGTGATATGACCTTAACGGAACTTCGTAATATAGAGAATTTTATGCCTACTAAACCATTTAAAGATGTCGTTCTTGTACCTATGAGGAAGACACACGAATCTGGGTTTAGGTGTATGAAATTTATTTTAGTAAGGCACGGTGAAATAGTAGGTGCTGTGTCAGGATGGTCTGATGTAATGCATATTAACGGGATCGGAGGTTATGGCAAAGACTTCAATGAGACCATAAAGACCCGTAAAGTAGATTTAACCAGTTGGAAAATTGACTGCTTAGCTAAGAGCGGTTGTATGAGACTCTTTACTGATAAAGATTTAGAGTTAGACGATCCCTTTATTGGTAGTGACTTCTACTTTTATGTGAAATAAAATTTAATGCCCCGATGCAGGAGGAAAATTTTATGGCAAAGTGTAAAGCGTGCGGCAAGGAAATGCTTACCGCAAAAGGATGCGACTTCAAATACGTTGTGACGGCGGCGGGCAGAAAAACTCGACGCAACAAAGTGGGTGACGAAGGCTGGTACGGCCCCGGCGAAAGATGCGGGGATTGCGGGGCTATGTTCGGGCACTATCATCATCCCGAATGTGATATTGAAAGGTGCCCTATATGCGGCGGGCAGCTGTTGACTTGCAACTGCGAGATAGCAACCTTCTCGACGTAAAATCCTAACGGGGCGTAGCCAAGCGGCAAGGCATGGGGTTTTGGCCCCCACATCGCCGGTTCAACTCCGGCCGTCCCTGGACAACCTACATTTGTGAGTGTGGGTTAAATTTGCAGGTTAAAGGAGAACAAATATGATTCTAACGGCAACCGAATACAACGCGCTCAATCGAATCGCGTCGGCAACAAAAATGGATTGCTGGTTTTGTCTTGAGAACGACGCCGACGGAGACTACGTGCACGACCTCGAAACAGGCCAACGTCTTGAAATGCGTGATGGATTTACACAGCTTATGGAGGGTTTGGTCGAACCGCTCGACGACCCGTTCTATCAGCTGACCGAAGGAGAAGTTGCGGCGATTCGTAATCTTAAAAACTTTTTCGAAGGAGGTGGTTTTTAATGGGTACAAGGGGGCTTTACGGTTTCAGGAGCAGTGGCTTCGACAAGACTACCTATAATCATTTCGACAGCTACCCTGAATACCTTGGCAAACTCGTAGGCGAATTCTGCGCGAACACATCCATAGATGATATGCGGAAGATGTACGACCGCATTCAGCTTGTGAGCGAAGACTCACAGCCCAACGCCCAACAGGTAGATTTCTGCCAGCGCAACGGCTTGGTTGACTTGACGGTCAGCAATTGTAGCGTGGACGACTGGTACTGCCTTTTAAGGTCGCAACAGGGCGACCTTGAGAAGCTGAAAGAGCTTTGCTTAGAACATGGACAGGCCTATATGATAGACAACCACACGTTCATAGAGAACTCTCTGTTTTGCGAATACGCCTACATAATCGACCTCGACACAGAACAACTGGAATACTATGTAGGTTTTCAGAAACAACCTCAGGTCGGGAACAGATACGGAGTGTCACCGGACGAGAACGGATATTACCCCTGCAAACTGGCGGGGAGCTTTCCGTTGGAACGATTGTACAACGGGTATGACGAGGCGGCGTTTATAGGCGCTCTTAACATGCTCGTATAAATTACGCACAGGATTGAACTCATATGACTTCCCGGAGTTCTCTGTTTGCAGTCTGCGGCAGAACTGATTGGTCTAAGCAACTCAACTTGAACCAAGACCAAGGAAAACATTCCAGGCCGAGGCCTTCCAAGACCGGGAAACCATCAAAGATGGTTTCAAGGACTTGGAACGCCCGGCAGGAAGTTTTGTGTGTGCGTAAATTAACGGCATACAGTTTTTAGAAGTTGTAGGAAGAAAAATACTTGAACGGATATCTGATTTTTCAGAGCTTCTGCGGTTCGCGGAAGTACAGGTTTGCCAGAACGTGGATGCGGATCCACCAGATGATCGCCAGCCACCTCAGTTGTAACTCACAGCTCAAACACAATTGATCGTCGGCAATCGGCCAAAAGCAACAGGCGGTAAACAACAAGGATTGCGTCATATATGGCGTCATCGACCCAGCCAACCACAGCGATAAAGAGTTTGTCGACCTCACGAAGCTGTGCTTCACCTGCGAGACAGCTCGGTATGAATCATCTCTTCTTCTCAAGTGGTTCAAGTTCACCCACAACAAACAAAAAGGAGGAAAAACATGAGACAAAAATCGGAAGCAGTAGACAGAAGGAAACAAAGTATGGTGGGTAAAAAGTTCGGGCGACTCACCGTGCTCGGTCCCGATCCGAACAACAGGTACAAGGTTGTCTGCAAGTGTGACTGCGGAAGGACGACAAGTGTACAGTATAACGCGCTAATCCGCGATAAAGCGCGCGTGGTATCCTGTGGATGTTACCGACACAGCAAGGAGTTTGGGGCGAAAACGTCGGCCCATCTTGCGGATTACTACAAGAACAACTTTATGTTCGGTACCAACTTCGCAAAAATTTCGAACACAACCCCGAGAGTGGACAACAAGACAGGCTGCACGGGGGTTTGCCCTAATTCCCAACGCGGTGGATATGACAGCTATCTGTTCCTGCAGGGCAAGCGAGTATACCATGAGCATTTTGACAACCTCGAGGACGCAATCAAGGCCAGAAAAGAGGCCGAGGAAATGTTTTTTGCACCGATGATTGCCAGAATAAATGCGGCTATGCAGTAATTTTGCATATTTATACAATGAAAGAGAGGTAATTTACTATGACGGCCTTTGTCAATCTCGCAGTCAAAGACTGGAACATCGAGGAAATGACCGGATATAAACCCAAGACCACGTTTTATCAGGACTTTTCAATAGCGGACCGGTTTGGAGCGGACGCAGTGCGTGACACCTATGAACGTGCCTTCGGCGAGTGGAAGAACAACGTCGAGTACGTTACCGAACTGACCATGGCTCTCAACTGGAAAATCTTCGAACACTACGGGCACAACGACGAGCTCGCCGAACTGTACGACGAGCTCTGGAAGAAGACGGACAAGTGGTGTGTAGAAAACCTGAAGGGCGAAGACCTTTCCTATTTCTACCGGACGACAGACTGATTCTGTTGAAAATAATTACCCCGCCGCTTTCCCTTAACGGCGGGGTTTTCTTCCCCCTTTGATGGACTGCTATTGTGAATAGAAATCAGGAAGGTGGTTTTGCAGATGACAATAAAACGGACCGTCGACGGAAACGAGTGCGAGTTCGAACTAACCCTCGAGGAATTGTCGAGGGCGTACTACGAAAGACAGGATAAGTTTGACGAAGAAGACATCATCTCGCTCGTCGACTACATTTCAGACAAAACCTGTCAGATAATCTACAACGTAACGAAAGAACAGTTTTGTGAACTTATCCCCCGTATGGCACGGGAAATGCGAAAGAACATAGACAAGTACGATATGGAATTCTCCGCCGCCAGAGAGCGGGCTGTACAAGACGTACTTGCCGAATCGGAAGCTGAAATAAAAGATTAAACAATTTTCTTGAACGGATACCCGGGTATCCCGGGGCTTCTGCGGTACGCGGAAGTACAGGTTTGCCGGTAAAGGGAGGATCAGACAGAGCCCAGTCCGCATGATAAGCCACCGCCTGCACTCCACATCTGAACTCATCCAAAACCCATCAACAAACGTCACCACCAGGAGATACGACATTCGACTTCCATATTTCGAACGCAAGTCCCCCTGGTAGAACAGGCAAACAACCCGAACAGACTACAGCGATGCTGTACTCCACCCTCTACTTCAGAGCAGTTCCAACTGAGCGACCTGACCAGTAGCAGGAAGGCGCCGGCCGTCCGCCGGAAAGAAATATACACGCGGTTCAAGAAAAAAGAAGAGAGGTGAAATGATGGCAAGAAAGAAAAGATTCGCGGACAAGCACTGGAATGTCTACGTCGACGATTTCAATGCGAAGAAAATCGGAACATATGACATCATGCAGAACTCAAGGTTCGTCGAAGACGCACGAAAGGCAATTAAAGAGTGCGAAACGAGGGATGAATTCGCCGAGCGGATCAGGAGAGATTTGATGTACTATTTCTGGAGCAAATGCGAATGGGAAATCATACTCAGCGACTGGCCGCCGAGCGGACAAGTAGAGAAAAAGATTGACGTCTTCGATCAGGTGATGCTGAATTTCGACGTGTTCGTCGATTATTTGTGGGAGGAAAAATGAGATTAAAAGTTGGCGAAACATATATGATTTTCTCTGAAAAAGAACCGGTTTTTTATTATCACTACCCTTTTGCAACCGAGAAACTGACTGTACCTATTAGGATCGAAGCTGAATATCCAAACTGGTTTCTCGGCACCGTCCTGCCTCATTTCAATCCGCGCGGATACGGCCCGTCAAGACCGTATCATATCACGATAACCAAGAACGATATCAACATAGGTTGGGTCAAAGTTTTGAGCCGAGCGGAGTCGGGTGTTGCATCATGATTCCGGGCGTCGACATACGAATTGTCTGCGTTCCGCAGAGGATGGATAACGTGCGAATGAACGCCGCGGCGCTTGAAGTCCCGAACAACCGTATATTTGTAGACAAAAAGCGCGAAGGCGTGCTTGTAAACGCACACAGGGCGTGGTCGATGCCGACCGAGGAACCGTGGGTTCTGGTAATGCAGGACGATATCGAACTCTGCAAAGGATTCCCTGAAATCGCCAAGAGGATCGCGGCCACGCTGAAGGATTGTGTCGTTTCATTCTTCCCTTCCGAGTTTATGCATCCTGAAAAGTTTTCATTCGTTGTGCGGTCACATTATATCCAGACTACAATGGCGTCAGGGTGCGCACTAATGATACCGTCAAAGCTCATTCCCGACCTGCTGGAATACTGGAAGTTCGACGCGCCAGGCGACGACATCAACGTACAGAATTGGGCACACGACCGAAAAATCAAAATCATTACGACAAACCCCGTGCTTATCCAGCACCTCGGGCAAGAGTCGGTTTTTAATCCGACGAGGTCGATAGGGCGTTCACTACTGTATGACCCGGAACCCGACCCGGACATCAACTGGGAGAACGACTACTATACCCCGTCAACAAATATATTAAGGAGATAAGATGCGCTACTATGTCATAGCTGACCCTCACGGCTTTTACGAAGCGACCGTTACGGCGCTGAGGGAAAAGGGTTTCTTCGACGACGAAGAACCTCACAAACTGGTTCTGTGCGGAGACGCTATGGATCGCGGCAGAGAACCTCTCGAGATGCAGAAATTTCTGCTTGAGCAAAAGGAATGTGGAAATCTCATATTCATTCGCGGGAATCACGAGGATCTTCTCGTCGATATGATTGACAACTGGTATGACTATCTCAAAGACATTGTCATAGGCAGGTCACACCATCTTCATAACGGCACCGTCAGAACTGCGCTCGACCTCACGGGTTATGAGCACCTCGCCGACGCCATACTCCCTGTACTTCAGCAGCACGAAACCGAACCGGCACTCTCCGAACCGCGCAAGTCTCCGATAGATGCGGAGAAGTTTCTCGCTCAGGTGAGGGCGACACCGTTTTACAGCGAGCTGATACCGTCGAGTATCGACTACTATGAGACGAAAAACTATATATTCGTTCACGGCTGGATCCCCTGCTTGACAGAGCACGACCGCTGGGGCGGACACATCGGCGGATACGCATACGACCCCGACTGGCGCAAGGCTTCTGACGTTGACTGGCGAGATGCGCGCTGGCTCAACGGGATAGACTGTGCGGAAACCAAGGTAATCGAACCAAACAAAACGATAGTCTGCGGGCACTGGCACTGCAGCTACGGGCACTGGATGTACGGATATGCTCACGATGAGTTCGGTGAGGGCGCAGATTTTACCCCGTTCTACGACGATGGTATTATCGCGCTCGATGCCTGCACCGCTGCATCTGGTAAAGTCAATTGCATAGTTTTGGAGGATGAACCTATATGATATATCTTGACAACGCCTCGACAACACCTCTTTCGCCCCCTGTTCTCAGGGCAATGTTCCCGTTTATGAGCTGCGGGAATCCGTCATCGTTACACTCCTGCGGACGCGAAGCGAGAGAGGCAGTAGAGAACGCAAGAGAACAAGTGGCTCGTGCAATCGGAGCCGAGCCTAACCAAATCATTTTTACCTCGGGCGGCGCAGAATCGAACGCAATGGTAATGCGCGGCGCGCTCAGGCACTGCCGGTTTTCGGGAAAGCCGAAGATGGCTGCAAGCGCCGTAGAACATGACTCGATACTGAGATATGCTGACTGCACAGTTCCTGTAAGGAAAAGCGGCACCCTCGACCCATCGAAGCTGGATGAAATTATTGATAATAAAACGGGCCTTTTGTGTGCAATGTACGTCAATAATGAGACGGGCGCCATCAACGATGTAACAGGAATTGCAGAGTTTTGTAGCAAAAAGGATATAACATTTACGACGGATTGCGTCCAGGCTCTCGGTTCCGTCCCGATAAACGTTAAGCTGATGGGCTGCGATTTCGCGACGTTTTCTGCGCACAAAATCCACGGACCGAAGGGTGTCGGTGCTGTTTACGCTAAACACCCTGCCCTGCTCGACCCCCTTATCAAAGGAGGCGACGACCAGGAATTCGGTATGCGCGGAGGCACACCCAACGTTGCAGGCATTGTAGGGTTCGGTGTCGCCGCAGAGCTTGCCTCTAAACTCGAAGAAGAAAAAAGTTGCTGGGTTTACAAAGACCTGTTCGTCGACAAGCTCGTAAGAGCGCTCGGCAGCGCCGACTCCATTAAGGTAAACGAGGCTTTCCCAGAGGCAAAAGGCGTATCGAAGATACTCAGTTTGACTATTAAGGATGTCGACGCGCAGACTCTTGTTCTTGCTATGGACGCTCAGGATATTTGCATATCAGCGGGGGCAGCCTGCAGCAGCAGTTCGTCCGAGCCGAGCCACGTTCTCACCGCAATCGGGCTATCGCCGGAAAAGGCGCGTCAGACTGTACGTATCTCGTTCTCCGAAGCAAACAACCCCGAGGAGATAGGTTACGCCGCTGTGACGATGGCAGAAACGATAACTAAACTGCGGAAAAAGAAAATAAATAACCCCGAAGAACCCGCGGAAACAACGGAGTTTCGGGATGAATGATGGGGTGTTATTATGAATCCCTCTTTCACGATTAAGCTCAAGTATCCGACAAAGGAAACACCATGGGTGGTTTTGCAGGCCTCGGACGGGACTCCGAGATATCTGATAACGAGCCGCCCCACGCGAGACCTTTACTACATATACCAGATAAACCCCGACGGAACAACCACCAAACTGGGTCGGTCGAACGACCCAGGAGAGCTACAGGAGAAATATTATGGAACACTTCAAAGTTAAGAATCTCAAATGTGTTATGACAAACAAGACTTGTCGGGAGTCTAACCCAGACTGTCCTATGTACAAGAGCAGCGACCGCTATACGCACTCGGGCGGCATTCAGGCAGAAGAAAGATGCAGGTATCAGGGTGTCATACGCTGGGATAAAGAACTCAGGTTCAGCCATTTCGTGGAAGCGGGTGAAAGATGATGGACGGCTGCAGAGACACGTGGGAAGAAAGCGCCGACTATTTTCGCGGTTATGATGATGGTCGGTTTGACGCTCTGAAAGAAAACGAGTACAAATGCGCAGACAGCTGGCGGCTCGGTTACGCTGACGGCAAGCGTGACGCGGTGAGGCACGGGGAGTGGGTAATTATCCCGCCCTCACAGCAATATACGGACGGGTGTTATCATAAATTCAGGTGTTCCGAGTGTGACGCAGTATTTGATCGTTACAGTTTACTTTGCCCCTCTTGTTGGGCGCGTATGGACGGAAAGGAGCAGTAGGATGAAAACGATAATCAAAGAGGGCGACACCGCGTTCGAAACGGAGTGTCAGAAATGCGGGTGCTATTTCAGATACGAACTAATTGATGTTGTGGTAAGCGGTGTCTACTGTCCTCAATGCGGAGGATATTGCGTTCATGACGTTAAGAACGCAGTCAGAACGGGTGAGATGGATGACATATAACGCGATGACTTGCCGCGAAGGAGGATAAAATAATGCCGAAATATCTTGATATCACAGACTATGACCGCATAGTTAACAACGAGCTATGGGCGTACGACACCTCAGACTTAGAGGAAATGCTCGAGGAGTTTCCCGTAGTTGAAACGCCGGGATGGACGAACGTCAAAGAGAGGCTCCCGGTCGAGGATGGAGAGTATATAGCGCTTTGCACCGGTTTTGGCGGTCGGTTCTATTATCAGGATGTCCTCCGTTTTACAAACGATATGTCACAAACGATGTTTTTCGGCGACGGAGAACCCCCGGGAAAACGGCCCGGGTTTTACCGCTACGATCCCGAGTGGGGCGACGTTGAAATCAACGACGTTCTGTACTGGGCGCCGTTGTTACCTTTGCCAAAGGAGTTGATTGAGAAAAATGCAAACCCTATTTACCGCTGATCTCCACTTCGGGCACCATAACTGCCTCGCTTATGATAATCGCGAGTTCCCGAGCATCGAAGCGCACGACGAAGCGCTGATCGAAAGATGGAACGAAGCTGTCGGCATCGACGACGACGTGTGGATCCTCGGCGATATCAGCTGGTATCCTGCAATGAAAACCATCTCGATTTTTGAGCGGCTCAACGGCACGAAACATCTGTGCATCGGCAACCACGACAAGAAGCTTCTGCGCAACAAAGATGTCCGTGCGCTGTTCACGGAAATCGTAGACTACAAAGAGATCGATCTCGGCGACGGAACGGGGATTATACTGTGCCATTACCCGATCCCCTGTTTCAATAAACACTTCCACAACTGGATTCACCTCTACGGGCACGTCCACAGCTCTTTCGAATGGAATATGATGAGGGCGGTAAAGTATGAGATGGAGGAGCTATACGATAAGCCCTGCCGTATGTACAACGTAGGGTGCATGATTCCCGGTATGGACTTCACGCCGCGGACGCTGAAAGAGATCCTTGAAACATTTGAAAAGCCACACGAAGTGTGATATAATATTCTAAAAAGAAAGGGGCGGGCAGTTTTGAACAAGGAAAGACGGCGCTCTCTTGCGGAAATCGTGGGTAGATTGCGAGTTATCAACTCGGAACTTGACTCAATCGTGAGCGCCGAACAAGACAGTCTTGACAACACGCCTGAGAATATGGTCGACGGCTACAAGTATCAGGAGCGCGAAGAGGCGTTCGAACATCTCGAAGAGGTAGTAGAAGAATTCGGTGAAATCGTAGACAAAATTGCAGAAATTTATTAAGCGGGTATTAGTATATGGAGTTAATTATTCTTATCATCGGTTTGATTTACCTTCTCTATCACCGTTTGAGTACCCCGCAGAGGGTCAGTTACGGAGAGATTTATCTTAAAAAAATAAGAGAGAAAGAATTGCGGGCGCAAGAAGAAGCCGAACGGCGAAGGCGGGAAAGGGAGCAAATTGTTGAGTGCTCAATCGTCGATATGGAGCCCAACGAAAAGGACAAAACAGAATAACGGAACAAAAATTCCAAAAAATATACCACGGGGTATTGACAATGGTATGTCGCCCGTGGTATACTAATGCCTGCACACGAACAAATGTTCGTATTGCTCCGGAAAGAGGCTCGACCCCCGGAAAAATGAAAACAGCTAAAGTTTAAAAACAAACACGGCACATGTTTGCGAAAAATGAAAAACCCGGGAACCAGCCGCGCCAACGTATGGTTCCTTATAGCTTGTTTGTGGGTCGAGCCATACATATTTTACCCCAGAATGCCAACAAAGTCAACACTATTTATCTTCGGAGGTTTACTTTGCAGTCATTTACAGTCACGGAATTCGAGAAATACCTCTCGGAAAATCAACCAAAGCAAATTATCTTTTCGACAGAAAACTGCAACGACCCGTCATGGGAAAAAATCCCCATCTTCCAGTCTCGGTTTACATCTGTCAAATCATTCCTTCTTCCTCCCACTCTCCTGCTGAAAGGCAGAGATGGTTTTATGGAGCTTGCGGATGTCAACAAGATCCGAGTCGAAGAACAGACCAGACCGACGGGTTGTCTGGCTACGGTGTTCTTTAAAGCAGCTAATATGCACAGAAACAGCATTACATTAGTCATTGATTTTGTGTAATAGTTCCATTGTCCACCTTCCGAAGTTGTGATATAATTGATATACCTCACAACCCGGAGGGAAATATGTATAACGAAGAACTGAAAAATCGATATCTATCCACAATAACTGCGGTCAGGGCGCGAATAGCGGCAGCCAATACATTCGACGCCACCGCGCCGTTCGAAGAGAAATTTGACACGGACGTCTGCCGGATGAACGCCGAACAACTCGAGCAAATGTTAAACGCTACGAAGGTTGGGATGCTCTCTCACAGTATGGGTTCGCGCCAGGTCAAACTGAGGAATTATGTCAGATGGTGTATCGACAACGGTGTGCCAGGCGCGACCGACGAAATTTTCAAAGTCGAAACCGACACGCACGATATAGAAAAATGGAAGAGGCGCACAGTGCGCAGTCCCCTACACCTCCAGTACACGCTTGACACGATTTTTTCACCGGAGAGCGGATGCACCTCTGAACTTACGAGGCGCGCCTATCTTTGGTTGGCTTACTCGGGTATTCCCGAGGGCGAAGTTGCGGATATGACCGCTAAAAACTTTGATTTCAATAATCAGGTAATCAGACTGAAAGGTCTGGAATACCCGATATACAAAGAGTCGCTTTTCTCGTTTAAACACTGTTGTGAAGATACCGAGTTCAATATGTACTCGGTCACTCCGCAGGGGGACGATATGATGTGGAGGAGGCCCCGAGTTCCGGGTGATAAGATACTGCGGGCTTTCGGGAATCCGTCATCGCTTGCAAGGAATATGCAGGAGCGAGTTGCGACTGCAAACAAGGCGGCAGTTGTCGCCGGAAAAACCGATATTAACCTGTCGTACAGACGAGTGGCCATTTCAGGTATGTTCTACAGGGCGTACGAGCGCGAAATCGCGGGAATAAAACCAGTGTTTTATACAGTAGCACCCAACCCGGAAAACCCGCGTTCGCTCGTTCTGAAGAACGTAGAGGCGCGTAAAGACTACGAGCGCTGGAAGCTGACACTCGTCTGACCTCAGACACAATTAAATAAAGAGAAACCGTCGAAACCGTTTCGACGGTTTTTTCTATTGTGTGGAAACTCCGCGAGGAGAATATATACACAAATCAGAATGAAAGGAGAAGCACATTGGACGAAGAAAGACTCAACCTCTATCAGAAGCTCGCCAAGATCAGAGCGATAGCGGACGTCGTTGTCAAAAGCAAGAAAGGTTTTAACTATACCTACGCCGACGTTACCGACATTCTCGCAAAGGTCAAAGCGGGTATGGCGAAATACGGTATTTCGCTCATCCCTCTCATCACCCCGGGCACGGTGAACGTTAGTCAGCAGGTCACAGTCAACACGAAAATAAACAAAGCAGGACAGACCTACGACCAGACGACAACCGAATATCTCGCCTGCGGAGATATGATTTTCCGCTGGGTCGACGATGAAACCGGCGACAATCTCGACGTGCCGTGGGTGGTTGTCGGAGCACAGGCAGACCCCTCTCAGGCATTCGGAAGCGGTCTTACATACTGCACAAGGTATTTCCTGACCGATTACTTCCAGATTCCACAGGTCGACTCTGACGTAGACGCTTACAGAAGCAAACAGAAGGCAGCAGCAGAAGCGGAAGACAGAGCAATCACCGCGTCGATAATCGAGGAATTCGATACGACGGTGCGCACCTACCTCGCAGATAACACCGACAAGGCGGAAGACGTCAAGGCGTTCATCTCGAGATACGCCAAGAAGGGCGACTATCTCTCCATTAAAGATCCTGCACTTGCCAAGAAACTTGTCGAGGATTTTGCCAAAGCATACCTGAACAAAGACGAAAAGCCGGCTAAGTCAAAGAAAGTTCCGGCTGAAACACCTGAAAAGAAAGAAGAAGAATAATATGGGATTCAGAGCAAACACTTATTGTACCGTCTGGGAAATTTTTCCCAAGAGCGAGACTATGACCAGAGGTCGTATCTCAATCAACAGAAAGAACCCGAAAACGGGTCAGTACGAACAGGACTTCAGCGGTTACGTTGACTTTGTCGGTACCGCTTGCGCTGCAAAAGCGCTTCACCTCACAGCAAAACAGCGCATCAAGATAGGCGACGTCGACGTTTGCAACAGGTACGACAAAGAGGCCAACAAAGAGTACACCAACTTCAAGGTTTTCAACTTTGAACTTGCCGACGACGGCGGCTCAGGCAGCGCAGAAAGCGCAGTTGAAAAGAAAGTGGAGGCGGCGGCCGAAGCCGAACCCGAAAGTTCCGGCAGCGACCTCCCGTTCTAATCTATGGCGGGGGAAATCTATCGTCCTCTCATAGGGGATATGACGTGGAGCTACTCCCGCATCAAAACCTTCGACGACTGCCCGTATAAGTGGTATCAGCACTACATACTCGGGCTTGAAGAGGAGCCGATGTTCTATTCGTCGTTCGGTTCCTTTATGCACTCGCTGCTCGCACAGTTTTACAGCGGCGAACTCACCCGACAGCAGATGAAAATGCGGTTTTTGACTGGGTTTTCAAGCGAAGTTGGCGGGAACCGTCCTCCGGGCGGCACCGTGGAGAAATATATCTCGCAGGCGCTCAACTATATTGAAACGTTCGAGCCGTTCGAGTTCAACTTGCTTGGAATTGAGGAAGAAATCCGGTTCGACTTCGCCGGCCTTCCCTTCCTGTGCTATATTGACCTTCTCGGTGAACGGGACGGCGACATAATCATCGTCGACCACAAGTCCAGAGAGCTGAGGCAGCGCTCAAAGCGGGCAAAACCGACGGTAAAAGACAAAGAGCTCGATGAAATGCTCGTTCAGCTCTACGTCTACGCCGAAGCAGTCAAGTCCAAATATGGGAAATATCCCACAAAGCTCTGCTTCAACTGTTTCCGCAACGGCGAGGTCATAGAAGAGGTTTTTGACCCCGAAAAGCTCGAGGAAGCAAAACGGTGGGCGGTCAGAACGACAGAGCGTATCAAAAACGTAGAGGAATTCTACCCAAACTACGATTACTTTTCCTGCAACAGTCTTTGCGGACTGTACGAGGAATGTGAATACTATGAAATGATGCGAAAGAGGTGATGCGGTTGCGTGTCGAAGATATCAACAGTTTGGAAAGCGAGAGCGGAGTAATAGCTTCGCTGATCCACAGACCGGAACTCTGTTTTTATTCAGAGTTTTTGCTCCCAAACCACTTTACGAACAACGACAACAGGTTAATTTACACAGCGCTGTGCGGACTTGCACAGCAGGGGATCAATCACGTTGACGCTTACAACATTACCGAGTATCTCAACTCAAATGAAGCAACAAGGCGATTGTCCAGCACGATAACCGTCGAGGAACTTCAGGATCTTATCGACGTCAGCGACGTTCTTGCGAGAAATACGGTAGAAGAATACTTATTATGCGTCAAGAACGTTATGGACGCGGCTTTTCGCAGAGATACGTTCAAGCGACTGAAGGATTGCGAGGCTCTTTGCCTCGACAGGTCAGCGGAAAACATCGAGCAGAAGATATATACAACGCTTGACGACGTTATGGCGGATTTCTCGACAACCAACGAGATACCGCAGTACAAAGATGTAATCGACGACTGCTGGGAACAGATAAAAGAACGTCAGGGTTCCGGGTTTTCCGGCATACCCTTCAAGTTCAAGACACTAAACGAGTACGCCACGATAGAACCCGGGGAACTTTTCATCTTTTCTGCAGAAGCTAAGCAAGGTAAATCAATAATGCTTCTCAACTGTGCAATCGATTTGCTGAAAAGAGACCTCGCGGTGCTATATCTGGACAGCGAACTCAACACACGCCTGTTCACGGCGAGAGTTTTATCGCATCTGTCCGGAGTTGAGTTCAAACGGCTTACTGCCGGGAATTACTCCGGAGACGAGGCAAAGAAAATCGACGAGGCGAGGGACTGGATGAAGACAAGAAAGTTCGTCCATCTCTATTTGCCTATGTTTGACCAGCAGACAATCTACACAGCGGTCAAAAAAGTCCAGCATACACAAGGACTTGACGTGCTGATAGTGGATTACTTCAAGGGGTCGGGCGACGGCGACGCTTTTGATTCATATCAGGAGCTTGGTCGGTTCGTCGACCTCGTTAAGAACAGGATATGCGGGGATATGGGTATTTGCGGAATAGGCGCAGCCCAGGCAACCGCGACCGGTAAGGTAGCAGACTCCGCAAAAATAGGCAGGAACGCGAGTACAATCGCGATTATTCAGGATAAAACCCCCGAAGAAATCGAAGCTGACGGCGCTGAGTGCGGGAACAAAAAGTTGAGGGTAATTCTCAACCGTAACGGGATGCAAATGGCCGCAGGGGAATATATCGACCTCAACTTCAACGGGAATCTAATTCTTTATGAAGAGGCCAAGCAGCACATACCGCATATTCCCTACTGAAATTAGTTTCAGTAAATCCAAATTCAGTAAACAATCATCGGAGAGTTCAATATGGAGGTTTCCGATCTTTTAGATTCCGTCGACATAGTCGACTACCTATCCCAGTTCCTTGAACTGGAAGAAAAAAACGGAGAATATTGGGCGCTCTCGCCGTTCACCAACGAAAAGACCCCGTCGTTCTCCGTTCGCCGAGAGACCGGGAAGTTCTACGACTTCTCGTCAGGTCTCGGCGGCAACTTGATAACGTTTATCAAGGCGTACGACAAGTGTTCCGGCTCTGAGGCAGTAAAAAAGCTTTCAGAGTACGCCGGAGTGGATGATAAAGACCTCAAAGTGAGGAAAAAACTTGATGCAACGACACGCTGCAGGCGGTTTTCGCCTCCACGGACACATAAAAAAGAGAATAAAAGCAAGGTTTTATCGCCACAAATCATGGAAAAGTACGAAGACAATCCCGCAAAGCTCGAAGCGTGGCGTCGTGAGGGTATTTCCGACGCCTCGCTCAAGCGATTCGGTGTGAAGTACGATGCTTTCTCAGACCGCCTCGTTTACCCTATCAAGAATGAGGCCGGTGAGATAGTTAACGTCGGAGGTCGGACCCTCGACCCCGACTACAAAGCAAAAGGACTCCGCAAGTACACATACTTTTATTCGTGGGGGACGATAAACACGATATATGGTTTGTCTGACAACCTCGAATACATAAAAAAGAAAAACGAAATCATCTTGTTTGAGGGCTGTAAATCAGTCCTGCTCGCAGACACTTGGGGAATTCGCAACACAGGTGCGATTTTAACGTCGCATCTGTCAGCTAACCAAATGAAACTGCTCGCCAAACTCGGCGTGCATGTCACATTTGCTCTCGACAAAGAAGTCGACGAACGAAAGGACAGAAACATCGCACGATTGAGGCAATACAATAATGTATTCCTTCTCCGCGATGTCGACGGGTTGCTTGATGACAAAGACGCGCCCGTCGATAAAGGACAGGAGGTTTTTATAAAACTCTATGAAAGCAAAATTCGCTATCGTTAAAAGGATGCTTGCCGCATTCGCAGTCATAATGCTGTACGCGGCAGCCCCGATAATTCTCATCTGCTCCGCTCCGGGCTTTAGCCGGGCCGAAGCAGTACACGCGGAAAGTCTTCCTCGCATTGAGGAGACACTCAACACCGACGGCGTCAGCCGCGCTGAAATCATTTCTTTACACAAATCCCCCAAGACAAACGAGCCGGATTTCGTCACTCCGGTTGGTACTGATCGACTCAGCAACTCGGATCACGGTACCAAAACCGAAGCAGAAGTGGAGTCCGAAGAGACTGTTGCCGCACCGGTTGATAAAGAGCCGGAGCCTGCCACGGTCTGGGAAACGCAGGAAAGTGCCATTGTGCCCGATGACAGTGCCATTTTGGAACCTGAAAGCGTTTCCGAAGTGCCAAACGGCGCGTGGGTAATAAGAGGATGCACGCTCACGGCGTACTGCTCTTGCCCTATGTGCTGCGACAACTTCACCACATATACGGGAACTACAGTAACAGAAGGGAGAACGGTCGCGGTCGACCCGAGGGTTATTCCGCTCGGGAGTATCGTAACGGTAGCTGGTCATGATTACATCGCCGAAGACGCAGGCGTTATCGGCAACTGGGTCGATATCTACTTCGACACTCATGACGAGTGTGTACAGTTCGGCCTGCAATACGGCGATGTCTATATCACGACCCCGTAAAATCTGAATGAAAGGAGCCTCCGTTTTGGACGACGAGAAAGAAGTTTTACTGAACGAAAAGAACATAGTTATCGCGATTCCCGAAGACACGGTTGAAGTCACGGTGACCGCAAGGGTTTTGCTCGAAAGCAAACTCGTCACGGTCGAAAAGAAAATGACGCCGAGCGAAGTCCGCGAAGCATTCAACGACGCGGATGAAAATTACATCGATCCCGACGCGACTTTTCAACTGACAGAATTAGGCAGAGAGATTGCCGAACAGTTGAAGCAATACCCCGAAGCGGACATCTGGATATGACGTCTCCGCCCGACAACTATGTGATTTATCACCTGCACAGCGACCTGTCAAACGGCGTTACAAACGTTGACTCGGTTACAAAGTTCGGGCAATACGTTGAGCGGGCGAGTGAGTGTGGAATGAAAGCGCTCGGTTTTTCCGAACACGGCTCGGTTTTTGAGTGGTGGCATAAAAAATGTGCAATCGAGGGTGCCGGTATGAAATATCTGCACGGCGTCGAAGCCTATCTCACCGAGTCGCTTGAAGAAAAAGTGCGCGATAACTACCACTGCGTTATCATCGCCCGTAATTACGACGGCTTCCTTGAACTCAATTCGCTTGTCACAAAGAGTTTTAACAGGAAAGACGGGCATTTTTACTACACACCGAGAATAACATTTGACGAACTGTTTGGGGCGTCTGACAACCTGATAATAACATCGGCTTGCGTCGGCGGGGTTTTCGGCAAGGGTTCACCCGAACTACAGGAAACGTTCTTGCGCTTTATGGAAAAGAATAAAGACCGCTGCTTCCTGGAAATCGGGCATCACCCCGACGACAAACAGAAACTGTACAACCGACGCATGCTCAGCCTGCATCGTGAGACCGGTGTCCCGCTCATAGCGGGCACCGACACTCACGTTCTCGACGCGACTCACGAGAAAGGCCGCACGATTCTCCAGCAAGCAAAGAACATCCGCTTTGACGGAGAGGAAGGCTGGGATCTCAAGTTTAAAACGTACGACGAACTTGTAGAATCGTACGAACGGCAGCAAACGCTGGAAACTGCCGATTATATCACTGCAATCAAGAATACAAACGTCCTCGCCGATATGGTCGAGGAGTTTAAGATAGACTGCGGAACCAAGTATCCGCATATCTACGACCACCCGGAAGAGACTTTTGAGAAAAAAATACGGGAGGCGATAGACTCGCACCCGTATGCATTGAAAAATCACACCCGCGAAGAACTGGAAAAGACGGTAGCGGAAGAGCTCGAGGTTTACAAGGCGACAAAGTCGATTGACTTTATGCTCCTTCAAACGTATTTGCGTGAGTGGGAAAGAGACCACGGTATACAGTGCGGATACGGCAGAGGCTCGGTATCAGGCAGTATGATAGCGTATCTGCTTGGTATTACGCAAATGGACAGTCTGAGGTTCGGACTTAACTTCTTCCGCTTTATGAACCCTTCTCGCGTGACCAACGCTGATGTGGACTCAGACTATGGCGGGAAAGACCGCGATACGGTTAAAGAATTTCTGCTTCGCGACCATATGAACATTCCGACAATTCGCAGCGCGGAAATCATCACGTTCAACACAATCGCCCTGAAGGGCGCAGTCCGTGACGTATGCAGGGCTCTGTACAAAGACTCAGAACTCGTCAACTACATGAAACTTTCAGATGAAATCAGCAGAGAGCTTGACGACCACGAGGCTGAGATACGGGCAAAGTATCCTCAGATATTCGATTACGTCGATATAATCAACGGAACGATTGTATCTGTGGGGACACACCCATCGGGTGTATTGCTCAGCGACCTACCAATTGACGAGAGGATAGGGCTTTGCAGCATTTCTTCATCAGACTACCCCGTGTCAATGCTTAATATGAAGGAGCTGGACGATCAGTTTTTCGTGAAGCTCGACATACTTGGGCTCGACAATGTGGCGGTAATAAATGAAACCTGCAAGATGCTCGGCATCGAACGCCTTACGCCGGACAACACTGACCTCGAGGATGAGGCGGTGTGGAAAAGCATACGCGACGACACCACGCTGATATTCCAATGGGAATCTCGGAGCGCACAGACGTACCTGAAAAAGTTTATGTCCGATGCAACGATTAAAAGAGCCCGCGAACGTATCCCGAACTTCTCAATGCTTAAATGGCTCTCGTTCGGGAACGGCCTTATCAGACCGGCGTGTGCGAGTTTCAGAGATTCCGTCGCAAACGGCGAATTCTACGACAACGGGTTTGATGAGCTTAACGAGTTCCTCGCACCCGAGGCGGGACGAATCGCCATGCAGGAAACGATAATGCAGTTCCTCGTAAAATTCTGCGGGTATTCCGCTGCGGAGTCGGACACCGTCCGACGGGGAATTGCGAAGAAAAAAGGAACGGAAAAGCTGCTTCCGGAAATCCGAAAGCGGTTTATCAAATACACGTCCGAACACTACGGGCTTGCGAAAGACAGATGTGCCGAAGTAATCGAACCGTTTATCAAGGTCATACTCGACGCGTCGGCTTACGCGTTCTCGTGGAACCACTCCGACTCATACTCTGCACTCGGTTACATCTGTGGCTATCTGCGCTACTATCATCCGCTGGAATTTCTCACGGCGGCGCTGAACGTGTTCGGAGACAACCTCGACAAGACGGCGGAAATTGCAAAGTACGCTAATAAGGTCGGCATAAAAGTGACCGCCCCGCGCTGGGGTATTTCGAGAGGGGAGTATTTCTTTGACCCCGAAAAGAACATAATCGCAAAAGGGCTTGCCTCACTCAAGTATATGGGGGCAAAAGCGGCGGTGGAACTTTACGAACTGTCGCACAGCTCACGGGAATTCAAGCGTTTTGTCGACGTTCTGAGGGGTATAAACACCCGAACTTCGCTTGATTTAAGGCAACTCGACATACTCATCAAGCTGGATTTCTTCGAAGAATTTGGAAATCAACGCGAATTATTGCGCATAAAAGAGATGTTTTATGACACATTTAAAAGAGGCGATTGCAAGAAGATATCCAAGGAAAAAGTCGACGGCACGCCTCTCGAGCCGATAATTCAGAAATACGCCGTGGGAATTACCAAGTCGGGCGGAATCGCAAAGTGCTATACCCTGCTCGACGTCGACTCCATAATCGATGAAACCGAAGACGCCATACGCGCTCTTCACCTTGACGACCTGTCCGACCTGCTGAAAGTCAGAAACTTCGCAGACATAATGGGTTATCAAGGTTACGTCACGGGCAAAGAGGAAGACAGGCGGAAACTTTACGTCACTTCCCTGTTCCCTGCCAAGCGGAAACGCGACGGCAAACAATTCGGCTGGGTGATCACGACCAAATCGCTCGGCAGCGGCAAGGAAGCCCGCTTCACGGTGTTCAACACGTTGTACGACCACGACCCGATCAAGAAAGACGACATAATCTACTGCAAGGGTTTTGAACTGCAGAACGGTTATTACACCATGACAAACTACGACCATATTTATTAAGGAGACACAATGTCTGACAAACCAATCTACTATAACGTCAAGCCCTTGAAAGGCTTGGTGGATAATATCCGTGTCTACGGGCTCGACGACAGCGTCCGACGCGCCAAGTTCCCCATGTGTACAGACCTGTCGGACATAAGTGCAAACCTGACGGACGGAATAAGAAATCTCGCCCTCAGCGCCCCGGGCTCAGGACACGACCAATGGCTCACCGGAATCATCGTCCAGTTCGACCTCACGTTTTCCAACAAGGCGTGGGTTGAAATGGAACGCTACCACTTTATCGACTTCGTCAGCAGCCAGAGCACGATGCACCGCATTACGCGATTCGACCTTGACTCGGCATATAACGAATACGTCAACCCCGAGATAATCAAGATTATGCACTCTCTTGTGGACGAATACAACTGGATGTGCAGCGAACAGGACTACCCGGGCGACCTCGTCAAAAAGAAATATCTCGAAATCCTGTACAGCAATCCGGCGGGCTTTAAACTGACCGCAGGGTTAACGACCAACTACAGGCAGCTCAAAACGATTTACCGTCAGAGAAAAGACCACAGGCTTCCCGAGTGGCGGGAATTTTGTAAGTGGATGCACAATCTGCCCTACAGCGAGCTGATTATTCCGGTTGACGAAGAACTTGAAAGACGAGAGAAATTCCTGGAGAGACAAGTAAAAGAACTTACGAGTACAAATCCAGTAAGAATCTGAGGAGGTAACAGGAAAGAATGGCGCGAAAGACTAAGGTAATCCTGATATCGGGAAAAGCGCGCCACGGCAAAGACACCGTGGCAAACTTTATGAAGGATAAACTGACCGAGGCGGGCAAGCCCACGTTCGTATATCACTTTGCCGACCCGCTGAAATTCGTCTGCTCAAAATATTTTAACTGGGATGGCGAGAAAGATGAAAAAGGACGTTCTCTGCTGCAATACGTCGGCACCGACGTCATCAGGGCGAGAGACCAGAACTTCTGGGCTGATTTCGCGGCGCGGCTTATCGCGTGCTTCGACGGACACTGGGATTTTGTTATCATACCCGATGCCCGATTCCCAAACGAAATAGAGGCGTTTTCCAAAAGACGGTTCAAGACTTTTCACCTCAGGGTACTGCGCCCGAATTTCGACAACCTGCTCTCAAGCAAGCAGCGACTACATCCGTCCGAAAGCGCTCTCGACGCCACCCCGCCCGATTACTGGGTTTACAATCACGGTACACTGGACACACTTAAAGAAAACGTTGAACGATGGACGGAGGAATTTCTGTTATGCAAAAGAAAAAGAAGAAGGAAGTAATCGGGTTTTACGAGTTCGATTACGATTTAGAGAAAATAGTTGACCATCTCAGTCTGAGCGAGCTTTTCTGGCTCAAAGACCTGCAGAACAGACAACTGTTTTACAGCGGCGACATCGACCAGTACAACGTCCCCGATATCGTTCAAAGTATTCTGCGTTATAACGCTGACGACGCCGGTATTGAGCCTGAAAACCGCAAACCGATTCGACTGTATATCACGTCGAACGGCGGTGACGTTGACGCAGGGTTTGAACTCATAGATTGCATAAGAGCAAGCGTCACGCCCGTTTGGACTATCAATCTTGGTTACCTCTACAGTATGGGCGCTCTTATCGGAATGGCCGGGCACAAAAGAATCGCCACCAAAAACGCCAAATACTTAATACACGACGGCACGAACTTCGTTTACAACAGCGGCTACAAAGCGCAGGATCAGATGAAGTTCAACGCAGAGGTAGAAAAAAGGGTTCAAGATTATATCCTCACCATGAGCAACATAACCTGGGAAGAGTACGAGGCGAAAGCACGGTTCGAATGGTATATGTTTGCTGACGAAGCAAAGGAAAAAGGGCTCGTTGACGAGATAGTTATGCCGGGCGGAATCGAGGCGATACTGTGATAAAACAGGCGGAACTCCAGTTTGAATACTGTAAGAAGAATAAGTTCCCCTTCTTCGCTCCGAGCGACGGGCGTTGCTTTTGCGGTGCAAACATATTTGCAGGCGACAGGGCGATCTCCGATGAGGTCGCCTCGTCCCAGCTGATTACAGGCTGCCAATACTGTAAACGTTCTTTTGTAGATTAAGGAGAAAAACAATGATTCTGCTGATAATCTTTATAGTCGGGCTGCTGACAGGGATAGGTTTACTAATCCACTATAACTTCAGCCGCTGCGCCTACGACGCCGAGGAAACAGTAGGGAGCGCTTTGTCCATACTGTTCGGTATTTTGACTGTCTTGGCAGTTATCGTCCTGGCTTATATGTACATAGGGCTCGACGCCCAAGTATCAGAAAACCAGATGCGATATGAAATGCTGACGTATCAATGGGAAAACAATTTTTACGACAACGATAACGACGTCGGCAAGCAACAGCTCGTTGACCAGATACGCAGGTGGAACGAGGATCTTGCCCGATACAGAAAACTTCAGTATGACGCTTGGATTGGCGCATTTGTACCGAACGTCTTCGATCAATTTGAATTCATATCACTTGAACCGCCCGGAGGGAACTGAAGATGAGTGCAGAAAATAACGCACAGAATATTCTGGGCGAGTTTTGGAGCCTCAGAACGCCAATAGATATGCTCTGCGCGAGCTACGACAGAATATATCGCTTCACTGTTTACCGCAGAATGTTCACTCCATACGAAGAAGAACACAAGTTTATGGATGAAACCGAATTTACCGGAAGTCATTACGCGTTCGGCAGGGTAAAAGATATGACGCCGCTTGGTAACGGTGACTATCTGATTGAAATGAGGATTTGCGACGAAGATGGCGCAGACTGGGGGCGGAGCGAGTTCTACCGCCTCAATGAGATACGACTGTCAAAATTCGACTGCGATAACGGTGAGGAAAATAATGATGAGGAAGATGACTTCTATGAAAGTTAAGTTGAAAATGTTGCGCGAAGATGCGCACGTACCGACGCGGGAAAGCCTGTACGCCGGAGGATATGACCTCTATTCGGCAAGTGACAGCGTAGTGATATACCCGGGGGAATCCAAGCTTATAGGAACGGGCATTGCGCTCGAGATACCCTACGGGTATACGGGAAATATATACGCCCGCAGCGGGCTTGCGCTCAAGCGCGGGCTCAGGCCGGCGAATTGCGTAGGTGTAATCGACACAGACTATCGTGGAGAGGTTTTCGTAGCGCTGTATAACGACAGCCACGAAGCCCAGACCATAAACAAAGGAGACCGGATAGCCCAAATCGTGTTTCAGGCGCACGCCGTGGCTGATTTTATCGAGGCCGACGAGCTGAGTGAAACAGGACGCGGAACGGGCGGTTTCGGAAGCACGGGAGTCTGATATGTCAAGGAATGAAAGGGACAAAAACGCCGTCGCGCGTCGCCTGTGGCTCGAGTATTTCAACAAGAGCCTGTACTCAGCGGGTTTAATAAGCCGCGAAGAGTATAACAAAATGGCAGCGCGCATCATAAGCGGCGAAAAGACGCACGCCAGAACTTAGTAACGACAGTTAGTAGACCGGCGCTTCGGCGCCGGTCTTTTTTTATTGCCTCAGGAGGGATTGCCATTAAAATTTTAGACCTGTTCTGCGGCACGAAGTCTATTGCCAACGCGTTCGAGCGGCGAGGAGGGCACGAAGTCTATTCTGTTGACTGGAACCCCGAATTCGAGCCGACTCTGTGCGCCGACATAGGTGCTTTGACCGCCGATGATATAATTAAACTCTGTGGAGGTTGCCCCGACGTCATCTGGGCGTCTCCTGACTGCACTTCGTACAGCGTAGCGGCAATCAGCCGCCACAGAAGAAAAAATCCGGAGACGGGTAACTTAGACCCGATATCGGAATACGCAGCGCAGTGCGATACTATCAACTCACACGTTGTTGAACTGATAAAAGAACTCAACCCAAAGTATTATTTTATTGAAAATCCTTGCGGTGGAATGCGGAAAATGGATTTTGTCAAAGATTTGCCGCGATATACGGTGACTTACTGTCAGTACGGCGAGAAAAGGATGAAGCCGACTGATATATGGACTAACCACCCCGACCCGCAATTCAAACCGCCCTGCAAACAGGGTGACAGATGCCACGTTGCGGCTCCTCGCGGCTCACAGACCGGTACTCAGGGTCTGCAAAATGCACGTGAGAGAGCTAAGATACCGATTGAACTGTGCGAACATATAGTAGACATTTGCACTTGAGAAAAATAAGCCGGCGCTTACGCGCCGGCTTTCTTTTTTCGCCAAAAATCCGCCTAAAATAAGGGCTTGCGGGATTTTTTACAAAAAACTTGACAGTTTCGGAGTGATGTGATATGATATATAAAATGATGATTTTACGAAGAGGCAAATATGGACATCCACGACATCCGAACCTCGCTAAAAACTAAATCTGTTTACGATATTCCGCTCCGCGTAACATTTTACGCCCGAGTTTCGTCAGAGAGCGACGAACAAATCAACTCTTTGGACAATCAGGTCTCGTATTATAAGGATTTCATCTCAAAAAATCCCAACTGGACATACTGCCCGGGATATATTGATGAGGGAATATCGGGTATGTCGACAAAAAAGCGCGAGAACTTCAACCGTATGATCGCCGACGCCGAAAACGGCGACTTTGACCTGATAATTACGAAAGAAATCTCGCGTTTTGCACGTAATACCCTTGACTCGATACGTTACACAAGGCAACTTCTCGCCGCAGGTGTCGGTGTTTACTTCCAGAACGACAACATAAACACCTTCGACGAAGATTCCGAGCTTCGCCTGTCGATTATGTCATCGATAGCACAAGACGAATTGCGCAAACTGTCCTCGAGAGTGCGTTTCGGGCATCAGCAAGCGATAAAATCGTCGGTTGTTCTCGGCAACAGCCGCATTTTCGGATACATTAAAGACGGCGGGAGGCTCCAAATCGATCCCGAACAAGCCGAAATGGTCAAAGAACTGTTCGAACTGTACGCCACAGGCGAATACAGTATGAAACAAATCGAAGAAATCTTCTATGAGAGAGGTTATCGTAACCACAACGGCAATAAAATCATGCACAATACCCTTTCGGGCATCATAGCCAACCCGAAATACAAAGGGTACTACGTCGGGAATAAAGTAAAAATCGTCGATATGTTCTCCAAGAAGCAAAAATTCCTGCCCCCTGAGGAGTGGGTAATGTTCAAAGACGAAACAGGCGATATCGTCCCTGCAATTGTAACCGAAGAATTGTGGGACGCCGCAAATCGCGTGCTCACAAAGCGCAGTGACGACGTTAAATCCCGCAAAGGGATATGTAACCACCCCAATCTGCTGACCGGAAAACTGATTTGCACGCACTGTGGGAAGCCATATTACCGACGCGCGGTAAAAGATAAGAAAGGAAACGTTAACAGTCTGTGGATTTGCTCGGGCAAAATCAATAACGGTGCCGACCACTGCCCCTCTTTTTCAATCTACGAAAATGAAATCAAACCGATACTTCTCGAGGTATTTACCGAAACCGAAATCAACGTCGAACTGCTTATCGAGGAATACGTTGCAATGTACCGCGAGGCCTTCGGAGACCGGAACATAGAGTCCCAAATCAAGAAGACTGAGGCGAAGCGCGACGTAGCCCTCAAAAAGCAGTCTAAACTCTTGGAGTACAATGTATCAGGTAAGCTAAGCGATAAGGATTTTCTGCGGTTAAACGAACAATGCACCAAGGAGATATCTGACGCAGAGAGTGAGCTGGGAGAACTGAGAGAAGCAGCGGCGTCCCAAGAGTCCATTAGCGAACAGATTAAAATAATCCGCAAGACTCTGTCGGACGCCGCAAAATCAGCAAATAAAAGTATGGTCGACAAAGGGTTTGTCGACACCTATATCGACAAAATTTTCGTCACCCCGATTAACGAAACAACCGCTGCGCTTGAAGTGAAAATCTTTACAGGCGAAACGTTGTCAAAAACCTTGGCAAAAGGACTTCGTACGGGACACACGATTAAGAACATCTTACCCATACGAAATATTTCTTTCACACGAGTTAATCGCCGGGTAGACTCTCACACAGAAACATACCGCTTCTCTGTTGGAGTTCGAATCTAAAACTTTCATTTTATCCTCTACTCCAAGTAAAGAAATAGCGAACTATCATTACAATGATAGTTCGCTATAAGCCGCCTTAATATATTACGGCTGTTATGACCATGTCTGTCCGCCATCGGTAGTACTGAGTACGGTCTCTTGATTATAACCAGTTTTGCTTATATGCCAAGCCTTCTGCGACTGATTAAGCATACCTATGACTTCGTGTGTGTGAGGGCTTGCCAGTGTTTTTGGGAAAGTTACACTTGATATAACGCCTACGAGTAAAGCATGACGAAGAGTGTCAGCATGGACGTGGCTAATTGAAGTGGCATTTGAAGATATATGTTGACAATAATTAAAAGAACAAGACTGGACAGTTCTTGGTAACGATATATCACTACTTTCAACAAATGATGAACCAGTTCCGCCATCAATATTTATGTCTGATGACCACCAAAACCAAAAATGATCGCACTGAGTTAATGTAATATCTGATGATTCGCCATCGATAATATTAGCGTAACATCCTCTTGAAAGATTGACCTCTTTCCAGTATACAACTATATTACCCTCACTATTGTCGTCAATAATCACCTTATCTGATGATACGGTATTTTGTAAACAATTCACTCCGATATGAACGTCGTATACAAGGTCATCATAGATTATAACCGAACCATTTAATCCGGTTACTGGATTATTTGTAAATTGCCCATATAGATCAGTACCCATCTCTATGTGATTGTTTACGCATCCAAAACGATATACTGATGCATCCAAAAGAGTCCCATTATCATATATTCCAAATGTATAATACCAGTCTGCATTAAAAGTTGAAAGATATGTTTCATCGACTTCTGGAAATTCAACTGTGCCTAAGATATTATCACCAACGTAGAAATCATAGATATGCGCATTAGTGTCTCCATTCCACGTTGTAAAAAATGGGTTCGTATACGATCCTGTATTCATATAATATGATAATGCGGTAGATAAGTGGAGAATGTCTCCATATCTTCTCCAAGGATAATTATTACTGTCATAATATAACGAAAGATCATTTGAAGGAGTTATCATTTCTGCAATGTCACTGGGTATATCATCAGCAATTTTCAATGCATATCGTAAGAATTGAATATTCTTAAAATCATACCAAGCAGAATTATTATGCTCATCTTTCATATAGTAGATAACGCCCTTGCCATTAGTTGAGTCTGCCCACGCGTACTTCGTCGGATCGTTGTCTATCGTGTAGTGTATTTCCCACGCCTCAGGTTTCGCGTCGGGAGCGTAGGTTGACCCCTCTCTTCTGCAAGCACGAGCGTTTTCATTGAGGTGTGAGGCATCGTCGGCAGTAACAATAATATCAAAGAAATCATTTCGTGCCGAACGTGCATAGTGGACATATCCCTGGGCGCCCATGTCGGAGAGATCATAGGTTCCGTTAATAATGGTTGAATAGTCGATTATTCTGTACTGCATTCCAGGAGCCAATTTACCGGTCGAAACCATTGCGCGTAATTCATTATAGGTTACGTTTCTCATATTAGCGATTGGTACAGGATCAATAACCCACTGTTTTTGAGACTCATCACCAGTTATTGACGCTATAAAGAGATAATGTGAATCCTGGTCGTACGCTTCAATTCGCATAGAAAGTACATTAGATGTGCTTACCCATGAAGTGTATGATATGGGCAATGTAAAATTCGTATTTTCTCTAATACCTTCGAAAGTAACTAACACAGGTATTCCTCGAAAATACGCGTCAGCAATTTCGCCTAAAGAGTCAGCACCAACAAACTCACCCGTTGTTGTATCAAACCACACCGAAGTTTTGAACACATCGTTAATCGTTGATTCCCATGAAGTGTTACTCGGGTCGTCACTATAATTGTACACGGTATAAACATAATCATATATTGTCACATCGGCGGAGCATCCGCTAAATGAAGAATCCACGTCGTGCGTTTGTGTAATGGGTGCATAAAAATGATTGCCGCTCATACTTTCTTCTACAACACCGACCCAAACCTGTCGACCAGCAGCTATTGCGTTTGCAATTTCTCCATTCGTAACATTCGCGGTGAGCGATGTCATACCAGTGCCCGTGAAAGTAAGAGTGACTATGAGCGGAGCGGCGGAGGCTCCGCCGCCTCCTCCGCTCGATTCTTTTTCTACGTATACGCCCGAACCGTTACAAATATACGTAGTCTTGTTAGAGATGCAATACGCTTCATTACCGAAATCGACCTCGAGGTTGCTTCTTTCTTCGGGCGAATCTATGATGTATCTCTTATTGTGTGTGTTTGGGATCACACCCTCCCGTACAAGTTCTATCATATGCGTGTTCTCCTTGTGGGTTCGGAAGTACGCACTTTTTGATCGCGTTTTCCTACTGCTTATAAATCTTTATGTTGTTGATATCAGTATACGCCACACAGAACCGCACATAAGCTGTTCCAGTTTGGTCGTGACCACCAACGTCAGACAGCACAGTAGCTGTACCTGTCAATCCGCCAGCATCAAATGTCCACGCTTGATTGTTAGCATGGCCGGATGACCAAATATAACCCTTCGCGGATGTGTATGTTGCAAGCATTCCAGTATAGCTATTTGTGTCGAGTGCTTTGTCCGTTTCAATCCTGAATACATCGCCAGCCACAGCAGGAATAAATCCAGTCACAAGCTGTCCGTCAGCGTAAGCAACCGCACCTCCCGAAGAATTGATTCGCGCTCCTAAAGTCACATCTGCGTCATTCTCGTCAAACAGGTTGGTCGGTTCGTCACTGCCGCCTTCATCTGTAATCTTGTCCGCGGTAATGCTGACATTGGCAAGGGCGTTCACGTCAGTAATTGTAATGTTGCCCGTGTAGGTCACACAGATTCGGATATAAGCGACCTGTGTAATATCGAAGTAACTTGTGGGTATATAATTTCCGTCACTTGTTTTATTGATATCCATATATACTCCACCGTTGCTATCTTCGTATTTACATATTGTGTTATTCGTACCTGTATTTTTGTTGACGGTGAATCTGCCATAGTTCAGATTCATTACGGTCTTATCAGCCTTGCAGAACAGTATGCTTTCTTGTGCGCCAGTAGCGCGGAATCTCGTATCATTTCCTATCTCACGAATATGAATTCTCCACGGTTCAGATGTGTTTATACCGCTGACAGGGATAAAATCGGTACAGAAGTTACCGTTCTGCGCCGAAAAAGCACCCGAACTGCTAAACCGCTGATTTATCGTTGTTGTGGATAAGTCAAACAGTTCCTTCAGATGTTGTTCCGCTTCCGCGCTTATCGTGATGACAATCGCGCCACTGACGTACGGAATCGAAATAACGCCTTCGTCGTAAGCCGTAGCCGTGATATCGACACCGCCCATCGTGACGGATACCGTCGCTCCCTCAAGCGTGTAACCGCTATCAGCCGTTATGGTCGCGGAATATGATTTTGACTCTTCGATAGTGGTCGCTAAGTTATTCGTCGAACAATTCGTCAATGAGTTCGTAATATTGACTGTCGGCGCGTGAAGAACTTCAGGGGTTCCATCAATCATTGCAGTTCTGTATGCGTTGATCTCGTCTATCGTAATGCCGACAGACAGGGCAAATGTGACACACTTGTCACGGAACGTACTCCCGCTCAAAGCATTGATCTGTCCGATAAGATGCGCCCAGTCCGTTGTACCACCCTGATAGTTTTTATTTCTCGCGCGTTCCGAATAGAACGAAGTCAGTTCATAGTCCTTATCGCAATCGCTCTGTGAGACTCCGAGCAGACCTTCGAGAACGCAGGCGAGAGTTCCCGTTCTGTCAGCGCCCATCGAGCAATGGAACACGACGGGGTCTCTGTAGACCACCGCGCCGATTATCCCGCGCAGATTGGTCAGCCACGCGCCTGTGTTGGAAAGCGAATACATCGCGTAACTCGTATGCCCGATGAACCTCATCCTTCCGGGAAACGCGGGAACGCCGTCCGCGGTAAGATCGCATTCGGTGTTGATACCGAGTTCGTCGATAAACAGACTTTCGTCCTGTGCGCTCAACTCACCCGATCTGTACAGAAGACCGTACCGAACCGTCCCGCCGTCGCAAGACCACCCGCCGAGGTCGCGCATATTGCTCGTTGTAGATTTGATCCATCTGACCTGATCAAGCGGCTCGACAGTGCCCGCTTTGTTGGTCGTGGCGAACGGAGTCTTCTTGCCCGGCTCCTCGTTATAAAAAGTCACACCGTCGACGGTCTTCCCGATGGGTTTCGTGTTTGTTGCCGGGACTGCGGGAGTCGGAGCGTAGTCCCCGATATCAGACTCCGTATACGCCACATTGGTATAATCAACTTCCGCGATATAGTTCCTCACCGCTTCGGAGTCCTGATGCCAAGACTCGGAGACCTTTTCAGGAACATTAACCGTCACACTATTATTCAAAGTAGTGTCTATAGTCCCGTTCGAAGTCACCGTCGAGTGAGCGGTTTGATTAACTAATGCTCCGCCACTTACGACCTTACCTTCATCTGATGCGGAATAACTGTTAGGAACATTAACACTTGCGGACGCGTAACCAACCACGTCATGCGTTCCGTTGGCCGAGATCGCTTTCGTACCGGTATCAACGGCAGAAGCCGGAACTGCAACTTGAACGCTATTATTCCGGGTCGTATCGATTGTCCCATTCTGTACAACTTTTGCGTGAGCGGTCTGTGAGACGAGTCCTCCGTTGTGAACCACCTTTCCTTCGTCTCCCGCAACATAGGTGTTGGGTACGTTAACGGTTATTTCCGCACTTGAATAGTCGTTTACATTTTCCGTCGTAGTGCCGTTCTGCGAAATTGAAATGTTTTTCGTCCCAGACGGCTGAGGAACCGCAACACTAATGTTTACATTTGCATAATCGTAAACGTCTTCCAAAACTGTTCCGTTTTGAGAAACTGACACCTGTTTTGTGCCGGCAGGTGTAATGCCGGTTTCAATATTACCGATCTCCGTCGCCATTTGAGCCGGGGTCATTTGGTCGGTATCCCCCGTTTTAGCTCGTATCGCATCGGCTATATTTTTAAGAGATGTGTCCTGAATAATATATTCAGCCATTTTTATCGCCCCCTTAGAATGTATTTGACTCGGCTGATGGAATGCTTATTTCGACATTTACGTCGACATCCGCATATCCAACAACACTGTGTACGCCGTTTGTCGTGATATACTTTATACCACTATCCACCTCGGATGCGGGGACGTGCACATTCACAGGTGAATACGCTTTTCCCTCGTCGGCTGTATAAATGCCATTGGCCGTTACCGACAGTGATTCAATTTCGATGCCGCTCCCCCCACCACTCGACTTCTTCTCTATATATCTACCCGAGCCGTTACATATATAGGTGGTCTTCTCGGTGATACAATACGCCTCATTACCAAAATCGATGTCGAGTTGACCGAGTTCATCGGCCGTGTCAATAATATATTTTTTGTTTTTTGTATTCGAGATGACGCCATCCCTGATAAGCTCAATCATAGGGGCCTCCTTTCAAAGTAGTGTTGTCGTTTATTCGGATAGCCTATCACTATATGGTTAAACACCTACAGAGTACGTATAAATGTATCTTGAACAGTATATTCAGCCATTTTTATCGCCTCTTAGAACAAAATCGATTCAGCGGAGGGGATACTTACCTCGACGCTGTTGTTGTATGTGGTGTTAAACGTCCCATTTGAAGTTACCATTGCGTGAGGGGTCTGCGATATCAGCGTGCCGCTTGACACAACTTTTCCCTCGTCGCTGGCCGAATAGGAATTTGGCACTTCAACCTGTGCGGTAGCGTATCCTACTATATCGTGAGTCCCGTTTGAGGCGATTTGCTTTGTGCCGCTGTCGACCTCCGATGCAGGTACGTCTACATTTGCTGAGGCATAGCCTGTTACGTCGTGAATGCCGTTCGTGGAGATCTGTACAGTTCCAGTATCTTCTGAGGGCACATTCACAGTTACCGGAGACCATGCTGTGCCGGCGCGTGCTGTGAATACCCCGTTGGCATCCACGGTCAAAGGCTCAATTTCAACGATTGAGACGGCTCCGCCGCCGGGATAGTCAGCCGGGATTTGCCGGGGCATTACCGGAATGGTCGTTTCATACGTAGTGCGGTATTCGCTTGCGGCAATATTGGTATAGAAAAAAATCCTCATTGCCTCCGGCGTCGTAAGCATACTGTTTGGCACAACCGTGGTTAAAGTAGTTACCCCGCCCGGTGTGGTAATAGCAGGAGTTACTGAAATAGCAGTCCCGCAGCTTCCGTTTGCAAAATTGATGTCAGGGGCACGCGTGATTTCTCCGGCAGTAAGGCTGTTTGTTGTTTGAGCTGTTACTCTGATGTAGGCGCCCTCAGGCGGAACAACGAAAACCACCGTATCGCTGTTTATCCCGTTGAGAGCATCGCCTATCTTGTGCTTACTCGAGTCATACGCACATATACTTCGCACACTGTCTAAATACACGCCGCCCAACTGGATCTTTTGCCCCGGGGTGACCGGAATATAACCCGTATAAGCCGAACCGCTTGCAGAACGAACCACCCCGTCGGGATTGATATACCCCCCATTAGTCATTGTAATGCCGGTAAGATCGATTGGGGATATGTCGATATCAAACTCAACGCCTCGGATTTGAATTGAAATATTATAGTCCCATTGATAGAATTTTTTTATTTGCTGCCCATTGCTGTCGAGTATAACTACGCTCATTCGATCAACTCCCTTTTACAAAGGGCGGACAGTCAGAACCAGACTGAACGAACTCACCCGTACCATCCACAATATAAGTATTTTTGTCCTCCAAACAGTACGCGGTATATCCAAACGACAGCTCCTCTATTTCGGACAACTCCGAAATAGTGTCTACAATATAGTGCTTATTATTAACGTTCGGGTGATTACCAATAAAAGCTAATTGAATCATTGGTTCCCCTCCTTTCAAATCAAAAATACGGGCAAAATCCCCAAAGAAGTAATTGCGGGTATATTAGTCAAACTTCCCAAAGTTTGCTGGTCACCGGATATGGCAACCCACCCGGTTTGCGCAAGTTCACTATAGGGGCTTTCTTCAAGTACCGGGGATCTTGTCCAGTATCCGGCGTACTGTGTGGTATCTCTGATATTTTTCATTGCATATGAATTATTTGCGAAAAATGCATACTGGGACTGGCGTGTTGCTTCTTGATCGTACACATACCCCCCTCCCGTACCGGCTATCTCGACGGCGCTCAGCAGAGGGAGATAGTCTATGGACGCAGTGACGAGGTTTTCTACCTTGCCGTTATTAACCCCTTTGTTGTTTGAGAACTTCTTAATCGGCTTCATCTTCGCCCGAAGCGACGCCGGGAGGCACGACATTAAAGTATTCTGAACAGGAGTTGTTGCGCAAGCGACGGTTGCGTCATATCCTACACGAGTAATATCTGGTGCCGAACCATAACCGGACGGCGACACGTCGGTGCTTCCCAGAATGTCGTATCTGACATCGCTGCCCTTCCATCCTCCAAACCCGCGCACACCCGCGTGAATGATGTTGAACATTTTTGAAAACGAGGATCCAGTGCCGCCGTAGTCTGAGTCCGTTATACAGACATTTTGAAGGGCGTCCCCATATCCCAATCCAAATAACCCAAAGGAGATTCCGGCGCCTTCGTTGCGGCTGGAGGTTGAATTATTATTGTTATGATCAAAATCAATAATGACGGCATTCAGTACCATACTAACCGCTGCGTTTCCGATAATACCGGATATAGATACGGGTTTGTAGTCGCCGATCCCATAAAACTGCGACGCAGTCCCGGCCAGAGAACGCTCGGATATCACGTCCCACGAGTCTGTAATCAAATCGCCGTACGCTGAAATGTATCTAAACTGTGCCTCGAAAATGAGATCGCCGGTAATATTACTGGGATACCCGTTAGAGTCAAACGACGCCTTAGGCGCCCACCCTGCAAACTCGTAATTATTGGGATCGGGAGCATACGTCGGTGTGGGACCCGTATAGATAGCCGTACCGTTATAATCAACAGAGACTGTCTGTAATGTAGCCCCGTTAGCCTCAAAGGTCACGCTGCAGGGAAGAGAGCTCCTGGGTACGCTCACATTTATTATGTTCTTTGAGGTCGTATCGTACGTGCCGTTCTCCGTAACCGTCAATGCATCCTGATTAACAAGGGCGCCGTCGACTACCACTTTACCGTTATCGGCGGCCGAAACATCGCCCTGCCAAACATTAACTGTAACCCGTTTTTTGGTAGGGGTGTCATAAACGCCATTCGAATTTATTTCCATATCATCCTGAGCCTGAAATTCATAGTTTGCGTTTAAGACCTTCCCGACGTCGGACGCCTCATATGAGTTTGGAACGTCTACTGTAACCTGTTTAACGGTCGTTGTGTCGTAAGTACCGTTAGTATATATACCGGTCGACGTCTGTGTAACTAAGTTCCCGCTGCTGTCAACCACCTTATCCACATCGCCCTGGTTGACGTTATACGGTATCCCCATAGTGTCTACCTGACTGTACAGTGTCCTGTCAGGGGGCGTGTATACCCCACGCTCGGTAACCTCAAGAGAGATTGCCGTAACATCCGTAGTCGAATATTCTCCAGGTTTAGGACGGGCTATTACGGTCAATACTATTTCTTCGACTGTTCGATACCCCGTTTCTCCACCCTCAGCGAACGGGACGTAGATATATACAACGATTGGGCTGTCATCTTGCAGTAGAACGTCTGGGATGGTGGCAACGAGTCTACTGTTGTCTACCGTAGGTATAACCACCAGTGCTGTATCGGAGCACTGATGCGCAAAATGCAGGGTAGGCAGTGGATCGACTGGGAAGCCGCTGATATAAATTACCACATGGCTATCCCATTGATAGAGTTTATCAAGCAGGTGCCCCTGCGAATCCATAAGGGTGATTTCGCTCAAAACCATCCCTCCTTTCTGTATCGGTGTTTATTAGTTGTCGAATCCACCCGACCTATCAATCACGACAAGCGTACGAGTAAGGTCTGTGGTGAGGGCAAGATCTCCTTTTGCGTTCACACCGCGGAGATATTTCTTGTCAACAAGTTTCTGAACTGTCGGGCGAGCCCAATCCGGGCACTCTTCTACCGTGTTATATTGTGCTTTCGTGCGGTCGTTCAGGGCATTAAGATTCCTGATTACGCTCTGACTGAACGACTCAAACGTCGTCTGAAATGAAGTGAGCTGGGTTCCAAGTGCCTTGACCATCTTTTGAAGATCGCTCACCTGTGTCTTGAGTTGATTAAATTCGGTTCTTTCTGCGGGTGTCATAGGTCTCTCCTCTTCTACACGTTTTTGAAATTGTCGCCACAGCTCCGGGCTGTTAACCCACGGCTGAGGACATACTTTGCCGGTCACGTCATAATGGCGGCAAAGCTTGGCGTTCGGGAACATTTCCAGCAGATAGCACACAAGCTTTACTGTCATATTCACGGTCGCGTCGTCGATGTAATATACGCCGTCTTTATAAACGTTGCACATCTCGATCCCAATCGAATTCCGGTTGATACAACCATTCCTTGACGGCGGGTTATCCCCGCAATGCCACGCGGTATCGGTAACTTCGACGGATTGCCATATCGAATTGGTGTCAACGAAGAAGTGGGCCGACGCACCGACATATTTACTCGCAAAAGCCGCGCACTCATTTTTTGCGAGGTCGGGCTGATACGTGTTAGCCGTATAGTGGAGAGTAATCCACTCGACCGAGTAGCCGGCTCTTCCGCTCCAGTAGTTATAGGGAGTAAGAAGTTTGTTTATCTTAATCGCCATCTTCTATCTCCTCATCATTTTCATCATCATCCTCATCATCGTCCTCGCCAGCGTCTTCTTCGTCGTATTCTTCTTCGTGCTCTATGTGTTCGTCGTCTTCAGATATAGTTTCTTCCGTGGACGCTTTACCGTCTGCGGGTGGGGTGTTTTTCTTCTGAAGCATATCCAACGCCTTCTGAATAACGCCGGGAATCGGAATACCCATAAGGCCGGCATTCTCTACGATGCTGATAAGCTCGTTCAGGATGAACGCGATGCAAACGCCGTCACGTACCATATTTACTTTCAGCACGATATCAAGCTGCGCCCCTATAAGAACAAACAAGAGGGTCATACATTTCTTGCAAATTCCCTTAAACCCGACTTTACTCGAGAGCGCGCCGCTTTCGGTCTTCTTCGATTCTTTGAAGACTCCGGCAACGATCAGTCCCGAAATGAAGTCAATAGCCATAAAAATAACCAGTGTAGTCAATGCGGCGTTCCACCCCCCGACGAGCCACGAAATAAAGCCTCCCACGACTCCCGTGACAGTGAGTATGAAATCTTTCATTTTCTTCCTCCCGTTTTATTTTTCCTCCTGAGCCGCCATCTCTTTTTCGTATTCGGCTTTATCCGCCTTATACTGTTTCAGACTCGCGGCGTGGACTTCTTGGAGGATATCCTTCAGAGCGCTCTCAATAACAAAAAACGGGAGTTGCGCATTGTTGCACAGCTCCACGAGAGCGCTCACAAATTCTTCTTTTGCAACCGTTAGCGGTTTCATAAAATAGCCCTTTCATTCTTTTTTAATGAGTTTGTATAAGTCCTGAACTGCTCCGACCAGATATGGTATGAGATGCATCGGCTTAACGTAAAGCCGCCCGCTTTTATCGTCTTCCTGCACCGCGTCGGGAATAACCTCTCTCAACTGTTGCGCGATGAACCCGATGTCTTCGTGCTTATCAGTTTCGACCCAGTCGAACGAATTCAGCTTGATGGAATCGATGAGCGTAAGCGCACTGTCAGTATATTCCTCTATATTCTTCTTCAGGCGGATGTCCGAGGGCGCCGTCACAATGGCGTGCTGTATAGTATAACCATGCATATCGATGTCGTGATAAATGTCAATACTTTGCGAACCGTCCAGAATCCTTATGTCGGAGTAAATTTGCATCACGTTGCTCGGATGGATCCATATATCAGCATCGAGATGAAGACCCTTTTTGAAGGTATACAGCGTGGGGTCGAGATCCTTGGACATATAAGAGAGTACGGGCTCGTAAGTCCCGTTCTCGGTATCTTGGCTTGTCCACGCCATAAAATAGCCGTCGTAATCGAGGTCAAATGCCAACCCCTTATACTGCTCAGCCGACCCGGAATAGTAGCTTGTACCGATTTTTCCGATGTGAGCATTGTTGTCGGGGTTATAAAAATTGCTCCCGGTTTGGTCAAAAGAAATGAGCTTCTGATAGTTATACGGATTAACGTAGCTTTGATATATATTCAGCTGCGCCATTCCACCCACATCTTCGATACGGATCGTCTCGCCGTTGTTGTTCCACGCTATTTGAACCGCCTCTGGGTTTAAATATAACGACCCGCTGCTCGTGAGACCGAGCAGCATTTTCGGGCTCAGCGGATCGGTATTATCGGTGACTTCCATAAGGTTGTCGCCATTGTCTCCGGGAAATATCCTGATCGCGTTACGGGTGTTTTGGATGGTTAGACCTGTGTTATCAAACGTAACCGTGTTGTCTTCGTTTTTTAAGAAGACATTTTCGCCGATAATAATATCGCCGATTATCGCTTGGCCGTTTATTCCATACACCTCAGTATCCCGCCACAGCATCCGTCCGATAGCGGTTTTGGCACTCGACCATCCGTCGTCGGTGAATATAATGTTTTGAGAAGTGATCTTAATCTGCCTCGGGTCGTACGTTCCGGTACTTGCATCATACGCCTTTCCGGTCAGCCCTGAGCCGTCAATTACTATTTCCTCATTTGCAGATGCGAACGCCGCCTGCACTGTGATGTCACGAGATCCCTGGATTTCAGCCTTCATCTCGTCAAACTGCCCCTCTTTAACTGGCGCAATCGCGTTGTTGATAAAGTTTACGGAGTTGGCAGACTTGCTGATTTGTCCGAGTACCTTCTTATAAAGCGCCTTCGGATCACTTCGATTCAACTTCCCGGCAAATTTGAGGGACATTGTCTGCTCATCATAATTTACCGTAATAGACGAAAGAAACAGCGAAGCCACTTCGTCCTGGGTGTCGGTTCGGCGATAAAGAACGTCAATAATGCATCCTGTCTCGAGCTCGTCGCTCCAACGGGCAAACTCTCGGACAAACAGGCCGCTCTCGGAATCCACCGTGAATTCCGGGTTAGGCTGGCTGACCCTGTTCAGCTGCTCTACGCCCCGACGATACAGAGCTTCCATCTGCTCAAACTGTTCATCGTATGTCATATCCTCGGTGATGGTCAAGAACTCGTCTGTATAGCTGCCCTCAAAGATAAAATTCCTGAGTTCGTCTACCAGCTCGGGTGTGTTAAAATAATGGGACTGGCTCGTGAACCCGTTCCATAAGTTATCATAGGCGATTTCGGAGCTATAACTTGCCGCCTGTGTCACAAGCGTGCGCAACGTCGCCCGTTGAGTTGCAAGACCGCTGTTGACTGAAGATATCTGAGAATCTACAGCTCCCAGCATCCGATCAATCGCCCCGGCAGGTATTGACGCCCCGCCGTTTGCAACAATCGCTTGATTATATTTATTTAATTGTGACGCCCCACTCTCGGCGACTATGTTGTCGCGTAATCTTTGGTATAGTTGTTTCAGCAGTTCGAGTCTTTCAATCTCCGATTGTGTATTAGACTGTTCAGTTAAAACGTGATAATATTTTTTATTTACGCTGAGATAATGCCCGATGCCGTGATGACTGGGGTTTTCGTCTGCCAGTCCCGCCTCCCAGTTGGCAATCGCCGTCCTGAGTGCAGAGCTCATCCAGGGCTTGTAATAATCAAAATTATAGATTATATTTGTGCCGAGAGGATTGACGGATCCTATCCCTGTGTCGTCACTTGCCCTTACGTTAAGCGCCGAAAACACCTCGTCCGAGTTCTCGGTAATTTCCATCGTGTCGATAAAATCGTACACCGAGAGCTGAATGTTCGTTTCCCGGGAAAACTCGTTCTGATCGTATACGTCGATCATACGCAGTGAGGGGTCGAATATAAAGATACATTCATATGCTTCCTGAAGATTCTCGGTCAGGAATGTCAGGCAATCCAGCGTCGGGTCGACGTCTTCAAATGTTCGCATTTTCCCGGCGAGACTCGGCGCGATATATCTGATAGTCCAGGCAGGATATGCAGACGTTGCATATGCGCCGTCAGAAGCTATCTGTTCGCGTATCTCTCTTTCTTGCTCCTTTGCAAGACCCATATCATATTTGGCCTGTTCAAGCGCGTCGACCGCCAGTGAAAGTTGCGAGTTGATTGCGGCCTCCATGTTTTCGGTTGTATCCTGTTCTATGGTTTCGCCGCCGTTCTGCTCTATTGCGTCGTTGAAGTCTTTAATTGCTTTCTCATACGCCAAAGTCCCCGGCAAAATATCTCCGGGATCATCGATGAATGCCATAAATTCTTCATACAAACGAATAAGCGTCTGACACCGTTCGATTTCTTTTTGAATCGTATCCTCTTCCGTCAGAATGTCATAATATGCCTTATTGATACCGAACGAAGACTGCAGCACCTCCATCACTATATCGAGTATTCCTTTATGGTTGTTTTGAGTGAACAGATAATATGTCCCGTCCTCAATATAGGGAATGCTTTGCTGCTGTATCTCGATCTCTGCGGACTGTGCTGAAACGTCTTTGTAATACGCGCCTTCTGAGTATCCCGTCTTTACGCTTGTTATCGAGAAGTACCCTATGCCGTCAACGTATATCAGCCTGCGGGCTAAAAGCCCGTTAAAAACGGTGTTGTTGCGCCCGTCGATGCTTTTGTCACCCCTAATAACGCGATTCATCCTGAAGTTCAGCTCGGAGGGGGCGTTGAAATTATAGATGATTTCTTCGGCTTCGGTGTCAACTATCGGGCCGATCACTCTGTTGTCGGGCTTGGAAATTCCAAGGTGTTGGCTCCCAGGATTACATAGAGTCATCAGAGGTTTGTCAACCCTATTCAGCGAGTTGTATTTAACAAGCATTACCAGAACCTCCTATTGGCAAACGTCACCGACAAAGAGGTTATATCGGCCGTAACTACGACCTCGTTTTCCCCGTTCAGCAGCCTCGGGAAATTACGGGCGGACATTTTCAGATAGTATTGACCGTTGACATAATTATTTGCGCTGTCTAACGTTATAACTGCACCTCCGGGGAGCCCTTGTTCCGGATTCGCCACAGACGGTGGTGGAAAACGTGTAAGTCTACTCATATCGTCCGTATAGTTAGTCCATAAAAAACCGCCGCCGTTGGCAACCGTGGTAAACTGCACAACGGGATATGTATAATCATCGATGTCTGTATCAACGTTGATAGTCAAGGTGACAGGGGTGTTTGTGCTGAATGTATATGTTTTGGTAACCTCATCCTGCCACCACATCGGGCTATCTGCTTCTAATGTTGCTTTATAACCCACAACGCCGCCGTTAAAATATAATCTCTCGGCGTTAAGAAAACGGCAGTTGAGATATAAACGCTTGAGTTCTCCGTCGATTATTTCTCCGGTCTCGTCGTACTTGTCATCCATCATATCGAGGTAGAACTTCCGATAGTTTGCTCTGTTAAAGAGCCAGCGTTCTATCTCTCTTCTGCGTTCCGGCGGGAGTATACACTCGTCGTCGGTAACTATGTTTACGTCGAAGGACGTCGGGCTTGAGTAATCGTTGCTGACAATGTAGTGACGGGTGTTCTTTTTATTGTAGATAAGTTTGCCGGACATCTCGGACGCAATCGACCGGTTTTCCTCCGCGTCGACAATCGCGATAATCAGCCCGTACTTTCGTGAGCTCTGGCCGCCATATTCAAAGTGCGACCCGTAAAATTCTGCCAATACGCCCCTCCTTTCTTTATATTTGAGCGGGCGGCGTTACTCACGCCGCCCATAACTCAATAACTGAGACTGTTGATTTCTTTGAGCATAAAGTCGACCGCCTTACGCTGTTCGCGTCTGATCTGCGAAATAGTCTCGCGGTCTGCATTACCCTGAATAATAATATCGCCCATCTCGATGGCGTTTGTCTGCACCCTCGAGCCGATACCCTCGGGCACTTTACCGGTGACTTTCTGTACAAATTTCTCCAGCAATTGCGAACCGCCGTTTGCAAATCTGTAAAGGAAGTCGCTCGCTCGAGCGTTTAGTACCTTTTCTCCGCCGGAGAACATCTTGTACTTACGCCCGTTCGAAGATTCGAATATCGTCTCCGAACCCGCCTCGTCTATGCCGCGCAGTCCGGGAATAGCCCACGAAGTGCCGCTCGCATAGCCGCCGCCGGAGGGATAACGATACCCGGTGGCGTTCGCAAGGTTTGCCCCTCCGAACATACTGCCGTAAAGCGTCTTGTAATCCTGCAGTGCCTTATACGCGTTCTCCCAGGCGCTTGTGATAGTATCGTCGATGCCGTCTCCGTATTCGGCGTTCCAGGCTATCATCTCTTGATAAAGACTTACGGAACCGCTCTTGATATCGCGCAGCGCTTCTTCATAAAGTTCTTTCGCGCTCTTATACTTCTCATCGAGCGAGTCGATTTTGGCGTTAATCGCCTCTTCCTGCTTTGCATACTCGTCGTCGAGCAGTTTTGTTGCCGCATCTCTCGCGTGGTCGCGCTCGAAATCGGTCAGCTCCTCTTTGGCCTCTTTGAGCTGTTGATTCAGTTCGGCGCGTCGCTTGGCAGCCGCGGCAGAATCATCGCCGCGAATCTGCGCGAGTTTCAACTCAATATCAGTGACGCTCTTACGCTTCTCCTCCTGATCCCTCAGGTAGTCCTCTTCGTCGAACGAATCCTGAAGCATCTCTTTTTGCTTATCGTAGAAATCTTTGAGAGCGTCGAGCTGCTCCTTCAGCGCGTCTTTCTGATCGCTGACTTCTTGCTCGAGCATCTTCTTGCGATAGTCTACAAGCTTGTCAAGAGCACTTTGCGCGTTTTCGGCAAGTTTCTGTCTGCCGTCATAGACCTCTTCTTCGTACTTGCGGTATTCGTCGAGATCGTGTATGCCCTCTGCGTACGCCCGCTTGTAGGCTTTGTCGAGCCAAGCGAGGTACTGTGCCTCGGTCTCTTGTTCCATTTGAACGCGATGCTTATGCTCGGCAAGTTGAATATCAAACCATGTTTTGGCTTTCTCTGCAGACTTCTCGGCAGCGCTTTCCGCCTTCTCGGCTGCTTTTGCCTCGCTATCAAGGTATGACTGGTATGAGCTGCCGCCGGTATATTCACCAATGAAATCGTCAATTTTTAGCTTTTCATATGCAAGCGGCTCGTTAAGAATTGTTTTTGCATAATTCTGCACAGCCATCCACTGCTGAGAACCAACCGCCTGATACTTGGGGTCGGCGAGAAGCGTCTTAACCTTTTGCAGTCTTTCAAGAGACGCAGCGGTTGCCCCAGCAGCGTTTGCTTCGTTAATGAGATTCTGAACGTCAGAATCAGTGATTATTTTCTTGGAGATTACATCGTGTTTCGCGATAGCGACACGTTCGAGCGACTCAATAAGCGTTGCTTGAACACCCATCGAATTTAAAAATCCGACAATGGTTTTCTGTGTGTCTTCGTTAAGCTCGTCGGTAACGCCAAGTTGTCTTAAATACGCTTTGGTAAGGTTGGTAAACGCACTGCGACAGGCGTCTATGTCGTCGGGAGAGTTCGATACTGTCCAGATAAATTGATTGAATTCATCGGTGAATTGACCGAAAGTTTCAATGAACCCGGAGTCCACCAGAGAAGAAAAGTCAAATCCATTGCCGTTCGCAATATCGGTGAAGATTTTATCGAGGGTGTTAAGTCCGCTTGTGGCGCCGCTGAGCTTTTCAAGAGACCCTTTAAGCGATTTAACCGCGCCATCTACGGTCTCTAAGTCATCTTTTCCCCTTTGAGCCAGGAAATCGAATAGGGCGCGGACATCATCGACGGATAATCCGACAGCCTCCATATCCTCAGTTATCGCGAGCGCGATATCCGAGCCCGACTCAAATTCGCTCCAGAAATCCTCTTCATTGGTTACGCCATATTGACCAATAATTCGGCTAAAAGCGTCGAGTTTGGCGCCCCCCGTCTTGTCAAGCAAAATATTGAAATAGTCTTCGACATTGCGCAAGAAGCGCAGGTATTCGTTCGCATTTTTTTGATTTTCCGTTGTGGGATTGGGTATCCACTCTATGCCGTTAGTCAATTCTGCGATATCATCCAGCATCCCGCCAAGATAATTCTCGTAGGCTTCGAGCTGCGCTTTCGCCGCTTTAGCGGCATCGGCGTTACCAGACTTCAGGGCGTCTGAGTATGCTGTTTGCAAATCGCCCAAAGCGTCCTTCGCGTCGTCGATTATTTGTTGGGGGGATATCTCGTACGTAGTGTCCGTCATAAATTGGTCAGAAATACCCCATGTTGCCGCTCTTAGGAAGAATCTTTTCCAGAACTCGCCGGCAGAGTCAAACCCCGAAATTTTGCTCTTGTATTTCCGCCAACGACTGCCATCCTGTTCGATTGCTTTAGGTATATCGCCAGCCCACGCTGCTTCTATCCCGAGCGCCTCGAATAAATCGCCGCTTTTAGTGTTAAGCCAAGACTCTGCACTGTTTACGAACGACGATCGGACGTTTTCTTCTGCACTATTCTTGCGTTTTCCCTGAAGATCTTTTTCTCTTTCAAGCAGGCTGACGCTTTCGCGCAACTTCTCGAGCTCTTCCTCGTCGACGAATGTCGGGTTGTCGAGTTCTTCCAATTCGCTAATACGCTCTTTATACTCGGCAACCTTTTTAGTAAGCTCTTCAAACTCAGCAGTTGCCTCAGAAAGCTCGGACTTTGCCGTAACAAATTTTTCCTTAGCCTCTTCGGCAGCGCGTTTTGCTTTTTCTTGTATGCTGTCTATAAACTTAGAGATGAGGGCGATTGCCGCAATTACCAAGGCAACCCAGCCGCCCGACTTAAACCAAGCGGCGATACCTTTCCCGAGGTTGCCCATGGCCGTGCTAAACCCCATGGTTTTCAACTGGGCGGCATCCATTTCGGCGGTTACCATAGTGAGGTCCCCACCCATAGCCGTTAGGGCAGCAGAAGCGTCTTTAACACCCATAGTACCGAGTAAAATTATCTTCTGCAATCCCGACAATGAAGAACTAACCGTCCGAATAGATTTTAAAATTGTGGCCCGAGCAATAAGGCCTGTTATAACAGGGATTACAACTTTAAGCCCGCCCAAAGCGTCAATAATTTTAGTGAGGACTCCAAGGATTCCGTTAAGTGCTTCGATTAACCAACGGGCCCCTTCGACCACATCTTCAATCCAGTCGCTCTTCACAACATTCTGTGCCAAATCCTGGAACGTCGCTTTAAACTGGTTAATTTTACCCTGTGCTGAGTCGAGATAGATATCGTATGCGGTGGTTAGTGCGCCGGCGCTGTTTGACATCGAATCCATCGCACCGGTTGCTTCTTGAATGTTTTGAACTATCGACAAGAACACGGACTGCATTCTCACGCCGGCGACCTCGGTAACCAACGCTGATTGCTCCATGTCGGTCATATTGTCCCACTGCTTGGCGATATCTACCATGATATCGTATGTGCTTCTGTATTCGCCGTTTGTATCGCGTAGGGCGACATTGGCGTCAGTAAGTGCCTTAACTAAATCCTCGTACTTGGATGTGGTCATATCCTCGCCAAGTTCTTCCAGGTCTGCCTTAGTGTTACGAAGTCTGGCGGTTATCGTACGGATTCCTGTTGAGGCTTTTGCGGCGTTCTGGATTGTCGTATTGGCTGCTGTTAAAAGCGCCACCGACTCTTCGAACGAATTATTTGCAGCAGCAAGAGCTGACGAAGCGTTGTTCATACCTTCGGCAATCTGCGCCGTGCTGATAGGGTAGTTGTTACCCACTTCTACCAGTTTATCCATAACGGATTCAATATTATCTATATCGATCTCAGAACTATACGCCTTGAGGATAGCAGTAATCGCATCCGACGCCGCACTCGAGTCGATGTTTGCGACGTTCTGCAACATCGTTGAATACTCGGCGAGTTTCGCCGACTCATTCAACGAATAGCCCAGACGTGCGAAAACCGTTGCACTATTCGTCAAATCGGTAATGCTTGAACCGATGCGCTTTGCGGAATCCCCAATAGTATCCGCAAAATGCGCCATTGTTTCGTCAGACGCCTTAGTGACGATTTGCAGCTGGGTAAACGCAGAATCAAGCTCGATTGAAGCCTGAATCATTTGCTTGACCGCGCGATACGCCGCCATTATGATGCGCGTCGTACTGAACCACGCAGAGAACTTTTTAACAGTTTCGGACAGCCTATCGCCGAATGTCTTTACATTCTCACCGTTTTGCTCAAGGATAAAATTTGATTCCTTGTTGCGTTCGTTAAGGTTGGTAACAGCGCGTGCGTAGCCCTCCCCGGTTATCTTGCCGCGCTGATACAGAGAAGCAAGTTTATCAAGCGCAGCCTGATTCTTTTGGAGCGTGGCATACGCCTCTTGGCTGCCCGGCTTATTGCTGTTCTGAGCCCGCGTGAACTCATTAAGAGACTGAGCAATATTACGGTACGCTTCGGCGCCTTTACGTGTCGCCGCCTCGCCCTTCGCTCGATCTTGGGCAAGGCGTTTCTGCTCCTGCTCCTCCGCCCTCTCCATATCAGCGACGGCCTTGAGATTTTCTCTTTCTTCTCGCGTAGCCTCTTTTCTTTCGTTTGCTAACTCACGATATCCCGACGCTGTGACCTTGGAGGCAGCCTTCCTCTCTTGAGCCTCTTTCCAAGCCCACGCAGCGCTTTCTTCGCTTATATGTTTCTGCTCCGCTGCGGCCTCTTTTTCCTTGTTTATTCGCTCTTGTTCGTAGTTGGTTGTGTTAATTATTTCTTTGCTGGCTTTATCTTGAGCGTCAGTCCGAGTTTTAATTGTTTGGGAATAAACTTTGTCTGCAGTCGAATACTTCTTTGTCGTTTCTTCGAACGTTTCTCCGGTTCGCTTTGTTTCGCTGTTCAGGCGCATCGTGGCATCTGCGACTTCGTTAATACCGTTCGCAACGCCAACTGTAATCCCACCGGAATCACTCGAAGCAGAAGCGCCCTGAACGTTCTTAAGTTCACGTAATGATTCAGCCAGATTCGCTATCGCTTCTATAGACCCCTTACTAACCTTAATATTATTAAAGTTAGTTAAGTCGACCTTTGATAGCTTATCGAGAGCGCCTACGTTTATCTTCGCTAATTGCGGCAAATACGTCGCAAGATTGTTAAGCGACGTCTTCCGTACATTTAAGTTTTCAAACCCACTTAAATCAAAGTGGATAGTGCTTACTCCTTTAGAGCTCAGCGCTTGCAGTTGCTGTATCAGGTAGACAATATTATTGACAGACTTTGTGCCAAAACTACCCTGACCTATTGCGGCAATATTTTTAAACGCCTGCGAAATCCCAGATAGGGCACCCGCGTCAATGCCCGCAAAATCATTTAACGAGGTTACGAGTTTGGCGATAGATTCGTAAGCGCCACGCGTCTCTTCATCTGCACTCTCCGCGGATATAGCAATCCGCGTTAGAGTTTCAGACAGATTACCGCCTCCGCCGCTCCCGCCGCCTCCGCCAGCCCCTAACTCCGACATACGACTTGACAGTTCGGATACGGTGGCAGAAAGCGTCTCGAGGGTTGCAGAAAATGAGGCAATCATCCCCGAGTCAAGTGCGCCGCCATTGGAGCCGCCACTAAGGTCTATCAAGTGACTCCATTCCGTTTTTACTTTAGTTATAGCTTGAGACGCAGTTAAACTGCCATCTGCAATTTGGGCAAAAATCCCATTAAACCGCCCATCTTCATTACTCAAATTGGCCATGGTTAAGAAAGCTTTGAACTCGCTTGCCGTCTGTCTTGCAGTCTGTTCAAACTTGTTCAATTTGGTTTCCATTTCGTCAAGCCCAGAAAGCGATTTGGTTCTATCCAACTCATAATTGGTTTCGGCGAGCTCGTCGTTTAGCTCATCTATTTGGTCATTTAATCTCGCAATACGCTCATTGGCAGCGTCTAATTCGCTATTTAGTCGACGTATTTCTTCTTCGCCGTCGACTTTGAAGTGAACCTCGTTGGTGGTTTCATTGTGTATACCAAAGCCGAAACCGTCAACACCCTTGCCCATAAACACAGTACCCCCTTTCCGTTATTATCTATGTGATACGTGCACCAAATTTTTGTTGTATCTCTCTTTCGAGCAACCTCTTCTCCTCACTCCAGATTCGCTGAAAGTCTTCATGTGCCAGACCATCGGCATAATCTTGCAATCTATATTTAAAATCATCAAACGGAGAATCAGCAGCCTTTGCTGCCCTACGTCCCCAATACCTATATATACCTTCTGGGGTGCGCCAGTGTGGTACACCGGGGCTCGGGTGATCTTCTCCATAAGCTGCGCCGCCGTGCCAACCCTCTTTGAATACTGTCTGGTAAAGCCCATCTTCTCCCGTGTAACCAGTACGGTAAGGAGTCATATTTTCCGGATGGAAACTAATCCAGTATGACTCCCCGGTTAGTTCTGTGTCCAGAATGTCGTAAAGGCTTTCATTTCTGTCGTAATATTTGGGTTGATAATTGTCGTAAAATGCGGCTACGGCGTCTCTAAAACACTCCTGTATTCTTTCGTCAACTAATTCGATGTACCGATCACTCGCACGCTGCGTGGCTTCGTTCATACATTCCAAAACTTGATCGGCAATTTCCTGCGCCCTTTCCTTCATTTTATTTATATAATCGTCCGCGTTAAATGCCATTGTGTTATCAATCCTTTACAGGCCAACTTTTTTTGATGCCCTCCGCTTAAATCTTAAAGCACAAGGTGGAGAGTGCACTATTTCAGGTCATCCGTATACTTGCTTTCATGCCTGTTCCCTAAAACAGCCTTCACAATCGCTTCTTCGTTCAATCCATTTTCGCTAATGGCTTTAATTGCCGCAGATAGGTCTCCGCCGCTAATTTCGCCAAACATATCGGCAAACTTAGCTTCAAGTCCCTCCACAGCGCCGCTAACCGTCTCGAGTTGGCGAATGGCGATTGCAGTTGCAATAGAGTTATAACTGTTCAGGCGGTTGTCTATCGCTTTCTGTATACTCTCATACTGAGTCGGGTTAATTTCACTTTCCACCAACTTGACCAAATCCTCGGCGGCTGTTACCAACTCATATGCCTTAATCATGTTCGAAGGGAGCGTGATATTCGCGTAATAAGTTAACAAGGCCGCCGAGTTTAAAAAGTCCCGCACTTCGGGGTGGTACTCTTCATTCTCTCCAAAGAAGCAGCCGGCGACAACTTCTGTAACATATTGAACAACCAAATCAATAGACAGCGTCGGACAAACTTTAATTTCCAAATCACACCATTTAACAATTCGCTCTTCTTTGTAATCGCCTATGGTGTCGCACGCCTTCTCAAACGCGTTCACAGAAATCCTCTTTGATGTACTTTTCTTTGCCATTTTAATGTTTCCTTTCATTCTTTATTTATTTTTACCCGCAACTCCGTTCTCGGCGTTTCGGCTTCCGTATAACACTCCAGTGTCAGTCGGTAGATGTGTCGACAGTCGTCATCCACTATCATCCCGCTCTCGACAAGCCCGTCGAGAATGAACTTCGGCACGCTGTTATCGATGTCGTGCCGCCGCGCAGTAGGATAGTAGATGCGCTGCTCTATCTCGCATCTTTCGATGCGCAGGTCAGAATAACCTTGGTCGGCGACGAGCCACTTGATGAAGTTTTTCCACTTCTGCTTCAAGCCGTTCATCGCGGCTCGCTTCATAATCATCCACTGGTTGATACTCTCGTGATACGGTTGCTTAATCGGAGGAACGTGCGCCTTTGGGTGATTCTCAAAGTAATATTTGGTGTACTTATCGACCACATCCTGGTCAATTATTATTGTTATCGTTTTTGATTTCATAAGTCCTCCGGGCGAGATAGAAGAAGGCTGCATCTTACGATGCAGCCTATTGAGCTATCAAAGGGAGGGCGGTATTATTCGCCCTCCTTATCTTCCTTGCCTTCTTCTTCGAGACTTTCGACAACTTTGGGTTCCGGTTCAGGGTTTGCCTTCTTGCCTTTTTTGGGCGAAGCCTTTTTCGGTTCGCCCTCAACGAGCTCCCCGCGCGCAATCAGCACTTCTCGAAGATATTGGGTGCCATGCTCGGGACAGCAGGCCACGTCCTGATACCGAAAAACGTTGTTGGGATTAGGGGTCTTGCAGTAGGGATACTCCTTACCGCAAATCTTGCAAATTCTTGTTCCTTTCATACACGGTTACCTCGTCATCCGTTAGAGACGTCTTCAGTGCCTTCGCCGAAAACGGTGTACGTCCACAGAAAGTCTGCGTTTCCACAGGCGCCCGCCTGGGCGACCGCTTCGAATGAGTGAACCGCCTGGCTATCGCCAAACTCAAGCGAAAACTCACCCGAAAAGTCGGCTTTCGGAACATATATTTGAACGTGGTAAACATTCGAGCAGTTATCTTCTGCAAGGGCGTCAATGTACAAAGCGGCCTTACCCGAGTAATTCTCGCTTCTGTTTTCGAGAACGTCGGCGGAAATCTGTCTCTTGTAGAAGCAGACGACCTCGCTGCCGGCACTCATCCCGTTACCGAATGTCAGACGTCGTGTGCTGGGTGCGTAAGCGAACTGGTTACTCGTCGGGTCTTGGGCGACCTGTGTCCACTTAGTTCCCAGAGATCCGTCGGGATTTCGTGTGTAAAGCGCCTCAATTTCAGCGCCCGTAGAACCGACCGCCACATACGTCGTGTCAGCGTAGGGCGCACCCGTGCCTGTAGTCAGAATGGTAAGATAGTCCGTCCACAGAACCTGCGTGGTCTTCGTGGAGAACGTTCCGCCCGTCTGAGTCTCAAGCAGACCGCCGGAAACAAGACCGTTCGTGGCAGAAATCGTCACTGACTTATTGCGCTTCAGCGTGTTGAGAAGCCTGCCCTGTCTGCCGGTAACGTCCTGCGTTTCCTGAGACTGAGCAAGCGTGGCATTCTGCAGTTCGTCAAGATTCCATTTATATGCTCCGCCAGCTCCTGCAAGTTCGAAAGCACTGATAGTTTCAATGCTTGTCAAAACAAGATCAGGGATCATAGAAATACCTCCTTAGGGTAATCAGGCGTCAGCAGTGTTTTCGCCGAATACAGTGTACGTCCACAGATAGTCCGCATTGCCGCAAGCGCCGGCCTGAGCGACCGCCTCAAACGAATGAACCGCCTGGCTGTCGCCGAATTCAAGCGAGAATTCGCCGGAGAAGTCGGCCTTCGGGACGTAAATCTGAACGTGGTAAATGTTCGAGCAGTTATCCTCTGCAAGCGCGTCGATGTAGAGAGCGCACTTGCCGGAATAGTTCTCGCTTCTGTTTTCAAGGACGTCGGCAGAGATGTTTCGTTTGTAGAAGCAAACAATCTCGGTTCCCTCAGCGACATCGGTGTGGAACTGAAGCTTCTTGGTGTTAGGGGTATATGTGAACTTGCCCGTCGCAACGGTAGAAGCAACCTGCTCAAGCTTAGCCCCGAGAGATCCATCCGCGTTACGGATATAAAGCGCCTCGATTTCCGAGCCGGCAGTTCCAACCGCTTTATACGAAGTCGTAGCGTCGTGAGCAGCCCCGACAGTGAGATAGTCCGTCCACAGAACCTGCGTGGTCTTCGTGGAGAACGTTCCGCCCGTCTGAGTCTCAAGCAGACCGCCGGAAACAAGACCGTTCGTGGCAGAAATCGTCACTGACTTATTGCGCTTCAGCGTGTTGAGAAGCCTGCCCTGTCTGCCGGTAACGTCCTGCGTTTCCTGAGACTGGGCGATGGTAGCGTTCTGAAGCTCGTCAAGAGTCCATTTATATGCCCCGCCAGCTCCGGAAAGTTCAAAAGCACTGATAGTCTCAATGCTGGTGAGTACCAGATCAGGAATCATAGTAGTTTCCTCCATATTTATTTGTGATAAAGCCATTGGAGATCATCCTGGCTTAAATGTTTTGTGTCGATGGTGCCCGCATAGACACCCCGCATTCTGTTATCATAGTCGACTTTATGCATTATCTGCGCGACGCTCTCGTTAAACTGATACATGCTCAGGTCGAGAACCGTCTCGTAGTTGTATTTGAATTGCTCTGTGTTTACCAGCGCGACTATGAGCGTTTCGAGCTGTGATGCCCGTTTCTTTTTTTTGTCACGCGCTCGTTTTTTGCGGGCGCGTTCAATGAGATACTTTTTACCCTCTTCGTTTCCGGGCTTGCGCTGGTCTTGAGAAAGATGGTGTACCTTGCGGAGCCACGATGCTATCTGTTGCATGATAGCCCTGTCTATTACGATATCATTCTCCCTGTCGATAACGACCAGCTCATCGTTTTCGGTATTGACAGCCCTCTCAAACTTGGTCAGGTCAACGCCGCCGAGGATTTTTGAAGTATCCTCTTCGCGTATACCGGGAAATAAAAGCAGAAAAAGTTCCCATTCGTTAATTGTTGTGAAATCAACCCCTGCGTCGTCAAGCTCCACCATAAAGTCGATTGGCATAGCGGTGAATAACGAAACCAGAGAATAATACTTATCCTCGTCTTCGAGTACCTCGCCAAGCGTCGGTATGATGATACTTATCTTATCGTTAACGGGGACGGAGCGTTGGTAAAGCAAATTAACGCTGCCCAATCAAACTCCCTCCCGTCTGTTGGCAGGGGTCGCCCTGTTCGGGTCATACGTTCTGTTCCACTCTTTTGCCCTGTAAATCATATACTTCCCCTGATAGTCCGTCATCGGCGCAAAGCGCTTGACCGAATACAGGTTAAGTTCACCGAGCCCGTAGAATCTGCTGCCGTTAATCTTCTGATCGATAAGAGAACAGAGTTCGTCTGTCCGCACACCGCCTTCCGGAAGGCGCAGCAGGCTGCGATGAGAAAAGACCCAAATAGGCAGAGTGGGTAAAAGGAACGTTTTATTAAACGACTCGAGCACGTCAACGTCAAAGCAGACGTATGTAACGCCGTGCTCCGCCGTATCGGGGACATATTCGTACGGGAAGACGCGTTTGTAGGCAAGCTCCCTCGGATCCTCGAATTCGTGTTCGTGGTCGATTAGGTTGACAATTTGTTCGTCGCTCAGCAAATCTTTCATAAGCTGAGCTTTGTAGTTGTACAGTTCAGACAGATTCAATTACAGCCACCCCTCTCTTCCGTTCCCGCTGCCTGTCGGCGTCGAGCCACTGTTGCCGGTCCCGGCATCGCCTCCGGCACTCGAAGAGCCGTCCGTTCCGCCGGAAGAACCCGACCCGCTCTGCGGGAAATATTTATAGTAATCAGCAATCTGAAGCTCGAAGTTGTCATCCTTGGTCGAGTTGACCTCCTGCATGACAAACTTGTAAGCGCCGTAATCGTTGAACGACCAGCCGAGTTTAAGCGGCTTGGTCAGCAGGTACGAAAGCTGCACCTGTGACGCGGGGTCGTCAATAATGAATCTGTTTGTTCTGCCGAGCTTCGCAGTCTCGGCGTTTCTTGCCACGGTAACCGCAATACGCGAGTCGCCGCGGGTCACGATAAAGTTTCTATCCTCATATTCGCCGGTGAGATCCATTTATTAAGAATTATTATGCAAACTGCCATTTATAACCGCCGGCACTTTGGCGCCAGCCATTACAACACTGAGAAATGTGAGCGTGTGAAATACCAAACGTCTCCTCAGCTTCGCGTGCTGATTTAAGCCGCCTCAAAAAATTTCCAGATTTATCAAACATAAGAAGTGGTTTGCTGTTACCTTCCCCTATCTTTCTTTTATGCTCCTCGGTAAAGTTTCTGCCTCGCAGTCCCTCAGAGCGTCTCTTCAAAGTTTCCTCCGAGAGATTCTCGCGCCTTCTTGCTGCTGACAACTTAGAACGGGTTTCGGCAGAAGGATGATAATTGGGCGTCCCGTCTCCGCCGGAAGTCATATTGTACCCAAACCTTCGATCCTGTGTCTGCCATTCTTTAATGAACTTACACTCAATCTGTTTGGCTGACGCTTCGTCGAGATAACGGAAAAGAACAATATGCTCAAACCCATCCCACCCATATTTCTGGATAGCCTGGTAAAAGTGCGGATTCTCTTTGTATCCACGCCCCGAATTCCAGCGATGCTCGGGCTTTGTCTTAGAAGTTATGCCAACATAGATTTTGCCATTTATTTTATTGATATGGGCATAAACACACCAGTTTGCCTTCACATCCATCACCTCTTATTTGTTTTTGTAGTTTGCATAATTCGAGTTTGCTAAACTCGTCCGACCATCTGGTCTCTACACATTTCTGTGCAGTGTAGACTATATCTTCACCATGCCTCGGCAAAGCCGAAGTTTAGGGCTCCCCATTTCGGAGCGCTTGCTCCTACTCCCACGTCCGGGATAGTCGTTGAACCTTCCGCTGTTCGCGGCTTGGCTGCTGATTGTCCAATCTGAACATTTCTTATACCATCGCGTTTGAACCTATTTCATTTCTACGCTGTGGTCGTTCAGCTCTAAGGAGTTTCCAGCAATTAAAGGAGTTCTTTATGCGCACAGTTTCCCGTGCACCAAACTATTGCATACCGGCGTATGCTTTAATTTCGTTCCGTCTTCCACGATGCTCCACTGCTCAATGATGTTACCCTCTGCCGACACCCACTTCAGCAGATAGTTACATTGAATCATTTTCGCTCGCGTATAAACGGTTTTGTTGGCGTCCAACTCTGTAATTATCCAGTAGTTGTCCATCCACGATACAAGGCTGCCTTGCTCGAAATCCTCATCGGGCAGCGAGAATATCATCTTTTCATTTAAGTTGTCGGAGTTGATGATGGCGACGTTTTGCTGAATAGCTCCGCTCAGCATCTCATCGCTGGAGATGTTATACCCGTGTTCCCGGTCAAACAGTGTCACGCACTGATAGGAGAGACTGTTGGGTACTTTGCTATTAAGCGTTCGCTTCTCGCGCTTCAGCGCGGTCTCGCGGCGCGTCTCGCCGCGTATCGCCATCCTTTCGTCGTATACGTCCCAGATTCCCAACTTAACGCTCCTCCTTTCTCCGCTCGTCCGAGCGGAACTCGGCACAGAGCCGCTTGCAGATGTTTATTGCCTTAAACACTTCGCGCCGTATCTCAGACACAGGCGCATCTGGGTTGTCGCAAAAATACTGCATTATTGACAGGAGAGATAAGTACGTAGGCTCCTCTTGGAGCTGAGGGACGAACGCGTACAGGCCGGCAAGGTCGATTTGCAGGCTGCGTACGTAAACCGGCAACGTTTCGTCCCCGTCCTCGCGCATCGGGAGAATCTTGAATATCAGATCTACGAGACGACGGAAATATGCGCACAGGAGGCCATCCTCCATTTCCGCGCCCACAGAAGTTTCGAACGTCATATATGAAGCGACGTCAAGTCTCCGTGGTTATATGAGTATTCGCGTACCATCTGCGTGAAGTCCGACTGGGACTTCGCGTATGCGTTCCCGACACGCATAAGAAGTTCGGCAGGAGAATACAGCGTAAAATCACGCGTATTAAGTACGTTCTCCAACGATTCCTGCCGGTACACGAACGGCTTCAGCCATTGTACGACCATACCTTCCGAGACGATGTTTACGAGCTCGTCCAAATCACCCTCGGCGATATCTATCTCGAACTCTCTCGTCTCATCGTTGGCCGCACCCGTAAGGTCGTATTTACAGACCTTTCCGAATTCGATTACGGCGCGACGCAGAAACCCATCGGTCACTGCTTCACGCGCCGTATCTCCCATTTCGGCAAAGTCGAATTCGGCGATTTTGCCTAAAAAGGCGCCGACGAAAATGTCGTAAGAGACGGCCATGGTCGACCTCCTTAACTTTCGACAAGCTTCACATTCAGCGCATTTTCCAGCGTCGCAATCATCTTGCGCGAGTCAATCTCGCCGTTGCGGATTTTCTCCGCAGCGAGATAAACAACAGTCCTCTTCTGTCCGTCGGACATATCGGAGATAATCATCGCGACCTCTTCGGGCGTCTTATCAAACAGGCTCTTGAACTCGTCGAGATTAAGAGCGTGCTGATAAAATTTACCGACACCGAGGTAGTCGATTATCCACGGTTCGTCAAACATAAACCAGTTGTTGCGGAAGAAACCTTTCGCGCTGTTCTTAGCGTTGCGCAGTTCGAGAAGCTGCATTTCCTGCTCCTCCCCAAACTCGTCCCACTCGAACAGCTCTCCGGTGTGCGAGCTCTTGTAGACCAGATGCCCGTGGAACCCGTTACGAACCGTAACGTACTGGTTGACGTCGATTTCTTTTGCGGTCGGACGTGCGACCGGAGCTTCAGCGACGGGAGCCTTCTCTACCGGATTTACTGCCGGAGAGGCCTTGGGCTTTGCAGCCGTCTTGGCCGCAGGCTTCTTTGCCGTCGTTTTCTTTGCGCTCGTCGAAGTATTAGATTTGGTTGCTGCCATAAAATTCCCCTTTCATTCGGAGGGGCGCCGGCGGACCGACGCCCCTATTGAATTTGAACGTATTACGATTATCAGTCAGTGTGCATATCGTAGATGCCGTAGCCGCCGTTTCCGCCGGACAGAACCAGACCCATACCGACTCTCTCGCCGTAGTAGAACTCGTGCGTCATGTCAGCATTGGAGAACGGATCTCTGGTGACCATAATCGGGTCGCCTTCGATAACGACTTTAATCGGCTTGCTGTCGCCAGCAACGATGGTCATCTTCTTGTCGTCGAACACGAAGTTGGTCGTGCCGACTTTGTGGCGCTGAGGAACAGCAACAACAGGAGAACCGTAGAACTTGCCAACGTAACCCATGTTGTAGATGTCTTCCTTGCCCTGATCGGAGATGAGAGCGGGTGCGAGGTTGCGGAGAGCAGCCTTCGTACCGATGATGGTAGCGGTCTTGCCGCCAGCAGCTGCCTCAACGTGCTCGATGAGGGTGAGGAGCGTGCCTTCGTTGTAAGCGCCGGCCGTCGGATAGAAGGTCGTGCCGCCGATGTCGGAGTTGGTAGCGTCAGCCCACAGCGAGTAAACGTCGTTGAGGAGCTGGAGACGGAAGGACTTGATCGCCTTGTCGATGAAGACGTTCCAGTCAACACGGCCCGCGAGAACGCGGTCGAGTTCCTCGTAGATTCTCACGAGCTTCATCTTCGTGGGAACGGGAACCTCGGTCGGGCCGCCGAGTCTCTGACGTCTGATGCCGAGCGTGCCGCGAGCAGCGTCGTCAACGACGTAAAGGTCAGCGTCTTCAACGAGGAAGATGTTCTCGTCGCCCATCGCGATATTTCTCATATCAACGAGGCTCATGAAGTAGTCATCGTTCTGGAGTTCATCATAGATGGAGCTGGAGATAACGGTTTCGATGAAGCCAAAGAGCTCAGGGCACTTGCCGTCACGAATAGCCTTGATATCAAGGGAGGTCTTACCGTTGTTGACCTCGATGAGCGCTTCTCTGAGCGCCTTATTGGAATCCGCGAGGGAATACTTCTCGACGGAACCCCTGCGATTGTCTATCGCAAGCTTAACAATGTTCGTCATGTCAGTCATTATTTTCTTCCCCCTTCCGATTAGGCAACCTGAATCACGAAGTATTTGTACTTCGCGGTCTGGTCGATAGCGATAATAGTTCCGACAACGGTGGAACCGGAGGTAGCCGAAGCAGCTACATTGAGTTTGGTGCCGGCAGCGAGTTCAACAACGTTGCCGACTGCGGGGTTCTCAGCACCAGCGAGAGCCTCTTTGGTCACGGAGAAGATGTCTCCGGAGTGGATTCTGTATCCACGAGCGATTTCGCCCGCTTCGTTTCTGAACTGGTCAAGTGCCTTCTGTCTGGGGTCATAGGTGACCTCAGGAGAAGCAACGAGGCAGATTGCGTTCAGAGCGTCGTTAGCAGCGACAGCTGCGCCAACGCGAACTTCTCTCTCGCCTTCCTTCAGGCCGCCGATTTTAAGAACGTTACCGTTCTCGATTGCAGTGGGGGTGGAACCGTTGCTGCCAAGATACTCGATAGAAACGAGACCTTCGCGAACGTCCGTACCCTGCATATTGTCCGTACGAACAACTGCGTAAGCCATAGTAGTTTCCTCCTGATAAAATTATTTATTGATGTACTTTTCGACTATGCCGCCGTACGGCTCGTCTTGTACACTGTCTTCTTTGGACGATTTGTCCACTTTAAGTTTGACCGCCTTGGGTTCAAATGCAAACTTAGCGGGGGTGTGTGCCCGGCCGCGAATCGCGTAGCACTTCTCAGTAAGAGCCTCTACGTCGATTCCGTCGCAATTGTCTCTGAGCGCTTCAAACTCCTCGTTTCCGGAAAGATCCGGGAACTGCTCGAAGACGCCTTCGCGCGCAGCGCGATTCTGTTCGTCTTCAACGTTCTTCTTGAACTCGGCAAGCTCGTTGAGCGAAGCCTCGAGCTCGACCGTCTTATCGGCCATCTCTTTAAAAGCATTCGTCGCTTTCTCGAGATTCGACGAAATTCTTGCGAACATACCGTTCGTGATATCATCGTCGACCGACTCGCCTTCGTCAAAGTCTACGAGCGCCCATTTCTTGCGCACGCCATTCTCGAAATCGATTACCGCGCGGTCTCCGTCCATGGTGAACGGGAAGCCGTAGATGTGCCAATCGAGATGGTCAAAAGCGTAGACTTCCATCTTCTCAACGTCGCTGTCGACGTAGCAGTAGCGAGGCCATTCGTCGCCCCACGCATCGGTGTATTTCACCGCGTAAAGCGCTTCGTCAATCGCCTCGTTGATGTTGCTGGTGAGTTCAAAGTTCTCACCTTTTTCGTCGTCGGCCTCTTCGCCTTCAGCATCTTCCGACGCTTCGGGTTCAGCAGCTTCCGTCTCTGCCGTTTCCGGCTCCGCTGACTCAGGGTCTCCGGCTCCGGTCTCGGGCTCTGCTTCGGGCTCAATTACAGGCTCCGTCGCGAGCTCGGTCGGCTCCTCGGTTTCAACGACGTTTTCAACTTCGTTGTCCAACTTAGCATTTCCTCCTTCCGTCAGCGTTGAGTGTGGGTGTATATCAGCATCCTCTTGCGAGGAAGTGACCAGAGTATAAGACTCGCGCAAATCTTTCATCATTTCTGCGAGCTGCGCCTTGAACTCCTTCGCCGAAAATTCAAGCGAAGCGCTCTCAAAGCAGGGCTCCACGCCAATAAGCGCGAACGCCGTGAATTCAAAATCGGTAATGTAATAAACGCCGTCCGTGACTGCGCCGTCCTTGACGTTAATTTCCATCGACTGCGACGTTATTCCGTCCTCTTTTATTTTTCTGTACGCCTCCTGGCGCTTCCACAGAAGCACCTCTGCGTGCAGATATTCCCTTTCAGTTCCGTCGTCCTCTTCAACAGTTTCCCACCAAACGTTTGCGGATTCAGGGATAACCCCGACCGGCGTAGTGAGATTAACTATCTCAAAGTCTCCGTCGCCGTTCTTCACGATTTCGATATCGTGTCCGCCAAGCGCGTCGTCTTCTCTTATGTAGTGAGCGACGACGGGCGTATTGTATATTGAAGGCAGCGCCTTCTCAAATGCCGCTTTTGAAATATCGCTTCCGTTCCGGTTCAAACCCGGATACGCGATGCGCATCACAGCGGAGTCGAAGGAGCTGTTCTTCTCACACAGTTCGGTGAGGGACGAATCAAATGTAACAACAAGTGAATTGTTCATTGGTATCGCCTCCCATCAAAAACAAAGCACGTCGGTAAAGACGTGGTCTGTTTTCGACCAGTCAAATTCAATCGACGGGTCGTTAATAAATATAAAGCAGATTTGGCGCGAATCGCCGGTAACCGGACGAAAACCGGCCTTCAGCACCGCCCCTCTGTCTTTTTCAGTAAAGACGCAAACAAATTTTCCCATTACGCGTCCTCCCGGTTCTGCTCGCCGGACTCGGTGAGATCCTCCATATCTTTCGGAGGAGCGCCACCCTCGTCGGTTGCACCGCCGCCTTCGAGGTCTTCGGAGCTCATCTGCGACGAAGACTGGATTGGCCTGAACATATCCTGCAGCCCCAGCACGTCGCTTTCAAGGAAGCTCATCGTATCAAGCTCGGCCTGACCGATACCCTGTGACGCAGCGTATGCGCTTATCGTCGGGATGCCGTAGGTCGCCGCCTTGAGATATGCGTCGCCGACTTCCTTCCGGTTGAACGGAGAGGTGTCGAGGAACGTGACCTTGAAGTTCTTACCAAAAGGTTTGGACTGAATGTACCTGTTGACCATATCGCCGATAGACTTTACGATGCCGTAAGTCATACACTGGTCGGCTTTGATGGACAGCAGAAGCGCGTTCGCCGAAGCTTTCGGGTTATTGAACAGCAGCGATGAAACGCCAGCCGCCGTGAACAAGCTCTGTTCCGCGTCGGTTATTGTGTCGCTATCCCCGTTGTTTGTTTTCTCAAAGCTTATCTTGTCGATATCCATCGGTGTAAGCACCGAGCCTATCATATCCGGCAGCACGCTGTCGAGGTTATACCAGAAGTCCTTTGCCTTATCGTAGTCAAGCAGCCACTTGCCGTCGTCATCCATCGGAAGCTTCATCGAAAGCAGGGCGTAGTTCTCTTGCTCCACCTTTTCCATTTTAAGCTGCTTATAATCCTCAAGCTCAAACACTTCGCGCAGTATTCCGGCGAAGGGCGGAAGAGGATATTCGGGGATGTCGGCGTTGCACTTGATTGCAAACGAAGTGGGAGCCTCAAGTTCGCGCCACCTGTTCAGCCGCTCGCGTTTATAATCTTCGTACTTGTCGCGGAACTCAACGGGGTAATAATCAAGCAAATCACCGTGTGTGTCGAAATACGAAAAGTCAAACTCGACGTTGAAGACGTTGCCCTCAATTGTCGATATGGTACAGTAGTCGCTGGGCAGTTGCTGAATGGTGATATTATCCTCGGTTGCCCAGATTGTTCCGTAGAACACGTCCTCCCTCAAGCAGACCGTCAGTATCTTCGGGAACTGCGTCGGGATGCCCATGGACGACAGCATATTGAGCGTTTTGCGATAGTTGGAGTTGACCGTCTTAATGTTGGCCTTACGAGGATCGATACGGTACGGCTCTATGATATAAGCAAAATCAGTCAACCCCGCAAAATACTGGATGACTCTGCGGAAGTGCGGGCTTGCGCCATAGATATAACGTATCGCTTTTCTCAGATTGCTCGCGTTAGGCTGCGGGTCGCGCAAATAACGCACGATGTCAGCCTTTGTATATTTGGTAAGAAACGACCATCGCATCCACCGGTTGGGATCATTGAACCGTATATGGTTCATATTCGTGAAAAGCTGAACGAATTTCTCTTCATTCATATTGCCCCCAAGCGTTCCGGTTATAACGGCCGTCTCGGATTGCGCGGGCAAAGGGTTCCTTTTGTCCTTAATATCTTCCACGTCCCTCTACTGTCCTCCTTTCTCTTTTAGACGGCGGTTTAATAACGAACATCTCCGATACGTGTTCGTCGATATACGACCTGCGATTCATACGCTGCTCGACCTGCATTGCGACATAATAGTTGTAAAGCAGAGAGGAGTAGCGGTCTTTTCGCATTCCCGCCTTCTCGTAAATTTTAATTTTATTGTTCGCCTCCTCGTGCTGAAGCTTGGTCAGCTCATCAATCAGAAGCGTTGTTTGGATGTATGGATTAAGTATCATTACCCGTTCGCTTTCGCTCAACGAGTTGAAACCTTTGAGTTCGCTAAGCGAACCCATAGCGTCAAGCTCAGACTGAAGCAGCCTGATACGCCCATTGCGGAAACCTTCGCGCAGAGCCATAGCGCAGCGCGAGTTGAAGTTAGGATCAGCCTTTATTGACCATATAACCTTTTCCGCATTCGGGTTGACGCATCTCGCTGCCATTTCCGTGTTATTGATACACGACAGCGCAGGATAAACTTCACCCGTCTCCGGGTCGAGCATATCCTTGGACAGAGCATCGTATATTCCCATACCGACACCCATGGCGTCCAGCGCGATATAATCGCAGTCAAACTCGTCGTAGAGTTTTCGTATGATGAGTGCCTGGTCGTCCGTCCGCAACCCTTCGTGCGTTTCCGCGTAGAGGATGTTGCTGGTTAGCCGCCCCGCCTTGGTGGGAACAAGCTGATTTATGATAATCGACGTGGCGTCGTTATTGTTCTTCCTACTTGACATCAGCGCTATGTCGGCGGAGAGGATTCGCTTAACCCCGTTCTCCTTGGGCACGATACGTACCTCTGGGGCACCGGGTAGATGTGACGCCAGCCTATCCGGCAACATCGGGAATAGTATCTTCCTATTCTTTGATATTGAAGGATAATCAAAAAATGCGCCGTCTTCAGACCCATACCAAAGCGCGCCCATTTCCATCATCCACGAAATTTCGTTGAAGTTCGATTCGCTCATCTCGTCAAGAACCTGTTCGGGATCGAGGATACCTTCCTCAAGTCCGAGCTGATATGGGAAGCCGCAGATAAACTGACGGCGCTTACCGCTTACCATTGCGTCAAAAACATCTTCGCACTTGGTGAACGCCCACGAATCTTTGAAATAAGCGGAACTCAAATACATCGTTAAATTCTTTTCCTTGTTGTATTCCGCCTTGCGCTCTTCTTCCGTGAGCTCCTCGTATTGTGGCATACGTCTGTAGTTGAGGAACTTATTCAGAACGGTGTCGATTACAATTTTGGGCAGAAGGCGGAACTCGTCCAGAAGCAGCACGTTGCAACGGTTACCTCTGGCGGTGTCCGAAGCCGTGACTACCTTGATGACCGAAGTGTTCTTGAACACGACCTGGCCGACCGTGTTGTTAACCTTGGTCTCCCTGTCGTCAAGCTCGGCCGCAAGTTCAGGTGAGCGTGGTTTCAGCTCCTGAAGTATCTTTTCGAGGACTAAAATCGTTGTGTTTATTTATTACATTTCGTCGGTTTAAGCTTTGCTCTTTCATGCTAACCCACCGACAATTGTTAGGAGAATAGTCGCCGTTTACATCTATTCTGTCAATAGTGCATTCACCCCAAGGCGCGTCTTCGTTATATCCGTTTGCATATGCCCACTCTTTAAAACACTGATAACTATCAAGCCATTCTTGACATATTTTGATACCACGTTCACCGTAATACTTGTAGTCATTAGAGTTGGGGTTGTAGCATCTATTTTTCATATTTGCGAATGTGTGATAAAGTCGGTCATTCCGTCCGCCGTGGGTAGTCATTCTTTGACGAGATGCCTCGGATTTCCAGCAGCCGCACGACTTCGTTCCGCCCTTAACAAGCTGACAGACATCTACAACCGTGCTGTTTCCACAGTCGCATTTGCATAACCAGCGAACGTGGTGTTTCCCGTTCGGAGCGACATAATCGTCAGCTCGTTCCATCACTGTTAACATCCCAAAACGTTCTCCGGTTCGATCTTTAAACGAACTTTCACTTGTACGCTCCTTGTTTAAACATCCGCAAGAAGCGGTGTGCCCATTACGGAGACTTTTACCGAGAACAATCCTCTCGTTGCCACAGTCGCAAAGACACCGCCACATCGTACGGCCTTCCTTATTGTTCTTCGCTCTGGAAAGTACAACAAAGCGTCCAAATCTTTTACCGGTCAAATCAATCGGTGTTGCCATTTTTCAAACTCTCCTAAGTAATAATTTTATTCGGCGCCACCCGAATGCTTTGCCTTTCAGCAAAGACCAGACCATATCTTCATCCGTTCCCGGACGTCTACCGCTTCGCAGAACCAGTCGCTTGTCCTACTACTCCCTATGGGATGGTCGTTGAACCTTCTCCTGTTCGGAGCTTGGCTGCTGATTGCCCAATCTGTACACTTTTTAACCATCGCACAGCGCTATTTTTCAAACGTATGCTGTAGGGTGTCCAGCTCTAAGGGTGTCCCAGCAATTCAATAGATATTACCCTTCATATTACTATGAAGGCGGCCTATTTTACTAAGCCTGTCCTCGAGTACCTGACGCCACGCATACACGAGTGCCAGGATATAAGATGCACCTAATAACGCAATAAATCGCACTGATAAAAGTCTTTCCGAGACCACGATATCCTATAACTATAAAAACCCTGCTCCAGAACATCATCGTTATAATGATTTTTTGAAACAGGTGTAAGTTAATGTGTAAGTAGTCTTTAACAAACTGTACCGGGTGAAGCCTGTAGTACGCGCCCCAGCGGGCAGCCCCCTCAGCTATCTTCTGCGCTCTCGTCATCGTCGATGTCCTCCGGCATATCCTCGACGTCGGTCTCCTCGAAAATATCCATCAGGAAATCCTCATCGTCGTCTTCATCTATATCGGGCCGCTCGATACGCAGCCGCTCGACTTCATCCTCATATAACTTGGTGAAGCCGTTTTTCTTGCCGAGCATCTTGCAAACGTGCCCGAGCCAGGTAAATACATACTTTAAAATTTTATCCCTTGACTTAGCGTCTTCCTCTACCTCTGGCAGAGGACGTTTGTTTTCATAGCGATACAGCCATACCCCGAGCGGAGTGTTAACGTAGTTGCTATCGTCATCCTCTTGCTTCTTCTGTGCCGGCTTGAGATTGGCTGACCCAAGTAAACTGTTTAGGGTGCTGACCGCCCTGTCCACAGACTTCCCGCTTGCGCGGTCGCGTGCGATGTCAAATTCCAATCCGCAAATCTGCTTTACAAGGGTAACGGTGCCCATATCGTTCATATCGACCCCTTCGGGCAGTTTGGAAACAAATTCGGCGTATATATCAGCGAGCGCGCTATAATCATCGTCGGAATACCCCGGCCCCCAAAACCTCTTTGTTTCCTCGGAGACTGCGGGCGTCGCCTCTCCCCCATCAGTCTGGGCGGGCTTGATAGTATTAGGAATGAAACTCCACAGAGTTCCCTCCTCTGACAAAGTATCGTCGTACGACTTGCCGGCGAAACTTCCCTGACGTACTCGCTGAAAATATGCGGAGAGCATCGTGCGAGGCGTATTCTGTTTTTCGACCGCCTCGTATATCTTCTCGCTCCAGTAGATATCGAGCTTGCGGCAAAGCTGCCGCACGACCCACTTCTTGTCTCCGCACTGGGCGAGGTAGGTGTTATACAAAGTGTTTATGCAGTCGCGGCATATCGGGATCCAGCCAATACCCTTATGCGTATTCGCAAGACTCTGATAAAAATAACCGCCGCGCTGGTCATATCGCGTACCGCATCGGGTACAAATCGAGGAATCTCCCGCGAGTTTAAGATTCATCTCCGAACTCATAGGTGTCTACCTCCTCGTCAAATGACGGCGGAGGGAGCGGCATTCCCGGGTCTCTGTCTCCCATAGACAGCTCGTATATCTTTGCGCACATCTTCAGTGTGTTGCCCGCAATGAACTTGGGGGTGTAATGCCCCTGTATATCGACCCAGTCCTCGGTGCCGGGCACCTTCGTCTTCCGCGCCTCGCGATACTTCACTCCGAGCGTTCCGAACCCGCGGACACTCAGCTCGTCGCCGCGACAGATAAGTTCTTCTATGACCTGTATTGCGGTGTCGAGAATCACTCTGACGTCTTCTATCGTGTACGCCACCTGTGAGGCAGGCGCAGTGACGGCAAACGCCTTGGAGTTGCCCCCATCGTCGGATATATGGAAGACACTCTTCTGTGCCTTGACCGGCTTCCTCGCCTTCTTGTCACGCAACACGGAAGCTACCCGCATCGCGAATTCATCTTTTTTCAAACAAAACCTTCCTTTCATTCATCGCCGTTAAAGATCGGTCAGACCCTTCGCGACATTCCGTTTTACTCCATCCGCGCCGAAATACATATCCAGCGTATCTTCGGTCGACCTATCATTATAAACTGCGACCATCGACACATCTTCCCATCCCAGTATCTCTTTGATTACCCCGTCGGGTATCCCTTCGTTAGATAACATTGTCGTATAGAAATGGCGAAAGCTGTGCGTATATATATCGAGCCCCGAAAGCCTCGAGGCTGTTTTCATCCAGCTATTGACAGTGGATATCTTCAGCATCTCGTTGGGGTTGTCGTCGGCTGGAAAAAGCCACACGCTTTCAACACCCAGACGTTTCCTTTCTGCCAGCCATAAATCGAGGTAGGGCTTGAACTTTTTAACAAGTGTATAACAGGGGATGAACTTTCCACGCGAACGCCCCTTAGTCTTAATCGGCGCGCTCTTCCAGAGGCAACCCTCGCACACAAGTTTGTCGTCGGCGAAATCGTCGACCCTAAACCTGCATATTTCAGACTTACGTCTTCCCCCGTATGCGGCAAGCGCAATATAACAGGCCGCCTTTATTCTGTTCCTTTTTATTAAAGCGTCGAGCATCGACTTAACCTGCTCATCCGTCAGCACCGTTTTTTCGCGAACGGGTGCGTTCGCAGGGCTCTCTATCTTGTTGATGATATTCCTGAAGTTCGGATACTCGTCGTCGAGCAAGTTCTCAATGTAATTGCTCATTGAAGACAGTGCCGCCTTTAGCCTTCGGATTCGCGCGGGGCTGTTCTTATTAGTGTTAAGCAGCCAGTTTTGATATGCGATAACATTACGCTTCGTCCACTCGACAAACGACTTGTCGCCGTTGTGCTCAAGATTCCACACGAATGCGATTTCAATGTCGTTCTGGTACGACGCTATCGTTCCGTCGCTCCTTCCAGTTGACCTCAGATATTCGAGGAAGTCGTTAAGCAGCGACTTGTTTTCGGAGTTAATACGCGACAGGAGCTCAGGCGTCGTTATCTTATTCATTTGCGTCTTTCTTGCCACAGTAAAACTCCTTTATATAATTCTTAAAACTTGAGCAATTATGTACAGTTTTGCCGCATAATTGCTCAAAAATGACGCACGTTCTTTTCATTTACATTTAATACGGTACTCTGCATCAACGCCGCGCTGTGGATCTACAATCAGCATCAGCTGAGAAGGCGTAGAGAACAGACGCTTTGAGTTGGCAAAGTCGTCGACACCGCACAGTGAACCACATATGGATGAGGTCACACCCATCTCTTCAAAACTTTCACGATGATGTTTGTCGCCGAGAATAATGTATTCTATCTGCGTATCATACTTCCTGTCAAGCAAAGTGGGAAGCATTCTTGAGGATGAGCCAACGTGGTCGAGGTCGCCATGGCTTGCACAGATGTCGTGACCTGCCACATTGAGCACCAGGAACTCGCAGTCTGACTCGGGTGCAATGTCTATCGTTTCATACTTTGACAGTCTTTCGCGCAGCCACCATGGAACGAGACGCTCCATATTATCACGGTGGATATTGTCAGATTTATTTTGAACAGTCCGACCGTGATTGCCATACGTAGTGTACACTGTCATTGCAGGTACCGCTGACGAAAGAGTAATCAAAGCTGCCGCAAGTATCTCAGACACCTGCATCAGCTGGTCGCACACAAGCTCTTCTGAAGCGACCCTCGCGCTCGTATGGATTGCTCCGTGAAACAGGTCGCCAAGTACAATGACATGCAAGTGCTCCACCTTATGAAGCGCAATCTTTCTTACCGCTGTTTCTATGACGTTGCGCAGCCTGTCGACGCAGACGCGTGTGTCATATTTATTGAATACGTTGTCCGCGACAAGGCCATAATGCCAGTCGCTGAAAACAAGCACAGCCTCTATGCCGTCCCCCCCACCGGGTGTTACCGGCTCAACCGTTCCAAACAGCTCCTCGAGAGAGTACGGCAGTTTGTTGGCGGCGTCAACCAGTGCTTCGTAAAGGTGTTCCCGACGGCTGATATCCGTCAGATTTTTATTAAGTTCGCGTCTCTGGTCAAAAAACTTCTGCCGCTCGGCCCGAAGTTCTCTGGTCTTCGATTCGATTTCATCGATGACCTCATTGTCGGTAAGAGCGTTGACGCTTTCTTTATCGAGCAGTTCGAGCGTATTTCGGCTGCCATACAGCATCCGTCTGGCAACGTCGCTTGCATAAGGCTTGCCATATACTGCTTCGGCTATTTCGGCGTAATCAACGTCTCCGAGAGTCTTGTCCACGAGCTTTCCATAGACGAGCCTGCGATGATATTCAAGCTCACTCTCACCGGGTCTTCTTTCGATCAGAATGACGTTCCCCTCCCTTCTTATTGTTCTTAACGGGCTCGCCGCGCATTATACGCAGAAAGCGAACCGCGCTCGGCTGCTCCTCCATATAATAGCGGTGTCTGTCAGAACACTGTTTCATCGTTCTGACGACGTAAAGATTGGGGAACCTTTCTCTGAGAGCCGCGCTCTCCTCTTTGTTGATAGGTATCAAACAAACTTTTCCTTTCGTTCAAAAAAATTAAAGAGGCGAAATGTGCTTATCCCCTTCATAATAACACTCCATCAAAAGTCTCTCAGCCCTTTATATATAGGGATTCTGGGCGTTATTTTTTTTCAACAAATACAAAAACCCGCACAAATAAAGGCGGGGCGTTTTTCCCGCCCCGCCCTATATTCTATCCGCGCATCCTCATTACCCAGTCTACTCTCTGTTTGACCGCCACCTCATTCGCGCAATCCTTGCAGTATTTTTGAGGGCGCCCTCTCGAATTTGCGCCGCCCACGCGTTTTGTCACTATTCCGCAATTTTGACATTCGAAGTACGGTTCGCCGTGATAACGAAGATACTGAAACCCAAGATTGCGAAAGTCTGTTATTTTCAACGCTGGCTCTCCGGCCTCAGCAAAAGTGACGCGCACATTCGTATTGTCCACCTTGCGCGAGAACTCGACCATACCGAGTTTGCGCAGCGCTCCGTACATCAGGCTCTGTCTTTTTAACGAAGTGTTGATGTTAGCCATCTTCATTATCTCTCTTTGCTCGCTGTTAACCCAATGGTCGCCACGGGAGTTGACCGCGTCCCAATATTTCGATAGGCACAGTAGCGTGAATGCGAGCCGCCTTATCTGCCGGCTCTCCAAGCTGTCTATCTTTTCCATTTCAGGAACGGTCACAATGATACAGTCAATCTTCAGCGCCGTGCTTTTCAGCGCGCGCTTTACCGCGAAGTCAAGAGTGTCGCTCCATTTAGAGAGCGACGCCGTCGGGTCACACTGGGTGAGAAACGTGTCAAGACGCATACGTGCGTCCCGACGCGACATCCCCTCATCAAGATAGTACCTCGCCACTCGGGATAACGTTTCAAACGCTTTCTTCCCGAGCGTCCTGTTGGCTATCATCTCCTGCGCCCAAGCGTTTTCGTCAAGCACGATTGTCATGCAGACACCTCCACCGTTTTAATTGTAAATCTGCTGCCGCCAAACTCGAAGTCTCCGTCCTCGTCCAACTCGGGGTAACTCGCGACTCCGCCGTTATTCGCCAGCAGGTTCTCTATCATTTCTCTCCCGCACATCGACCACGCGAAGGATTTGGTCGACGCCTTGCGGTAGCACATATCCAAAATTATATTACAGAGCGCGTGCCGGTCGGGGCAAATCATATCGCACTCTTTTCGGAACTCTTCGTCCATCGTTATCTTCGCGCTGAGCGAGTCGTATTCGTCTACGCCCTCGTATTTCTGAAACACCGCGAAGCTTTTCACTCTTCGATTATAATCTTTGTATATTTTTTCTATCGACTGATACTGCCGCACACTGTATTCTACTCCGGGGCACTTCAGTCGCCTGTAGTCAAACTCCACACCGCCGTTACGCTTTGCGCCGAACCTGTCGAACTTATCTTCGAACTTCTTACATATAAGGTTCATTACGCAGTCGTTTATGCCGACCGGCATCCCCTTATAGTAGTAGTATACGAATTCTCTCTGGCGGTCTGTCATTTCTTCCGCGGGCAACGATGTTAGCTCGTCCAACCCAATCCCGAACTCTCGGTATGCGTTGCACTCGCAGTTCTTAACATAGTTGCGATACTGCTTCATCAGCGCCGGGTAGATGTACCTCATAAAGTACGGCTTCCGGTCCGCGGCAATGCTTTTGTTGAACGAACGTTCTTGCTCGTCCTCTATTGTGTTGATCTCGTGGCGGTTATACCACGTCTTCGGCATCGGCTTGCACACGATGCCCTTTGCCTTGTCTATTGCATTCTGCTGGTAGAGCTGCCCACATCTTATTCTGTATGACAGCGTTTCATATTCCTTCGAGCCGCGCTTGTATCCCGAGCGCACCTCGTACATACTCGTTATCCAGTTGGTCGTCTGGCCTATCTCATTTCCAAAACTCTCGATGTTGGAACGGATAAAATCCTCTTCTGTGGGCACCGTCTTGGTTGCCTTGCGCTGTACGCACATCAAAGCCGGCAGTTCGCGGAACCTCTCAAGTAAGACCGGATTGTCGGTCAACATTACAAGGTCGCCATCATAATCACACCCATTGAGTGCAATGCACGCCGTATCCCACCCGTTGAATACCGTACAGGAGTTCATATACTGATACCAGTAACGCACAGCCTCTGACCTTGTTGGGACTACCCTCCTTATGTTCTCCGCGCAGCTCATCGGGGCGCGGAAGCAAATCAGCTCGTCGCTTTCTCTGTCCGCCCAATAGCGGTTGTAAATCTCTCCCGGCCTGAGCAGCCCTCTTGGTTCAAGCCCGAAGAAGGACTCGCACAGGAGATACGGATCTCCCGAAACTATCGAGTAGTTGCCGTGAATCTTGCAGACCCCCACCTTCGCCTCGTTAATCCTGTTCTTTATCATTTGATAAATGGAGTTCAAGACAAACGGGTCGTCGTGGAGGGCGGGGTCTATCATTATCCCTTTTACAAAATCGTTGGGCGCTCGCGCGACGTTGTTCTCGTTGAGAACGCTTCCTTTTAAGAATACTATCGCGCTACGCCAGTCTCCGGTCAACACGTCGTATATTTCGCTCATCGTCGGCTCTATGAGCCGGTCAACGTCATCTTCCGATAAGTCAAAGGGCTGGATGAACTGATAGTTCAGACTCCGCTCATTCTCAAGTTCTTCAGGGCACGTCTTTGCTATACCTATCGTATACCCGTTACGCGTAGATTTCTCCACGTAGTCCTCTATGCTTGAGTAGCTGTCCCACAACTTCAGCATTGAAGTAGTGAGTATCAGCTCTGCATCCCTGACGTCTCTCTCAACACCCCAGGCATCTGTAACGGTATACTTGCCTGCGACCTTATCGGCAAAGTCCAAGAAGTCGAATGTGAATACCATACCCTTCTCGAATGACCATCTCGTGTTGAGTCCCGACACAGTATATCCGAGCCCCAGCTCCCGGCTCCACCTTTCCGCAAGCGACGGAAGCATTATCCCGCAGCCGTCGGACGCATCTATCGTTACCTCTTCGCCACGCTTTGTTTCCATAAGCGGTTCGCCGGCTATCTCGTCGGTGAGATAGATGATATCCGACCGGAATGTTGTGTTTACATCGTCTACGACGATAACCCCGTTCGGCATAGACACCGGAACCGAGGCGCTGCATGTGAGCGCTTTGTACGCCTCGAGCTTTGCAGGCACGAGCTCTTTGCCGGGGTCTCTGTCATTTTCTATGCGGCGTCGTAATTCGTCCACGAGTCTTTCACTGACAAAGACGATTGTAGAGTTCTTGATGCCGCCATTAGTACCGAGTAGTCTTCGGTATCTTACGTTGTTTATTGTGAACCCACGACAGGCTCTGTAGTAATCCTTTTCCCTGTCGATAATCAGGCACATATAGTCGGGCTGAAACTGAAGGCGGTCGAGATCTTCGTAAAGCTGGCGTATCTCGCGCTTGTTCTTTACACTGTTCTCCTCGTTGCGCAGTCTTCTTATCGCGCTCTTTATCGTGCGCGCCTGCGCGTCCGCGTCAGTCACCCCGTTAAGTTCGTCTATCCAGCGAAGGATTTGACTGTCGGCGATTGAAATCACCTCGTCGTTCCTTCGCGCTTCCTGAAGCGGCAGAGTCAGCTTCCACCGTGAGTTGCGCAGCCGTGAGCTGTTCAGCTTCAAGATGAATTTCTGACACGCGAGTTGTTTGCTGATACAAATCACCCCAATCGTGCTATAATTGTTTTTGGCTGACTAAAAAAAGAAATTTTCGGGTCATCTTCTGATGTCGGCGGGGTCATCGCCGTCGGGCGGAATTCTCATAAAACGCCTTGAGAACTCTTCCCTGCTCGGTATGTAATCAGATTCGTCGACGACGTCGGCATAGATGTCAAGAAACCATTCGCATCCGTCTTCACTGCCTTCGCACCCGTCCACATACAGACACCGCTCGCAAACGTTAACGTTCATAGACCGTGTTTCCTTCCTTTGCGACACGCTCAATCCACCCTTCAAGCAGACTGCGCATTCGCTTGCTGGGGATGTAAAGGCTAACCTCGCCTCCCTCCCTGATCGCCGACCGCCATATCCACTGTATCATCGTGGAAAGAGCGAACCTGTCTTCGTCCACTTCGAGGCCGTGCAGCGTATAGAACTTTTTCTCGTTCACGTTCATGAAAAGGTTTACGATGTAAACCAGACAGTCTTTATCACGATATGCGTTGGTCGCCTTCGCATTGAACGTCAGAAACGACCGCGCATACCCCTTGCCCTTTATCTTCTTATATGCCCCGTTGTAAGCACCCCAGAGCCGTTTATCCGCGGGCACGTCGCGCCATATATTATTGTAGCAATTCGCAACGTTCCTGCGGAGCTGAGCCACACCGTCGCCCCCTCTCTCATACCAGCTCATCGAGAGGGCGTAAGGGTCGTCCCCAACCCCGTTCAACTTATCGTTGTCGAGAATATGTAACTTCTCGCCAAGATGGGATATGTAATCCGGTGTATATCCCGGGTATGGCCCGAACCTGAACCCGCTGTCCGTTTTCTCAATACCGATATACTCGTATGGGATGTCGTATATCTTCATAAAGTGATGCAGACTCTGCCCACTGAACAGATACGTCAGGATGAACACCTCGCGGAACGAAGTGAGCAAGTCGGGCGGAAGAGCCCAAAAGAAGAGGCTGTTGTCTTTGCCGTCAACCACTTTCATAAGCTCGCGTGAACGGAGCAGGCTAAACATATCGCGCAACGCGCTTCCTTTATATATATCTCCCCGCTCGGAGATCCTGTATATCGAATCATTCTCCGCAACGTACCCCGCGTCGAGAGCCAGCTGCAAATCGTCGGGGTGAAACTCAAATGATTCAAGCACGTCGACATTTTCGTCTATTATGAGAACGTATCCCTGCCGGCGTATCTCTTCGAGCGTCTCGTGAGTGTAGTTCTTGAACGCCTGGTGGGTAGTCGCTATGTTATGCCCTTCACGAATGAGGGCTGCGGTGTGGAGTGTCTTCTTGAAGTTGAACTCTTTCAGCTTATTGCTCGGCTCTACGAAGTGTAAGTCGGGACACCCTTTTTTGATACGCGTCGCTTCAGTGAGATAAGGGGTGATATAAACGTACTTAAAATCGCGGTGCTCGTTGATATATGTGATAGTGCTCTCGGTCTTGCCGGAGCCCATCACTGCGTCACATACATGTACCACTTTCGTCCTCCGCGACTTCCCCGCCGCTCCAGCCGAACGATACTGCCCCGGTCTTAGTGTTCTCCCATATCGTAACCGTGGCGTCCCTTACAATCGTTTCTTTGTCGTAAATCTCTGCCCGCACCTCTTCGAATGCCGGAATATCTCTGACGTAAAACTCGCGTCCGTCCGGCGTACCGAGCACGATACCGTCGTACACTTGTTGCCGACCCATTTTCTTCTGCTTTGCCCACTCTCCGAGGTCGCTCAAATCGATTTGGAAGTGGTTACACACCAGCTCCGATATCACGCGGTCGCGCTCGTCGCGTATCTCTAAGCTCATATCTTCGAGGAGCGTGTCGCCCTCCCACTGGTAATGAGACATCACCATACTGATGTTACCCTGACTACCGGCGCCCCCAGGCGCAACACACCTCATATCTCTGTTTTCGGCCATTATACGCCTCCTCTCATAATTCACCCGTACGGTTCACTTCGTACGATGTTTTGATGTTATCCCATTCGGAAAATGCAGCGATTAGCATTTCCGCCCTGTCAATGTCGTCGAAGTATTCAGCCAGCCATCTGGCATACTTGCCATCATCCTGTAGCACATCGTTATAAAATACCTCCTCGTGCATCTTATAGCGCAGCTTCCAGATGAGATACTCTATGTGTTCGGCGAGCTGACACACACTCATCTTATCCAATTCATCTGAAGTCATTGAACCCTACCCCCTATTCATACAGCCTCTTCAGTTTCCGCATGGAGGCTGGTTTAAAATCGTCGACAACTGGCTCTGCGTCAACGGCCGAAGCGATGTTAACCCATTGCGTCACCAACGACCCGAAATCTTCAGCAGAAATATTATAGTCCTCTACTACATGCAAAAACAGGTTAAGGGTCTCATTTGAAACTGGCATCCGGCCCCTCCTCTCACGCGTACAGTTCAGCGACCTCTTCGGGCGACGCGGGGGCGAACGAGTCGTCAACCCAATTTATCGTCGTCACCTTTCCACTGTCCTCGTTAAATAACCACAGCCCCGCACCGGACTGCCGAAACAATTCGGCGGCGTGCCGCCAATCGTTTGTCGGATACAGAATTGTCGAAGCCGAATCCAACCATCCCGACAATCCACTACCGGTGGCAGTGGCAGTAGTGGGAGTAGTGACAGTAGTGGCAGTATTGTGGGCATAATTTATGTCGTGACCCCACTCTAAGTCGTAATTTATGTCGTGACCCCACTCTAAGTCGTGACTCCACTCTATATACATTCAATCACCCCCCAATCTTCATCCGACCTCGGCATCGCGTTCTACCATACGCGAGTCAACGAGGTAGTTCGCGGTGGACGAGCCGAGGTTCAGGCGGTTATAAGCTTCGGAGATTTCCTCGTCGGTGATACCGATATACTCCAGAGTCTGGGCGGGAGTCGAGTGGCCGTAGATCTTCTGAAGCAGAAGCAGGGTGCGCTGACTGTTTCCGCCCATGACCATCTGATGATAACCGAAGGTCTTACGAAGCGTATGGGTGCTGACGCGGGTGGTGATACCGAGATCCCGGGCGATACCCTTCAGGATACGGTTGACCGACCAGGCGGTGAGCGGTTCCCCCTTATTCGCCCCGTGGTTACTCTCCGAGGTAAACATATAATCGGAGAGCGTAACGCCGGGGGTATGTTCCAGATAAAGCGTGACGGCGTCGACGACTGCGTTATTGATAGTGACGTAGCGGTTGCGCTTACGCTTACGCGTGTGGCGAGTCTTCTTCTCAAACACCGGGAAGCAGTCGCGGAAAGCGAACGAGTCTGTGATAAGGTTAAAAAACCGAAGCTCGAGCAAGTCGGACGCACGCAGCCCAAAGTTGATCCCGACGATGAAGAGCATATTATCGCGATACCGTTCGTTCTCGATTAGGAACTGAGAGATGCGGATGATATCCTCCATGTTCTTAATAGGCTCAGCGGAGTGCTCCTCGAGGACGGTGCTCTTTGTCTCCTGAGCGGCGGGGGCGATGAGTCCGGTAGCGTTCCGGCGAGCGTTGTTCCCTTTCAAGGCGGCGAGGTTGATGCTGCCACCGGTTCCAAAGCGGGAGTTATCGTGTTCAAGAATGACTGCCATGATACACACCTCCAAAAGCAGTGAGAGTGAAATTCGAAGTAAAAATAGCGGGTGTCCAAAACAGGGGTTTACAACGTTTTACAACCATGAGGGTTGTAAAATGAAAAAAGAATCCTTGTGGCACAAGGGATAGCGGCCACGGCCTTAAAGAGAAAAACAATCTCTGGTTGTACATAAGAAAGCACAGTTGCGGGGCTGTCAGAAACCCGACTTCGTCGCTCCTGCGACCCGGGTGCCCGGGTGTGTCTTCCAGAGGTTAAAAATGGTTTAAAACCTACCCGGGTGCCCCGGCTGTCAGCTGCCTGCGTTAGCCGCCGCAGGCGCGGTACTGTGACGAGGTGTCGTGCGTACCAACAGTCTCGTCGGGCCGACAGCCGGGATGTGGGCTTCCGCCCTACTAATAGTATAATCCAATGTGCTATAATTGTCAAGCGTTTCGGGCAAATTTCTTCTAACTTTTTTCACTGGAGAACCGGGCACCGGACCGCCTGTCCGGACAAAAAGACGAAATGATGTTGATGGCGTTGTTACCTCTAAAAGCCGACGATTTCGAAGGCAGCAGCTGATCGTTCATTTTTACTCTGCTGGCTCACCGGCGGCCTTGCAGCGCAAGGAGTTACGGGCGTTGGGAGGGCGTGGATTTTGGGGAGGGGTTAGGTGGGAGGAGAGACGCCTGTGGGTCTTTCCCTGCTTCAGATCGTCGAAAATACCATAACTACCGCCGTATGTGCTGAAGCGAAAAAAAAGCACTTTCGCCGCCGCCGAAAAAAAGTTTTGACAAATCGAAAAAGATTTGCTATAATATCATACGGCGGCACAAACGCCGCACAAAATTTTATTGTCTGCGCCGCACGCGCAGACGGAAAGAGGAAGAAAAATGAAAAACAGCATTACCCTGCACGCCCTGCAAACAGCAGAAGCCGCACGCCCTGCCGCACGCCTTGCCCTGCAAACTGCCGCGCGCATAATTGCCGCGCTTGCCGCACGCGATGCACGCCGCGCCCTGCCTACAGCCGCCGCGCTTGAAGAAGCACGCCGCGCCGCCGCCGTAAAAGTACAAGAAGAAGCACGCCGCGCGCTTCTTGCACTTGAAGAAGAAGCCGCGCAAACAGAAGCACGCGCGCAGGATGCAGAAGCCGCCGCCGCACGCGCCGCGCTTGCACTTGAAACAGCACGCGCCGCGCAGAAGGAAGCGCACGCGCTGACAGAAGCCGCCGCCGCGCTTGCCGCGACAGATACAGCCGCCGCGAAAAAAGCCGCCGCCGCGCTTGACAAACTGACAGCGGCAGAAGAAGAAAAAAAGGAAGCCGCACGCGCCGCCTTTAATATCTGTAAAGCAGAACGCGCCGCCGCGCGTAAACTGCGCGAAAAGGCAGAAGCGGCAGGAGCGCGCGTACTGCTCGCCCAAACAAAACGCCGCGCCCTGCTGTCTGATACTGAAGTTATTGTTTTAGTGTATCTTCATACCGACAAATCACGCCGCGCGCGCCGCCTTGCCGCAGAAGCGGCACGCGCCGCCGCCGCCGCAGAAGCCGCCGCAGGTACAGAAGCAGAAGCAACAGCAACAGCACGCGCCGCGCTTGCACGCGCCGCCGCGCTGACAGCGGCAGAAGAAGCGAAAGAAGAAGCCGCGCCCTGCTTCTGTTATTCATTAGGTATAAAACCTATTCCGGCACGCCCTGCCGCCGCGCTTGCCGCCGCACGCCGTCACGCCGCCGCTGTTGTTGCGATGCTGTACGCAGATACAGACAATTCTGTACAGCGCATAAACGCCGTGTACAATATTGCCGCCGCCGCAGAAGCCGCCGCAGAAGCGGCAGAAGCCGCCGCCGTATATAAAGGTGTAAGAGAAGATGCGCCGCAGTACGCAGAAGCAAAAAAAGCACGCCGCGCCGCCGCAGAAGCCGCCGCCGCTGATGCGCGAATGATGCAGACGGAAGCACGCCGCGCCGCGCTTGCAACAATACGCGCGCAAATGATGCGGCAGGGTACGCCGTTACAATGTCGTTTGTACGCCGCCGCGCGCGCCGCAAAATGGGCAGACGATGCAGATTTAGCAGATTTGACAGCCGCCGCCGCAGAAGCCGCCGCAAATACGCACGCCGCCGTTTTGCAGGGCGCGCGTTATGATGCAGAAGCCGCCGCCGCCGCCGCTTCAACGCACGCCGCCGCTGTATCTGCGTATATGGGGCAGATAAAAGCAGTACGCGCAGAAGCCGCCGCGCCGCCGCTGTCGCTTGAAGAACTGCCGCAGGATATCGCCGACAATACCGACAGCGCGCGCGAATATGACAGCCGCCGCGCCGCGAATATTGCCGCCGCCTTGCCGCTGTTTGCTGACAGCATAACAGCCGCGCAGAAGCGCGCCTTGACAGCCCTGTGGAAAACCTGCGGTGCTGTACGCCCTGCCGCCGTTAAAATGGGCGTAAAGTATCAGACCGTACAACAGCATCGCGCACGCCTTGCCGTGCATTTTGCCGCCGCGCTGACAGCCGCCGCGCCGCATAGCATTGAAGCAACAGCCGCCGCCGCCGCCGTGCAATGGACAGAAGCAGAAGCAACAGCCGCCGCCGTGAAAGCCGCCGCCGCGCGCAAGTGCAAAACGCGCCGCGCAGAAGCATTAAAAGGCGAGTTTACTGCCGCCGCTGACGCGCTGTTAAAAGATTTGACGCCATCCGTACAAAACGCCGCGCGTTTAGTCTATCAGGGCGCATCATATAGGGAAGCCGCCGCCGCGCTAAATATCAGTAAAGACGCAGTAAATCGCGCATTGAAAAAAGCAACAGCCGCCGCGCGTGATGCTGTCGCGGCGCAGTATCCAAAACTTGAAGCGGCAGACATTGCCGATAAAACCTTTATTGAATTGCTGACGCTTCTGTGAGCGCATATAACGCAAAATACGCGCATTTTAGCAGGGCGCGCCGCCATACAGCGGCGCGCCCTCTTTTTGCCTATTTGCCGCCTTAAAATGCGCGACAGCGGCACGCCGCAGGGCGCACGCCGCAGGGCGCACGCCGCAGGGCGCAGGGCGCGACAGCAAACTGCCGCCGCC